AATATACCTCCACAAATATCAACTGAAATAATTATACCATATTAAAATCGTAAAAAATAGGGAACACTTCTGATTAATATAATCAGGAATGTTCCCTAAAAAATTTTTTGTTTATGTCTATACGCCTATATAAAATCGCTTATATATGGCTCAAATTGACCTAAATATAAAATACACCGTCAATTTATCATACAATTATATAAAAGCCTTAATTTGGTCATATACAAGTGATTTACCCCTTATTTCATGTGAAGTTTTTTGTAAAAAATAGGAGAATGCAATTAAAGATTCTCCTATTGAAAAGAAATATAAATATTACAATTAAACAGTAATAATATTAAATACGATGGTGTAATTACTAAAGCAGTCTCTGAAACTTAACTAAATATAAGCGAACCTGTAATATAATCACCCTTTTGGAATTCGCTTGTTGCCCATGCGCCTTTCTCTCCATCTTTTGTATAATATCGAGCAAAAGCATAATGTTGACTTGCAGAGCTATATAATAATGTTGTTCCATAGCCTATCAACTTTGCTCGAACTACACCTGTGGAATCGTATGGAGTATAATTGCTTTCCAATATTTTATTAAAGCTAGTAATACCCATATTTTCAAGAACTGTTGTCACATCATAATAGCCAGAAAAATTATTTAATGTAGAATCTGGTGTTTCAATTCGAGACGCAAAGTGTAATATTCCTATTTTAGTAGATTTATTATAATAACAATAATTATAGCCATAACCTTCAAGAGTACCATCTACACTTGCAATATTTTTGCAAAAACAGTTTTTTATTTCTATGTCTGTATTATTAGATTTCCAATTAGTCCAAAGTGTGTTATCAGTATAAGTAGAACGAATGTAAATTGCAGTGTCATTTCCGGGAAGAAGTATCTGTGTACATCTTTTTGTGTTAACCGCAATCACTATAAGATAACTATTTGTTACTTTGGTATTTGGAGCATTGCCCCATGTTTCTGCGTTTAGAAGATAATATATTCCAGATGTAGTTATGGTATTTAAGTCTGTGTTTGGTTCTAAATTTTTTGCTTTTTTTACCAAAGTGGAAAATTCTATATTGTTGTTTAGTTGTTGAACTGGTGTTGATGCTGCGACAGCTTGATCTAGTGTGATTTGCTTTAAATCATCACCTGAATTAACGAATAATTTATCACTACCAGACATAGTGCTTATCTGAGTAGCATCTGTTATTTTTTTATTTGCCATATTTTTTTTATTTCCTTTCTTTAAAAAAATAAAAGAGCTGATTTCTCAGCCCTTAATTAACCGACTAATATATAACCGTTTCTATCAACAAGAATATTATTGCTTGCATCAATAAGTTTTGAACCAATTATGTATTCATCAAATATTAATGTATTAGAATTTCTTAATAGATTATTACCATTTGCAGACATAGTAACTTGTGTAATTGCAGAGGTGTTTTCGTTGACTGAGTTTTTAATTGTGTTAAGACTATTGTTTATCGTAGTGTCTGTTTCTATCATTTTACCTAATTTGGTATCGAGCGTTTGTTTATCTTCATCGAAATAGATAAGAGAAGATTTAATGGTTTTATTACCCTCATTAATACTTGTTACAACAGAATCTATATTAAGCTTATCACCTGAGATACCATTATAAGTTGTATCTTTCTTCTTAACCATTTTGTCCACAATTAAACCATCTGCAATAGCATTAGCAGTAATACCTGAACCATTCATAATAGCAGTTCCATTACTATCATTAATAATAATAGAATGTCCACCAGATTTGTCTGTGCCTATCTGAACATATACATTACCGTTTTTGTCTTTAAATTGCATTGTAGAACCGTTCATAAGAACATAACCACAATCATCAGAACCTATTGTAAAATTACTTGTAAATAAATCATTAAGAGTAGCATGACCAGCAATAAGAGTTTTAACAAACTCGGTATTAACTGTAGAATTAATAGAATTAGATGTATAAGAATTAAGAGAAGTAATAAAAGCAGAATTTGCATACAACTCATTAATTTTTACAATGTCTATCTCTGCAAACTTAGCAGAAAAATTATCTGTACTGATATATTTTGAATTAATTGTATCTACCTTAATCGCAACAGTATCAAGACCTGTAACAATTTGTGTTTTTTCACCCTTATCATCTTCAGTCGTATACTCAACAAGCACATCTTTAAGTGTAAGTTTATTTCCTCCTGCTGAATAAATAATCTTATCACCAGCTAAAGAAAATGAACCTGAGTCAAGATCAATATGAGTCCCTGTCTTATTTGTAGAAGAATAATTAGCTGAATATATGTGTCCTGCAATTATTATTCCAGATATCATACTCTTAGCAATTATTCCATAAGATGAAAACTCTTGTCCGTCTAATGTATATTTTATCTCACCAATCGCTGTAGAAGCTGTAAGCCAGTTATCTTCGGTGAATACAATCATATTATGAATAATCTTAAGTTGTTTAGGTTCATACGCAGACTCTATATCATTTAATGCTCTAGCAGATATACCATTTTTATTAATAATAATATCTTCTGTATCAGCATTTTTTATTGCGGTTATAGCCGTATTAAAACCATTAGTAAGAAGAGAAGCAATAGAATTCTGTGCTTGTTCACCTTTCTTTGCTTGAGTACTTACATAACTATAATTAGTAGCCATCTGTTGAGCTTTACTGATGATACTTTTTGTATCATTTTGACCATTTAAAGTTTGTGTAACATCAGAAAATTCAACATTAATATTTTCTATACCACTATTATTTACTTCATAAGATACAAGTCTTAATCTATATATATTATTATCGACTTTGACTCTTATCCAATTACCTAATTGGAACTTATCAATAATTTCAGAAAATTCTTTCATCTGCAACAAATTATACAAAGTCGAAGATATACTGTGTTGTCTTTCACTTGACTTGAATAATTCTAATTTAGCCGTATTCAACAATTCCTCGGCTTTATTTAACAGTTCTTCATTGGTCAATCCATCGGATATATAATTATCATTAGTATAAGTATCTTCTCTAATATATGATATAAATTCATTATATAATTCCTTACCAAGATACTTTTCAAAATTAAGTTTATCTTGAATTATGTTTCGCTGATTAACATATGAATCATACTTACCATTCCATTCGGTTATTGTTGCATTACGAGTATCAATTTCGTCCTGACATGCCTGAAGCATGTTATAATACTTTAAATAGAACTTCTCATATAAATCTGCACCTTGTTTTGCTTGATCAGCTTCAATAAGTATGTTCATACATCCTTCAATAGCAGAATAAAATGATGTAAGTCTATTCAAACAGTAATAAGTTAATGCATTCTTAAATTGTGATAAGTCTTCAATAGATAATACATTGAATAGATTACCTTCACCATCTTTATCATTACTTACGATGTTTTTCTTAATTTTTTGATCAAGATATTCTTCATATAAGTCGTATACCTTAATTTCCATATAATTAGTGTATACAATATCTTTTTCGTTGCTATAATTGGTAACTTTAAATCGACCATACCAAGTACCATAATGATTATGCTGTTCATCTATACCAACATAGGTAAATGTATTTGTGTTATCTGTATCAACTTCAACCTTGACATATCCTGATTTAACAAACACCCTTGCTAACATCTTCAGTGCCGTGTTCACTGTGGCAACAGAAGTAGAAGTAGTTACTTTTTGTAATCCTAGTGGACTTAATTTAGCAGAGGTAAGTTTTGCTGCTTCGGTAGATGCCGTAACTTCTTCATGCTCAACTGTCGGCATCATAGATGAAGTATAATACAATATTTTATCCATAGCATTATAGATATCAATATTGATTGATTTATAAGTACTTTTATAAAAGTCACATAATTCATCATAATCAGATAATTTCTCTACAAGTTCAGAAGACATATCATCTTTTTGTTCGTCCGTTATTCTATATATAATATCTGAACCATTAGGATTGACATTATGAATAGCAGCGTTGATATCATCGTCTCCACCCACAACTTTAAAACAGTTCTTTACAGAATTAATATCTGTTGTAAATTCAATAGAATCTGTTAAGTTGTCCTTATCAATATAAATAAAAGTATCTTCGCCAAAATATGAAAGATTAGTATTTCCACATTCGGGGCAAGTATCATTAAATTCTCCACGGTATCCGCATTCAGGATTTAAACAATTTGTATATAAATCATATACATTAATTGTTCTTGAGGTAGAATCGAATTGAAATAAACATCCAAATTGCTCAGAGCAATCACCAATTAAGAAATCATATATACTTGTTCCATCAATAGAAAAACTTCTTTGTAGATCGACAAGAGTATCATCAACATGTCCAATCTTATAATTTGGAGCAAACGACAATATTCTATCTAACAAAGAAGCTTTTTTATCAGTAAGGCTATAAAATTTTGTAATTGTATAATCATCTCTAGTAATATCATTCTCTGTATTGATTTCCGTATTATGAATATATTTCTGACTCAATTCCGCTTCGCATAAAGAAGTAGCAGATATTACCTTTGTTATATCATCAGATGTATCATTAATAGTAACAGATATTTGATAATATTGATTTAGCTCTTTAACATAAGCTAATTTTAGATCGGTTATCTTATCCCATAAAGGTTCAATTATATTGTCAAGATTCTTATGTACAGTAAAAGACAATTCATTTGCTGCATTAAGAGAATTCTTGTAAGATATACTATCAGAATCTATATTAACTATTTGTCCAAGTAGCTTTAAATTCCTTGAAGCTAAGATTATTGTTAAATCTTTAGAATATGGTGGTATATCAGAAGAACCGTTGTATATTTCGGTCAAAATAGAATCAAAAGAAAAATATGCTGTATATATATTATCTTCATTGTCCGTAATCAAATTTCCTGAAAAATTTGTAAGACTATTTTCATCCATAACAAAAACTTTATATACCACATTACCACATTCATCTGATATAATTGTTATTGTTTGTCCAAATGCGTCCCATTTAACCTCTCGACCTTCATGATATTTTTTCCATACATAATGATAAGTAGAAGTATCATTTATAATATTATCATTATCATCATATAATTGAACTGCTAAAGTAGCAGTCTGTCCAAATAACAATGTATTACCGCAAGATGATAGAATTTTAATTTGCATTAATATACACCTACCTTTCTTGGCAGTTCGTAACTAATTGTTACTGTACATGGGGCTGAAACCGAGAAATTATTAGTAGCGATTTCATAAGATGTGTATATTTTTGGAAATTCATAATTAAAATCATTAGGAAGAGATGTATGAGAGAGTGAAGAAGTGATGATTTTATTTTCACCATTGATAGATATTGTTTCGTTTTCTGAACAATTTATGATCGAAGTGACGGAATTATCAATCATATTCATTAAAGATAAATCACTAGCTTGTTTTAAAGTTATATTTATATTAGGATAAATTGGTTTAAAATCATCAGAAATACTATTTAAAGAAAATGTTAATTTGTTGTTCGTCAAATCAAAAGATTGAGTTACATATTTATAAGCAAAAGGAGAATTAGCTGTAAATGTCAATTCAGCACCTACAATTCGACCTCCATATATTAATGCTTGTACATTGAAATATCCATAAAAATATAACTCTTCATTTTCATATTCATATTTAGGGGTAAGTTTTAAATATTTTCCTCTATTAAGCCATCGTTCTAATAATCGAAATTCTTCATGAGTAATATATATATTATCAGAAGGACATTTCTTACATATTTGGATTGGCTCAGATGTCGTATATACATCTTCATATTTTGTTGAAAGTAATTTATTTTTTGAAGAAGAATTAAGTCTTATGGTTGTAAATGTAGCATTACTTCCGAATGAAATAGATGATAAATCAGGTGAATCGAAACTACATGGCATATAACCAAAGTTCGATAATTTTTGATCAGCATATGTAAAATCAATTAAAGACATTTTTAAAATTCCTCCTTTCTTTTTTATTATTTTTTTATTTGAATTTGATAGGTGAGTAAGTGAACTAAGCAACAATATTGGTATTCAAATATATGAAGATGTTTTTAGTACTATCGAAAAAATTCTGCGATTATTAAATTTAGTGGAATGGTACAAAGTAGAATAGTGGTGGCAGTTTTATTACCAACAATTTGATAAAAATTTAAAATTTCTATTATCATAAATTATTGACTTTGGCAATTTTTACTTCACTAGAATCAGTTGAAAATGTAATGACTGGTACATTGTTTGTAAGCCATGTCTTAATGAAAAAGCATGTTCCTGCGGCGTTAATTAAATCGGTTTTAGTATAATTATTATAACCAAATATAATCATGTAAATATCACCGAATTTATTATCCCAGTCTGATACTAATGTTGCGAAATTTGTTTTTGAAAAATCAACATAATGACTTAAAAACATTATTCTCAACATGCCATTACTATCCAAATTGTTGATTAATATAATTTATATCTTGGTTTTTCTTCATTAAAAAACCAATATCTTAAATAATCGTCTAATATAATTCCCACTAATGATAATACACACCAAATTAATGTAAATGGTAAACATATTTGACCTAATATATTAAAAGGCATATGAGAATAATCCCATATGCCCAAATGTAACCAAAGATTCAATATTACACCTGTGATAAATTCATAGAATGTTATTAAACATCCTCCAATTAGACATTGAATCCATATTGGTGTGTCCCAACTCAATATTTCATTAATAAGTCCAATAGATATAAATGATATTCCACCTAAAACACCCATAGTCCAATGAGAAAATCCTCTATATATTACCTCAATAAAAATATAAAGACTTGCACCAACTAAAAACAAAAATAGATGCTTACTGAGTAATCTTAAACGTTTTTGCATTTAACACCTCTATAATTTTCTGCGAATGTTCCATAATATTATTAAGATTCTTGAGATATTCACCCGTAAGTTCCTGACCATATGCAATATTATTGACACTATCAATATCTTTAAGTGTATTAACATAAGCCTTAAGCTGATTAAGATATGTTGTATTTTGAGTTACATTCATTTCCTCTGTAATATAAATAGCATAAATATCAGCAGGAGAGTATAGGTGACAAAGTTCTCCATCCGCATGATAAGGTACATCCATACCTGTTGTTTTAGCCATCTGTACGAGGTTTGAAATATTATTCTGATCAGAATAATTGTATGCATAATGTTTTCCATTATAATAAACGCCGTTAAGAATTATATTTTCACAAGTTTCTGTTAATTCAGATATTTTAACATTTTTAGCTTGAATTAATTTATCAATTTCTTTCTGCTTTAAAATCATTTCCTTTTCTTCTTTAGATACATTTTCTATTTTATCGGATATGATTTTAAAATTATAACAACCATTGTCATCTACATAAACATTAGTATCATTATAATATTCATATTTCTTGCCTGAGCCTGAAATACATAATACTCTGTTGTCATCTTTTTTTTCAGTTATTTCTGTTCCTGTGACATAGTTATCCTTATTTGCTATATAATAAATATAGTAAATAATATTTTGATTTGTGTAATCTATATAATTTTCGCCTATATCATATATATATTTATATTCAGAACATTTTTGGGTAGGAACATTATCACCTTCATAATATATAGAAAAACCAGTTTGATTTTTTAAAGTAGATATATCTCCGTATATTCTAAAAATATATGGATTGATAATTTTATAACTATCTATTTTAATTAAAATTCTATTATTGTTATTGTATTTTATATACATTATTTATTTCTCCTTTCTATTTTTTACTCCCATCTCTGCTCGGCTGTTATCCACGAAGCTACATTTACATTATCTACATAAATCCTCAATACACTTCCATCCCAATCAATAGAAACAGGGTTATTCATATATGTAACTGGATTTCCATATTTTTTTCTGCTATTATGCCATATTTGTAAATTGGAATTATCATTAACGTATACTGTATTATCAAACCAAGTTTTTGTACTAAATGTATTTTCTCTTCCTAAATATGCACAATTAGGAATATTAATATAACCTTTATAATCAATAGATCCATCATCGTTTGTTTGTCTATTAGTTCCCATTTGAACAACTATTTCATTATCGTCTTTACCACTATGTAATCCTATATAAGCACCGCCTTCTTTGCTTCCACTTAGTTGTAATATATTATTTCCTAATGAATTATCCAACCATATTCCATGCCCCTGAATAAATAGTTTAGAATTATTATTAGTCAAATTTTCTATGAGGATTTGACCTCCTGAAATAACACATTGCATTAAATATGTTATTCCGTCATTACCTTTGGCTGTGCCAGAAGTTTGAATTTTTCCATTTGTTATATTCACATTTGTTGCAGTAATAATACCTGTTGAATCCCATTTTAAATATTTACTGTCAAAACTGCCATCGGCAAGATTTAGAAATGAACCTGAAGTATTTTCAATATAATTTCTTGATTTGATGGAATCAGTAGATAATTGTGAAGCAGTAATACTATTAGTAGCAATTTTTCCACCGTTAATCGCAGTTTGGTCTTCATTAAGAAAACTTGTAAAAATAGCATTTCCTTTAAGATTAATATTTTTTGAAATTAATGTATATGTAGTATCAGTAAGAATCATATCAGACTCAGAAGAACCTGACTTAACTAACCATGAGATTTTATCAGCATTCTGTTTAACTTCTGTAATCTTGGTATTTAAAGCACCTGTAGCGGTATTAATATCATTCTGCCATACTTTACTTGATATACTGTTAGATAATTGAGTTACAATTGTTCCCATTTCAATCAAATCATATTTAACATCAAGTGGGGAAGGAGTCCATGCAGAAGATATAGTTCCTACTTCCATTTTCCAATTATATAAATAAAATTCACCAGGGTAAAAATATAATTCCAAAATATTACTTGTTGGAATTATAATCATTTTAATTTCTTGCCAAGAAGTAGTAACATTTGCAGTCATATCTTGACATCTGATTGTTCCTGATCTATTTGACTTAATATATCCATGTATATTATATTGTTTACCTATTTCAGCAGTAGTGGTGAGTTGTAAGTATGTATCATATAAAGCATTAGAGAAATAGCCACAATCAACGGTACTACCTTTTGCACCCGTTACTTGAACTTTTTGTATCTTCATCGTTCACCATCCTTTCTGAATATTATTTTTAACCAATAATTTTAACCATTTTTATGTATTCTTTGAGAATATCATCATATTCCTTTTCACATTTCTTTATATATAAAGGCTTTATTTTATCAAATTCCGCCAAATTTTCATCCATCTTCTTATTTTTAGCCAATAACTCATTGCAAAGCTTTTCTTCTGTCTCTTTTGCAATTTTATATGATTTTATTAAATTTTGAAGCTCGGAAACCGCATGGTTACTGGGTTCAGAACCACATGAAAGAGTGATTTCAAGTTGTGTTCTTTTTTTTCTTTCTTCCTCTAGTTCCTTCTCAAGTAAGGCACAGTGATTTTTATAATATTCAAGCTCTTTACTTGTAAAGTTTTTATTTTTAATCAATTTATTTGACATTATATTCCTCCAATTAAAATGGACGCACTGGCTATGACACCAATGCGTCCATAATATTATTTCATGTATCTACGAGTGGATAATGAATTTCGACCTAAGAGCTGATTAGAATTAATCTCTCCAAGGATTTTCTGTATCTTTGAGTTTCCTGCCAGTTCGTTAGTAAGCTGTCGTGTAAAGTCTTCTGGATTATCTGTGACAACCTTATCAACATTAACATTAATGCCACCAATATCAACTGATTTGTTTGTTGAAACTGGGGTAATATTAGGCAACTTAGCACCTAAGTTATCCATATACATGTTTGGTGTAGTGATACCCTTAGAAAGATTCCAAAGTTTTTCAACTTGGTCTTTGTTAAATACTGTATCACCTGAATCAAACTGACGAAGTACTCCATATTTAGTAACAAGTACCTCTGAGCCTGGATTATCTTCACCATAAATATGAAGCCCTTTTGTTGCTGATTTAGTACCTTTACGATATCCTCCGATACCTCTTGATTTCATCCATTCGAGCATTGCGACATTATCATCATAACTACCCGTGTAGTCATTACCGAGTCCCATTTGTTCAAAATACATAGCTCTAGCACCAAAGGAAGAATCATAGTCAAGACTTTTCAACCTGTCTACTATACTAGTATTTACATTCAATTGATCTTTTGGGAAATAGTCAGGAGAGTATATCCAATCAACGCCATCTCCACCACTAGAAGAATCACTATCTCCACCGTCAATATCATCCCAATCATAATCAGGTTCACTGTAATCATCTGATGAAGATGAGTTAGATTCAGCAGCTTCTTGTTGTCTTCTCTGTTCTTCTAACTCAGCTTGTCTTTGTGCAGCTTCTTCATTAGCAAGACTAAGCATTTCCTGAACTTTGCTCTCAATACCACTAACAACATTATTAAGTGTTGTCATTGTATTATCAAATTTTGTTCCGAAATCATTAAATACAGAAGTAATATTATTATTAATGTTATTTGTATTTGTTTCCCAAATACTCTTCATACCATCGCTAAGATTTATACCAAATTCATTAGCAGTATTAGTGATAGTATCTTTAATTTCTCCGCTATGAGTATTACTATCATCAATAATCTGCTGAATAAGACCATCAAGGTTATCTAAACGAGTATTTATCCATTCTTCAGCTTGTGTCGCTAAGTCATCCAGCATCTTAGTCTGATCTTCAATGTACTGTTCATACTCTGTTTCTTCCAACTGGTCTTGTGCATCTTTAAGTTCTGAACTTATGGATTGTTTCTTAGACTGACCACTTTCAGAATTATCCCCCTGTAAAGCTAATAATCGTTTCTGTAACTGAGCAACTGTATTAGCTTGTTCAGCAACTGTCTTTTGGTAATCATGTAATGACTTCTCAGCGGATAAACTTTCTTTTTGTTTATCAATAACTTTCTGTAAAGCATCTAATAAGTCATTGTAACCATCGTTGACCAGATCCTTAATAGCATCTTTTTCAGAAATACTTGATTTGATAGCTTCTTGCTGTTTATCAATAAGGTCTTGTTTTCTATCTAACAATTCCTTATCATAAGGATTATTGACAAGTTCCTCATCAATTTTAAGAATTTCATCTTTATATTTTTGAGCCTGATTTAGATATAATTGATACTTCTGAACAAGTAACGCCTGTGCAGCCTTACCTTCAGCAGTAGTATTACCATTGTCGTCAGTAATACCTTTATCTTTTAATAATTCAACAAGAAATTCAGTTTCACTAATAAGATTCTCTACATCATCTCTTGTTCTATCAAATGCATCCCACTTAATCTGCCTGATAGCGTTATCATACTCAATAAGAGCCTTCTCAGCATCAAGAATAGAAGATGTAACAGAGTCAATAGAACTCTGCATGTCATACCAATCTTCGCTGTATTTCTCTATTTTACCAGAACCAACAGCGGAATTTAAGGCATTCATTAAAGCATTTCTTTCCTGTTTAAGTCTGTCAAGATTATCCTGTTCAACCTTTTTCATACCTTCGTTAATGGAAGTAGAAGAGAACCAACCCTTAGTGGTGATAATATCCATTTCCTTCTGAAGCTGGTCTGAATAATCTTTGAAATATGAAATCTTCTTTTCAAATTCAGAAGCTACATTATCGAACCTACTCTTAGCAAGTCCTTTTAACTCAATACCAAGTTCCTGTACAGCAGTCTTAGCATCCTGTGCTTTATCATAGAAATCCTGACAATCTGAAATTGCATCCTTCAAATCGTCATCATAAATAACATCAATACTTATAGAACCATCTGCAATCTGATTCTTATAATAGTCATCAAGATCATATGAGTTAAAAGCATTCATGTAATACTCATATGCCTGCTTCTGTGCGTTTATTTCGGATAAAAGAGTAGACATTGAATCAGAAAGGGCATTATTACGCTTGAGCCATGTATTTGTTGTATCAGATACGATATTCTTAAGTCGTGAATATGCTGTAGAGATTTTGTTTATAAGTCGTTGTATCCAATCAATGTCTTGAGCTGTTTCTTTAGTGTCTTTAAATGAAGAATCATAACCAGATAAACCTTTCCATGACGTATCTATGCCGCCCCAAGTTGTATCTATGGCAATATTTTGTAAAGCGTTATAGTCATCTACAGTCTTTTGTAAAGTAGATAGAAAATCTGAAAAATATTCTTCTTCATTTCCTCCACTTTGTGCAATAGCAAGACCTAAATCCATATCATCATCCATAGAAGTAGCCTTACTTGCTATTTTCATTAAACCAGTAGCATTATCTATTTCAGTTTGATAGAATTTTCCCCATGATGAAGCTAATAAACTTATTACCTTGTCATTTATGACTTTCTTTGCCTGGGCTAAATTTTTACTCTTTTCTAAATCTTCACCATAAGCATCAAATAAACCTTGGAAAAATTCATTGTTTGCTGAAACTAAGTTATCATAATATGTACCATCATATTGTGACTTCTTTATTTGATTATTAATATATGCATCAGCATCATCATTATAAGCTTGTTCTAATAATGCGAATAATTCTTCTGAACTCAATAATCCGCTTCTGAACTGTTTAACCGACTCATTCAACTCAGGAAATGCTTTAGCAATTGAATCTAAAGTAGAAGATGATAATCTGCTTGTATTTTGTAACTCGTCTTGTATAGATTTAAGAAGATTAGCATGTGACTCAAGTTCTGATAAACTATCTCCAATTGAGCCGTCTGATGTAAGTTTAAAACTTGTATTATCAAATATCTGAGATATCTTATTGGCATCAGATTCAAATTTAGAAATTATTTTATCGTATGAATCTTGTGAGAGTGAACCTTCTTCTACCTTCTTCTGAAGATTACTTTGTACTTCTGATAACTTTGCCTTTGCCAATTCTTGATATGAATTTGCAGCATCATAGTTAGTCGAAGCTAAATATTTTGTTGCATCTGCTTCAGTTGTGATACTTTCAACGGTAGAAGCTAAATTAGCAAGTGCCTGTTGTTTCATATCCTCAATACGAGCTTGAGTAAGTTTATCTAAAGCTTCTTGGTCGAGAGTAAATGCACCAGACTCCATATCAATGTAATCAAGCCAATTATCACCTAATGCGATAACGGATTGCATTGTATCAATTGAAATATTTCCATTACTGTTATATTCAGAAACAGCAGAAGAGAGCGTAGAATAAGCAGATTGAATTTCATCCAATTGAGAATTTAGCTTACTTAATGTTGACGGGGCGTTATCACTCCCCATATCGAATAATTTAGTTTCTTTGAAAGTGTTTGCCTGTTTAGTATAATTCTCTCGTGCTTTAGCAGCACTATTAGCAGAAGATGCAATTTCTTTCCATTTATTAATTTCTTCTTGAGTATTAACTGAATGTTCTTTAAACCAAGAATCCCAATCAAAATCAGATTCTTTCTTTTTTTCTTCTTCTATAATGTTATTATATTGTTGAGATATGTCATCAGCTACATCATAACCAAGACCTTTCTTCAAAGATTCTGCATCTGTTCCAATATAATCAGCAATTTTCTTAATGTAATTATCAATTGCTTGCTTATCTTTTGATACATTACCCATATTATTAGGATCAATTGCCAATAAAGACTTATAAGCATTAGAAATACCCTCTTTATTATTCTCGATTCCATCAATAATTTTTTGCACAAATTTACTATTGATATCGGAATCTTTATTGAAAGTGTCAGCGACTGCTTCAGTTAAGGCATTATCAATTAAGGAACTTATTTGATTTATTTGTTCATCATTCAAATTATCATAATCCGAATTATATACAAAATAAGCATTTGCTTTAGTCTTAATTCCTTTCATTGCCTCGTCAACTTCTGCCTGATAGGTTGCTAAATCAGCTTTCATATTCTGAATGATAGTAGTAACTTCTTGGTCAGTGCTATCGGTATCTAATCCATATGTCTTTAATAAACTTCTAAAAACAGTATCCGAACCTATAGAGCTAGAGTGATTTCTTAAATCCTTAATAGATAAATTTGTGGCTTTTTCAAGATAAGATATCTTTTGAGTTGTGGATAAGCTTTTAACTGTTGATTTATCAGAATTAAATGTAAATGCAGATTTAAAGGCATTTTTTATGCCAGTTTTTGATTCATTTTTATAATTCTTGACTACATTAGTATTCTTCTTATCACTGCCACTTATAACACTAGCAGCGGCTGCTTTCTGTTCATCCTTATATGCTTTTGTTAAAGCCTCAACATTACCCTTTAAAGTTAATATTGCATTACCTTCAGAAGTATGTCCTGCTATTAAAGAAGGATAAATATCAGCAATCTGGTTACAAATATCTTGATATTTTTTATACTCATCAGTTGTAAGTGAAACATTATTACCTAATTCATCAACACCCTTTGATAAAGTTGCATAATCATCTTTTATATCATTGATGGTCTTTTTGTGCGATTCAAGAGTCTTCAAACTATCATCATATGATGTAACCATATCATCTACAGCTTTTTTCATATTCTCGGCACTATTTATTATATTGGAAATACCTTTTATAACGAATGAAGCAATAGCAGAAGCTATAGCACCTATGACCATATTTAAAGCAGTAGTAGCAATTGACAATGCAATTGTCTTTAACTTTGCGATACCAAGACTCTTAATATATCCACCAAGTCCAGCGTTTGCACCATTAAGACTTGTGAGATAATTACCAAGTTTCATATTATGAGATGCAACAACTTCGGCAAAAGCATTTCCCTCTTTTGTAGAACTTTTTAATAGATTGTTATATTCTTTAATATTTGCGTTAATACCTTGAAAACTGAAAGACTGTTTTGCAATGTTCTCATAATTCTGTTTAGTAATAAGTTCATTAATGGAATCTTGGTTTATAGTTTTAGTTTTCTTAATGTATTCTTCAAGACCATTTACCTTTGAATACTTACCATCTTCAAAAGTTTCGGTTAATACCTTCTGAAGCTGAATAGTATCGCCATTGGCATTCTTAATGGCTTTGCTTAATTCTTTGATTTTTTTATTACTTAAATCTGCGAGTTTTTCAACCTCAGTAAAACTTTTTGTTCCACCTAATTTATCAGTAATACCCCAATTATCAGCTAGTATTTTCCCTATCGTTAATAAATACTTTGATATTGTGAGATATATTAATTAGTGTTATTATAGTCATATACAATTGTGAGAGGAGATTAATATATGAGATACTGTTTAAGATGTTGTGAAATTTGTTCAGATACTTCTGAAGTATATGAATTATTTCCTGGTAGTTGCATGGTTTGTGGTGCAACAGGTGAAATGCTTAAAGAGGATGGTATAACAGGCGAACAATATGAACAAATGACCGAAGATGAAAAGGATGAATACGAAGTTAAAATCCGTTTAGAAGTTGAAAATTCACCTTATTTTAATGCAGAACTTTATAAAAAAAATACGATGGGCAATCCAGATTTTTATTACAGTTTCCGATATGATAAATATACACGCTTAACAGGTGAAAAAGCTGATCAAAAACTAACTCCCGAAGAAGAAGCCGAAGAAAAGCGTAAATTTAAGGAATCTATGCGTGGGGCAGAAGCGGATTACTATTTCAATCTTGGTAAGCAAAAGCGTGAAGAACAAGAAAATGCTAATAAACCTAAGTGCCCAACTTGCGGTTCTACAAACATTAAAAAGATGGGTGGAATAGAACGTGGAGCTTCAATAGCTGCATTTGGTATCTTTAGTAAGAAAATTAATAAAACATTCAAGTGTTGTAATTGCGGTTATACCTGGTGATAAGGAGGTGTAATTTTATGCCAACAAATAATACAGACAACACAAGTCAAAAGAACACAAATAATAATAACAGTAACAACCAACAGAAACCACCATTACCTCAAGCTAATCTCACTTCAAGAGTGAGCGAAATATTTGAGTTGATAAATACAGAAAAACGCAATAATTAATTATTATCCTTACTACAAAATATACAAAGTAATTCTGGAACAGAGGTTGTCAAATTGTGGTATGGTAACGGTGGTCGGTTATCAATATTAACTTTGTCATTATTGTTGTTGGTAGCCGTTTTAATTGGAGGTTTTGATTTTGATTTCATATGAGACAATCCTTTCTTTTGAGAGTGATATTTATAAAATACTTTATGAAGAATCTAAGCAGAGAAGAATACAAATGAATAGCAAATTAGCACCAACTATAACCATTATAATTGGTGAATTGGGAGCTTTAGTTTGGACTATATTTAAAATTGGAAATAACATTTCAACTCTTAATAATATTATAATGAAGCAACATATTACACCAATCGTTCTTACTGTATTATCCATTATATTGTTATGTATTTCAATTGTGTATCTTTCAAGATGTTTAACAAATTATAAATTCACATATTTAGATCCTATAAAAGTATCTGAATATATCGAAGACAATAAAACATACACACAATATTACAATGAAGAAGAAATTGTTAATAATATTCAAAGTAATATAGTTAATGAATATAAGAAAATGTGTATAGAAAATTGGAAAATAACTAACAAACACTGTGATTATTTTAGAAAATGTTATATCTTTCTCATCTTTGCATTCATTAGTTTAGCTATTAATTTTGTGTTTGTTTTATATTTATAGTTTCAATTGTAAGAAAATATCAGGAGTATCAAAAGCAACATCAGTAGCAATGTTTGGCATCTTCTCACAAAAAGTCAAGAAACAATGGCACTGTAATAATTGTAAGAGTGATTTTTAAGTAAGAACTAATGTTCCGAATGGTAAAATATTCCTTAATGTAGTATGATAGTAATATCAAATTACAGAGGAGGATACTATGTATACATTTAAAATTAAAAACAAAGATGGTAAAGTGCAAGAATACAACCATATCAATAAGGTCTATTATGGTCATAAAGGCGTATTAGAATACAATCTTGAAAATGAAGAAATATTTAATCATCATTATTCAGTTGGATATGATTTACATTTATATTCTGACACTAATGCATTTACCATCTCTAAGTCAGAAATTTCAATTATTGAAGTTATAAAAGAAAACTAATAATTATTCTCCCAGCTCAATTTCTATCTCTGTATTGAGTTCGGGAGAATTATTCTCCAAGTTCTTTATATACTCAACAATTGGTTTCAGTTCTCGTATTTCATTTATTTTAATCTTTATAGATAATTTCATATTGATTCACCTCACATATAATAATTTGATAAAATAACGAGTGTATAATTAAGATATTTTTATGCAGAGAGGGTGGTGAGTTTATGAACGATGATATGTCTCCAACAGAACTATGTTGGCAAACAGGTGATTATACAGATGAATGTCATTGTGAATTCTGTGAACACAGTGACGAATGTAGCGGATCTGAAGATAAAGACTGATAAACATAAGGTAGAAATATATAAAAGGCATGAATTAATTCATGCCTTTTATATATTTAAGATTATACTAATTTATTTTGAATAGATACAACTTTATTTATATATTCTATTACATTCTCATATTTATCTAAATCAAAAGTCAGTTCGGTAATATTTCTCTTATAAATTTGTTCCTGTTCGTAAAAATTACTAATTAATTGATTTAATTGATTTGCCATGTTATCATCGTTCTCATCCTCAGTTCTAAAAAATGCTTCCAAAACTTCATATTTAGTAATAGTTGCTTGATGGATGTTATTGTTTTTAACTTGTTTTAATGTTATAATTTGCATTTATAATTCCTCCTATATATTATATTCACCAAGATAAATTTTATTACTGAATGATATTCATTAATTCAAAATCTTTGTCTATTTTCTTGATTTCGTTACATAGAAGAATTATTAAGTTTTCAACTATTACGTCGAATTTTAAAAAAGCTAAAGCAACCAAATAAGGTGCATATTTTTTATTAAAATCTTTTTCTATTGAGATTCCTAAACTCATCAAAGGATTAGACACATTATACATTTCCTTAAATTTTAAAGCAGATGTTATATAATCCACATAAATATCATCATGTTTTCCAGTATCATGTAAAGATTCGTTCTTTGATTTAATCAACGGAGAATTTAGTTCTGCTGAATAGTATATCATCCCACTTGTTGTAGATATGGGTGTTATTTTATTGGCAAAATTAATCTTAACATTACTTTTAGCTTTCCCATCGACAACAACAAATCCGACATAATGATCTTTCGTCTTATTTAATACACGAAAATGTACTCTTGCACCAACATCTTTAAAAACCCATTCCCTTGTTGTTATACTAATATCTAATAAAAAAGATTTAAATTTATCATGTCTATATTGTTGTAAATTCGAATTTTTCTTTGCTTTTGAAAATTCTTGTTTATATAATAATATAAAGTCTATTAGTTTTTCTGTTGTAATTCTTTGAAAATCAGAAATTCTATCTCGTATTTTTTGAATTGATTTCCATGTCAAATCATCAATTACATATGGCAATTGTTCCCCATTTTGATATAACATAATTGAAAGAGGAGATGCTGGTTCTTTTACAGAAGATTTTCTCGTATTAGTAAATTTTGAATCAATCATTTGTTTAATTCTTCTAACAGCATCAACATATCCATCATTTTGAGGCTTAAATTTTTGAATAGGCTTACCATCTTCAGGAACTCTCATTAATCTTGAAAATGGCATAGATTCATCAATTATACATTCTGATAAAATAACTGGAATCACAATACTATTTCCTTCTTCTTGTCTATCGAGTGCTTTCTTTAACTCGATCTCAATACAATAGTAAGATGATAAAAAATTAGGAGAAATAAGGAGTAATACAACATCAGACTTGCCTAATTGAATTAAAACTTCTGAATCTATAGTATCTCCTGCTAATATTTTACCATCATGCCAAACTTCAATATTATGCGTCAATTCTAATGATTTTAAATGAGTTAATAAATCTTTTTTATATTTCACATCTTTATGTGAATACGAAATAAAAATTTTAAGTTTTTCAGATTTAGCCATATAACCCCTCCTAGTAGATATATTTTATTCATTATATACCAATATTTGACATATATCTACAAGAACATTTGTTTAGTATTTTCGTACTTGACAAGACATTCATCTGAATGTAAAATACACTCAATCGAATGTAATGGGAGGAAAAATATGAAAACAGAATTTTTTAAATTATTAACAACATCTAATATACTCAAAGAAAGAAGAATTAATCTTAGATTAACTCAGCAAGAGGTCGCTGAAAAAGCAGGAATTCTACTTCAACAATATCAAAAATTTGAAAGTGGAGAACGCAAAATTGAATCAGCCACTTTCCAAACCGCTTGTAAGATAATTGAAGCATTAGATATGGATATTACTAAATTCTATCATAGAGAATATTTATTAAACAATGATAAAATAACGCTCGATATTGAAAAGGATAATATGTAATGATTTACAATTAATAATACAACTAATTTAGATATCATGTAAGGGAGTTACATTATGTTTAAAATCCATTATTGTCCTAATTGCCATCGAATTACCTACACGCATTATATAAAATGTATATGCAGAACATGCAACATTGAATGCAAAAATCTTGATATAGAATTTGAAAAATTCTTCTCAATGACGAAATCAGAAAGAGAAGAGTATATTAACTCACAATTACAAAATTAGAACTATTGTTCTGGATTGTATTGAATTAAATGCAATGGTAAAATATAGACATTGGAGAAACAACATAGATGTGTGCCATAACACTCTATAACCGAAGGTTGTCCCAATGTCTATTTTTATGGCAGTCGGAATAAATATCTGCCCATTCTGGGCTAAAAGAATATTCCCTACTTATTTATATTCTTACTAAGAAGGGAGGTGAAAATACATATTGAATATATTATATGCCGAGATAATCGGTTCAATAATTCTTGGAATATGTTATGTAATATGCCACATAGCTTCAATTGTTGGCAAATGTTACATTGCTAAAATCTGCAAAGACTACAGTGATTCCAAAACTGGAAGTTTAGCAGAAATGACTTCTAAGGATATCAATATCAATCTTCATCATTAATGTTCTTCATTTATATATTTATTCTCCTTTATTTCATCAGTAGGGCTGTCTCACGACAGTCCTATTTTATTATTCTCTATTATGTTGATTATAATTAATAAATATACCTCTCACAATATATTAATTACGATGTAAAGTGTATCAACTTTCACTTTATTTTAAGTACATCTCTTATTCTCCCCTGAGTACACATTAATGATTAATAAAACCATCTAACCCTTATACTCGATGAACATAGTCCTTAATGAATTTACATTTTAGGACTGTCGGCTGCGAATTTCTGGCTTATTATTTTAACATTATTACCATACCTTATGCTTTCGCATTTGCCATTATAACCTTTCGTATTATAACTTGGTAGTTAAAATCAGGGTAGCCTTCCTCGACCTAAGTTTTTCTCATTGCCCTGTCAATCTTAGGTATTAACGACATTACTCGTTAATCATTCGTCTGTTATTTTACAATTAGAGTCCTTACTTATTATATAATAAGCTCGTACACCTCACGGTTAAACTCTACGGTAGCTAGGAAAGGAGAATTGTTAATAAAATTTATTAACCTTATCAAACCACCGCTTTTATTTGAAGCAATAATAGTTGCAATTGCTCCTAATATAGTTGGAAGATGCTTTTCTACTAATTTAAAAAACTTAGAAGCACCCTCGGTTAAATCTGTAGTGAAATCTAAAACAGATTTAACAGTTGTAGTATCAATTACATTGTACCAAAATTCTTGTGCTCTATTTTGAAGTTGTTGAAATTTTCCATCAACACTATCTAAATAAGCATTTAATTCATTTTCTGCCGAACCTTTGGAATTTTGAGCATCCTCGTACACTGAACGAAGCATATCTCCATTTTGAAGAATTGAAGCCGCAATATTACTACGATTTTTACCTGCTATAGTTTCCAATAATAAATTAAGATTATTTGTTCCTAATTCTTTATCTTTCTTGACTATTTCATCGTATAAATCTGCTAATCCTTGCATGATTTCATACGTACTCTTGTAATTTCCGTTAGAATCAAAAATATCAAAACCTTTACCGTCTTTTGTTGCAGCGGAAGTTGCAGATTGAATAGTATCTCTTAATTTTGACGCTGTAGTTATCATACCATCTGTTTCTTCACCAAGATCTTCAAGCTCTTGTTTTGCTTGAGTAGTACCCACGAGTCTAAGTGAAATAGTACGAAGACCTGCTCCTACCTTAGACGGATCTTGAGTGATTGCGTTGCCAGCCGTTGTAAGGGATACAGCTTCATTTAGGTCATTATTAGCAGTTACTAATGCACTAGCTGAATCTTTAAGAGCTGTTGCCAATCCATCAGTTGAGATGCTGTAATTATTACCGATATTATTTAAAACATCAATTATGTCCATTTTATCAAGGTCTTTATAAGCCTGACTCATAGACACAAGTGAATCGGTTGCCTCATCTATTCCTTCAAATTCAGATACATTAAGTAAGATATTTGCGTCTTTAGCTGATTTAGCAGCAGTATCCATACTCTCACCTAGTCGCATCCAATCCGCTGTGGAATTTTGTATCTGTTTCGCAGTAGTTCCAACTGCGTCTGCTGTATCAAATGTAGTATCTTGATATCTCTTCAAACTTTGAACAGATTCATTAGATACTTTTCTCATTTCGGTAAGCGCAGTATCTAATTGCCTAACAATATTAATGCCTTCTTTACCATATCTTATAAAATCATTAACACCAAAATATGTACCTAAAGTATTAGCAACTCCATACCAAGCTTTTTCTTTGATAGTATCAATCATACTTTTGCCGCCACGACCAGCTTCAATTTCAGCATTGACTATTTGCATAATCTTTCCGTGAATAACATCTAGTGATGCACTTGGATTACCAGATTTAATTTCAGCATAGTAAGCTTTTATCTGATTCTTAGCTTCTCGTGACATTCCAGAATGCTCTCTAAGAATATTGTTGATTTTATCTAATTCTTTTTGAGCAGATATAAGACTATATCCTTTCTCGGCAGCCGACATATTCTGAACAGCGGTAATATTTTCTTTGATAAGCTTTTCTTGTTTGTCTAATTTACCAAGTTCTTCATCATTCACTAATTCGGGATGCTTTTTTAAATTATTAAGAATATCTTCATATTGCTTAACAGCTTCTTTGACAGCATTAACCCTTTGTTTATAATCATCACTTGTCCAACCACCATTTTCAAATCGAGCAATAGTTGTGTCATAACCAGATGTTTTCTTATTATAAGATTCAAGACGAGTATTATACTTCGAGAGATTAACATTAGATACTTCTTTATCAGCATTAATAATTTTCTCTTTAGCTTCAGCATTTTCTTTAGCTTTCTGAGTATTCTGCTCTAATACTTTATTCTCTTCTTTGATGGAATTAGTAGCAGTCTCTACAGATGCAGAAACATCTTTATCAGGAAATGTGTCTTTCCTTGGATTGGAAGCCGATGAAATATTCGTTTTCTGTTCAATCTTACTCTGTGCGTCAACCAACTTCTCAGCTTCTTTAGCAGCATCTTGATATGCATTAGTAATATTCTCCACTTGTTTGACAGCACCACTCGTATTGCCACCCATATTGCTCATGTTTTTATTAACATTGAGAATATTCTGACTCAATTCAGAAAGTGATTTATCAATGTTTTGGATAGAGGAGAGTAGTGTCTTCGTACCAGAATCATCTACTTTGCCAAAAGCTTTACTTAAATTCTGCACTTCTGAGACAACACTTGATAACTCTTTTGATAAATTCTCAAACTGTTTAAAATCACCTGTTCCTTTACCAAGAGAGTCAAGCATCTTTTCGAGATTAGAAATTACATTGGATAATTTCTTTTCATCGACATTCAATTTGATTTTATATTCTTTGCCCTCAACAGTGTCTAATCTGTCTTGGACTTGTTTCATATCTGAAAGTAGTTTTGCTACATTCGATTTGATTTCTACATCATACTGATATGTACCTGGCATTTTCTACCTCACTTTCTCAAAATTTGTTCTATTCTGTTATTTATAATTTTGTCTAAGCGACCACCAAATCCACTTTCAATGTCTCGTTCAACATACATATACGGAGGTAATGATTGATGCATCATCAATTTTCCATGACCATGTTCTCCATCCATAAACATATAATCGAAAGCTGTACTTGGCTGTAAACTTTGACCAAACCAACCGACATATAAATCCATTGCACCTGAATCAACTGAAAAACGAAGAACGTTCCCTTTACCTCTTGTTCTTGTAGAATCGAGAATTTTCATGAAGTTATATGTTCTTTCATAAGACTGTGGAGTATAGTCGTTGTACCAATCTATCAATGAATATCTAACAGATTCTTTTAGAAGTTCATTTGCTTGTGGTGCGACTTCTTCTGCAATATGATTTTCAATTCTGTCTAACTTGTTTTTAAAATCTGCATATATATTTTTAGCCAATTTCATCACCTCCAAAATTTTCACTATTTTTACACTAAAATAGGAGAGCAGTATAACTACTCTCCATAAGAGAAGCTCTATACGCTGTGACACGCATAGAGCCTAATATATTGACAATATTTAACTGTAATGATATATTTAATAAATGAAAATAATTGTCAGTCCTTAATTGAATTTCCGACATATATCTTCACTCAATTAAGGACATTTAAGCAGTATTGTATGTAAAATATAGTACTGCTTTTTTTATTCTACTTCCTTAAAATCACCAGTTCTTATAAGCTCAACGACCTTAGTAATATCTTCCTGTGGAATTCCCTGTATCTTCTGTTCAATAAGCTTCATAAGTGGTTCTATGGTTATATTTGCAAGTGTCCCAAACCTTTCAACCTGACGACTAATATATGCGTGTGGTTCATATACATTTTGCATAATATCAGATTTATGCATATCAATAAGAGTTCTTATTTCAGATATTTCACTTGCTGGAATAAGTGGTGGAATTTCTTTTCCATTCACAATTTCTCCAATCATTAATTTATCAAGAAGTCCAGAAGATTTTAATAAATCATAATCCGCTGTATAATTACCGTCATTACTCCAAACAAGATTTGTATACTTTTCAATAACTTCTCTAACAAATAACATATACTGAACAAATGAATTAACATGTACATTATCAGTCTTACGAAATTTTATTTCACCATTTTCGTCGGTATATTTTTCCTGTTCAAACATAGTTCTATCTGTAATGATTATTGCAATAGCATCTTTAATATTTACAGGTAAGTAAGATATAATGCTTAACTTTTCCTGTATATATCTATTCTTTAATGAATCTACACACTTATTATATCCCTCAACAAATTCTTTAACTGTTATCTTATTCATAATTCCTTTTATCTCCTTTATAATTTTATTCTTCTACAATAGGTATTAAATCAGCACAAGCATCAGTATCTAACCCCATACTAAACAATTCTTCCGCACTGATAGGTGTAAAATTAACATCTACATCAGAATCACTTACTGCATTAATTTCCTTAATAAATTCTTTCCAATTTTCATCTTCAGGACTAATTCTCTTCTGATTTGGAACAACTTCCCCCTTTTCGTCAACAACATCTTTACCATACTTATTAACAAGAGAGTCTTTGGTCATTTCAAAATCCTTTACAACTCCCTGAATTTCTGAATATAATCTGAGTAGTTTAAACTTAAATGCAGCATTAATTGCTGAGTCACCTTCAATTACATTTTTAATTCTTGCATTGACATTAATTATCTGATATACCTTTAATGTTTTGTTCATATCTTAATATTCTCCTTTATTTCACTATAATTTTTATTTCCGTTCTTGGATTATCCTTATCATATCCTGTTTTTAATGTAAGAGAATGTAAATGCTTCCCATCGTCATCAATAATAAAACCTGATTCACTAAATCCATCTAGGATAAATTTAGGAACTGTGTTATCACAATCCACACGCCTTTTTGTCGGCATATAAGTGGTAAATATCATCTCAAAAGACTCTAAGTGTTTATCTTGTAAACCTAAGTCCTTTATCCAAAAAACAATAAAATCTTTCCATTTTTGTTTAAGTTGATTCATCTGTATTCTTGGTAATATCATCCATGTGTTGATCGAGGGGTGCATTGGTCTTTCAATAGGAATTTTCCTTGCTTTAGGATGTTGTTTGAAATAATATTTATTATATTTCTCCAATACATCTTGGTTTAAAATCAAATCAATAATTTCTATATCTTTCATTCCTTTCTTGATTAAGGGGGCAGGAGAGTGGTCTAGCCACACACTCTCCATATAAATAAAATGCCCTTACTACATGGCTAGATAGTAGTAAAGACATTTTGAATGTGTATTTATAATTTTTTGAAAAATAAGTGTGACTTCAAAAATTACTATGAAACCACACTTTCTTTATTATTAATATACTATCTAGGTATAATAAGAGACTGACCTGGATAAATAGTATATGGTTCTCCAATACCATTGGCTTCTGCAATAGAATACCAATCTACACCAAGCTTATCACCAATGGCTGAAAGACAATCTCCGCTTTCAACTTCATATGTATCATAAGAAGGTTCTTCATAATTGTCTTCTGGTATGGAGCTACCATTAATAACAGAGTCATTTACCCAACCTCTACCATTCTCGATGAGATATGGATTTCTCGCACCTTCAGCGATAGCTGTAATAGTTCCATCTGTATAAAGTGGGTTAAGTGGTTCTTCGGAAGTTGAAGAAGCAAAGAGTGCTGAATATGTGACATATTCGCCAACAGAATGAGTAAGACCTGTAGATTCTTCTACATCAGGCGATTCTGGTTCAGAAGTATTTTCATCATTATTTTCAACAATACAGTCATCATTAACCCATCCTGTACCATCGTTAATAAGATATGGATTTCTTGCAGATGCAATGATATTAGTAATTGTACCCCCTGTAATTGAAGGTGCTAATCCATTTTCGGAAGTAGAAGACGCATAAATTGTATGATATGACACATAATCTCCTACATGATATTTTGTTTCAATATCATCTGATTCAGAATTATCTTCAATTGGTTCAGATGGAATAGCTGGTTCAACATTAGGCAATTCTCCATAATAATAATTCATATCAAATCTATGATGAAGTTCAGTCGTTGTCTCACCCGTTGAAACACCATTATCATCATATATAGGTGTTTCAGTATAATATGAAACTCCCTCAATATAACCATCTGATGTATATTGCCACAACAGACAATCCATCGAAGGTTCATCTATTCCCCAATGTGCAAGCCATCTGTTAAATCCTTCAAAAGACATTAATCTACCATTATTTAATACATTAGTAAAATAACTATAATTTGCGTAAACACCCGTTTTATATCCTGCATCCTTAATAATCTGCATGAATTCTACGCAAAAATCTGTGAGAAGTTCACCATTTTGTTCGGGAACAAGACCATGATTTCTTTTATATCCATCAGCATCTTCCATATCAAACCATACACCAAGAACAGGATTAAATCCCTGAATCATTCTTAATATATGTGCAGCTTCACTTCTTACTTCTTCCATATTAAGACAATAAGAATATATGTACACACCATAAGGTATACCAAGTCTTTCACATTCCTGCATATTTCTAACAGCCTGTGAATCATCCTGACTTTCTATATCTGAGCCATAGCCAATTCTAATGATTACACCATCAATACTTGACTTAATTGTATCCCAATCAAGCTGCCCATTATTACTTGACACATCTATAATTCTATAAGCCATAAGTTCCTCCTTTATTTATAGACAAAATAAAAGAACGAGCCTGAATTAGACTCGTTCTCATTGAAATTTTTTATATTTAATTGTATTGTTATACCGCTAATTGCATAGGGTATAATTCCCATTTTCCATTTGGGTATTTATCCACATTATCAATTACTATCTTATGTGCTTCTTCAAGACTTCCAACATTAGTATCAATATGTATAACCTTACCACCAGTTATACATAATTCCTCACATATTAAATTAAAATACATTTTATCTCCTCCTCAATTCTTATTTAATACAGAACAATTCATATATATCAACATTCAGAATATGAGAAAGAGTAATAGCATTGCTAAGAAGTATATCCTTTGTGTTTCCATTCTCTATTTTATTTAAAGCTGCAACAGATATTCCGCTAAGTCTTGATAACTCTTGTAATGTTAATGCCTTCTGATTTCTGTAATACCACAGTTTATTTTCCATAATGTTAATATTTCTATGTATGTCTTGTTTTATACAAATTTTATCATGGTATATTTTTACTGTGGTAGAAATTTAGTCTTCTTTAATTGGTAATGACATAATCTCTGGATATAACTTATCATGATAAATATCATCGCCTCCAGCAGCTTCATATATTTTACCAAGTTCAATAAATGTTTTTAACCCAGATTTATCAATAAATCCTTTTGTTACAAATTTTTCATGTAGTCCATATAATTGTCCTCTAAGAGTAGCAACTGTTTCTTCTTTATCTTTTTGTTCTCTTTTTACAAGATTATCTTTGATATCATCTATACCTTTAGATATTTTCAAAATTTCCTGATACTGCCAATTATCGTGTTTTTCAAGCGTTTTAATACGATTTTCTATTGTCTCTTTATCTTGGTCAATACCTGTTTTTAATCTAAGTTTCTTCTTAAAATAACTAAATATTTCGATAATTTCTTTAGCTGCGAATAAGATAGCAAAGAACCCAAGAATGACTAATAAATAATCAATATGTGCAAGTTTTTCTATAGATCCCACTCATATATACCATCCCTTCTTTATTCATGTTTGACATCGTATAGGGCAGTCCCAATGAGTGAATCCAAATAATCATCGAAATCACTATTAGCTTCCTTGAGTGACTTATACACAATAGTATTAAGAGCCTGAATAGCCTTTTCCTTTGCAACAGCCTTAACTTCTGCTTGCTTTTCGGGTGTCCAATCAGCAGTGCCCTTAATATCTTTAACTTCCGTCTCATATACAGACTTAACAGCCTTCTTAACTTCTACATAGAGAATATCAGCATATTTATCAAGCTTTTTATCTTTGAGATAAGAGTATAACTTAGTCAAGATAGGTACTAATACAATTGTCCATATTGCAGATAAAAGTTCTAACCAATTTATATTCTGAAAAACTTCCTTCATAATTTATTTCCTCCTTATTTTTATTTGCTCAATTGTCTTAATGTTTCTACACATCTCTTCAATACTTCACAAAACTTATTTAGTTCAGCAATCTCTTCTTCACCACTTAATGTAATTCTTATACAACTATTTATATCTTCTTTGTTCATTTTAATAGCCAATAGAGTGGAAGATGGTGTCAAATCGCCACTTGTACAAGCACTTCCAGTTGACACCTGATATCCGTTCATATCAAGTAATGTCATTAATGATTCACCTTCAACACCCTTGAAACATATGTAAAGATTATGTGGTAATCTATGTTTCAAATCAGCTCCAATCAAATATGAATCTGGAATATTATTTTTAATATAATCATAGATATAATCACGATTTTTAGATGTAATAGAAGAATAATCATAATTCTCAATTGCTTTACCAAGCGCAGCTATACCTATTACATTTTCAGTACCACCAAATAAGCCTTGTTCCTGAGAACCATATATAAGTGGGTTAAGACGAATATTTGTTTTTTTATATAAGATACCCGTACCCTTTAAAGCTCCTAATTTATGTGCTGAAAATCCAACCATATCAACATCTAAGACTTTTACATCTAGGGGTATTTGACCGATAGATCCAGTACAATCAAGATAAACAACTCCATTATATTTATGAGTTATTTCTATTATTTTTTTTACATCTTGAATTGTCCCAATTTCTGAATTCGCACAATCCAGTGTAACTAACAATTTATAAGTATTACAATGATTTTTTAACCAAAGTTCAAAATCTTTTAAATTAAAAAATCCTTCTTTATCAACAGGAATTGGTTGACATTGATGAGGATGAATGCAACCTTCAATACATTTAATCATTGATTTATGTGCGATAGGAGAATACATCATAAAATAATTTATAATACCACTAAAATATCCCCTGATTACAAGATTATTAGAAGCTGAACCGCCCGATGTAAAAATAATATTTTCTGGATTTGCATTGATGAATTTGGCGACATTATTTCGTGCTGTGGTAATTATTTGTTTTACATTAACACCAGATTGATACATTGACGATGGATTCTGGTATGTGTCAAGAAGAGATATGATATAATCTTTAACCTCTGGTTTTAATGGAGTTGTTGCTGCGTTATCTAAGAACATTCAATCACCACCTAATTTAATTCATAATTACACCATTTTTGATATACTTCATATGTGTCTTCCTTTAAAAACACCATTGCAAGAATTGAATTATTTGTTTTTTCATCAATACTTGCATACATGTCTATAGGATACACACCATTTTTTATATAAAGAAGAGACTGTTTGGGATTAACAATTCTAACCACTTCATGTGGTAAATAATCCCTTGGTTTTAAATTTGTTTTAACCATATTATCCTTTCATTCCATACAATATTCGTAAAAAATAGGGGAATATAGCATTAAACAGTAATGTTATATTCCCCTATAGAGTTTTCAAAATCACTGTTCAACATCACTTTCAGCCTCGTTTTCGACTTTTGTAATAATATCCTTTTTGACAGATTTAACTTCTGCCTTTTTATTTTCTTTCTTAATAACTTGTGTTTTTGCCTTCATAATTGAAGCAATAGAATTTTGATAACTTTCACCAAAATATTCTTTTTTACTTAAATCGAGTTTTTCTAATTTTACTTTTGCTTCAATATCTGATAACCTACCGTTTTCAAATGAAGAAGTAATATTGTAAATGTCTTTGCAATTTTCACTACAATAAGCAAAATGCCATGTAGGTTTTAATCTATCTTCTGGATTACAAACTGGGCAAAATGAATACTCCTCATGGCAAACACAGCACATTCTTAAATCATTCTTGCTCATTCATTCATCTCCTTAAATATAATAGAAGAGTGGGAAACCACTCTTCTAAATATGTTTTGGTTACAAAGATTAGACTTCTTCTTCCTCATCTACAAAGTAGATTTCAACCATATCCTGAGATGTAGAACAAGCATTTGTAAGGATTGCACCCTTATAATCCATTGTCTGTGAATCTCCACCCTGAAGTGCAAGGCTTACTTCTGGACTTGGCATGAATGATGAAATATGGATAATGCAACCACGATAGCTTCCAATTTCACATTTATCAACTGCAAGAGCCTTAAAGTATAACTCATGAGCCTTTGGATATTTATCACCAGAAATTGTAAGTTTAGCACCACTCTTAACATTCTTCTTAAACTTAATGAGATACTGTATTTCCTCTGGATCTGATGGTGGTGTAAGTTTATGATCTGTTTCTATATCTACCTTGAACTCTGTTGCAGAAGCAGCAGAACCCTTTGTATAAGCCTTTCCAAGTGAACCATTTGCTGAAAGTGCATTTACAATAAATGAATCCTCGACAGCATCTGTAATATCAAGTGTTTCACCTGCTTTTACAATCTTAAAAATAGGCATAACAATTGTACTAGAATCAGAGGCAATTTCAGCGTCCTGTGCAGAAATAGCTTCAATTACAGAAAGGTTCATGAATGCATTAGTAGCAGTAACTTCACCACTCTTACCTGAATACTTTCTATAAATTAAGTTGCCATCTTTATCCTTGATATCTGTTGAATCAGCAGTGATATCAATAGTTGCATTTGTCAACTGTGTAAGTGCATAAAGAGCTTTAGTCTTTGTAGCACCATAACCGAACTGAAGACGGTCAATAATTACGTCACCTAACTTAAATGCCATAATCTAAATTCCTCCTTAAATTTTATTTTTTTGTATTAAAAAAGAGCGATACAAATCGCTCTAATCTTACTTATTCATGTATTTCACGCATGAAATTAAATTGTTCTTTTGAAATTTTAGATGTATCACAAAAACCGCTATACATTCCACTCATAAGTGCATGGGTAGATTCATATATCTGCAATCTTTGAACAGAATCCATAAATTCATAAATCCCAACATCTCTTAATTCCTGTAATTTATACTTAAAACCAGGATGATTGATACACGCTGATATAAGAGGTAAAAGAGTAGAAGAGTTTTTAACTTCTTGTTGTGCCATATTCATTCTATCTTCATCTATCATCCATTGTTTTGTTGTTTTACCTTTTGCTTTTTCTATTTTTGGGTGTATATTAAGCAGAGTTCTAATATATTCTGCTATTTCCATATATTCAGATTCTTTTAAAATAAAATTATTTTCAGAATCATATAAGCATAACTGAGGTTTGTCAGAATCTTTTTCTTGAAACTGCATTAACTGCATATGTTCAATTCTATAATCTGGAAATAATAATTGAATTGCAGAATTATCAGTATCTGTTGTGCTTTTTAACATTCCAAACACTTCGATATCTTTTACTTTACACCAATCTATTCGTTGAGGTAAATCCCATAACATTACACGAATAGAAGTAGAATTGTACAGAAAAGGCGAAAGACCAGAATAAAATTTTGACTCACCGATATTGAGAATATTGCCTATAGTCGGTTGCACAATGCGAATACCCTTAACAAAGTAATCTTCTTTAAAATACATTTTAAGTGGATCAAATTTATATTCTTGTGTATTCTCTTTTTTCTTTTGGGCTTCGGCTATGACAGCAGCTTGAAGCCCGTCTAACATATCAGTATCTTGCTGTGCTATAATATCACCGCCTTAACTGATAGTTCATCATCTGTGATTGTCCACCATAAGGTGTCTGAACCTTACTATTTAAATCTGTAAGTTGGAACACAAGAGTACGTACAACGTAATTGTTATCCGTAGTAGATTCACGATTTGATATAATGTGCGTTTGCATCCCAAATACATTTGACCATGCAAATCGTTCTCTTATAATAGAAGCAATAAGATCGTGTCTTGGAATACCTGTTAATTTATCCATCCTATCATTGCCATGAACAAAAATAGTAAAAGTAACCAACGTTTCTTTTAATCCAGGTTGATATCTAACTGTGTCTTGAAAACTTACTTGATAACAAAGATAATTTCGTACTTTTGTCTGAGTGTCTGGAATAAATAAATACGGAAGTATATTTCCATCGCCTGCTGTATCTGAAAAATATCTATCCCATTCTCCAAGAGGCTCGTATTCCTTCTTTTCTTCATTCCATTCCCAATTGATATTACCATCATCATCAAAAAGTTCAGACTCTAACGTTTTTTCATTGAGTGCATAAAGTAAACAAGGATTTGATAATAAAGCCTTTTCTATCTTTTTTTTATATAAAATATTTTCATCATCAGGAGTGTTGTTATATGCACGAAGCTTATTTAATAAGTCGTTCTTTGTCATTAATTTTTCTGCCATAAAACACCTCCTACTCAGTTAATTCTAACGGCAAAATCTCAGATTCAATTGGCAAGTTATCCTTAACGATTTCACACTTAATAGACATTATTTTGCCTATAGTAGAAGTATCGTTAGGAAACTTTACTTTCTTTTGGTTATACTGTGTACCAGCTCGCCATGTTACTTTATCAGTCCAATCTTCATCGTCAATAGAGCAAGTCCATGTAAAGATTGCATCAGCATATTCAGTTGTAATATCTTCATTGGAATCATTGAATAGATTTACTGTGAGATTTTTATAGCTGCCACCAACTTTGATTGTTGAAGTGGATGCTGAAATTCTTGCTGTGATAGAAGATGGGGGAGTAATTGGAGTAGATGGATCTATTGGGGCAGTGCCACCAAAATAGTTAGCCCAAAGACCTGTTATAATACCATTTTCATCTTTTTCGATGTAATCAGTATTGTTGTTGAATGGTTTCTGATATAGAGTAAGTTTTGTCCTTCCTCGAACATTTACTCGTTCCACCTTGCTGACCACCCATGTATTAGGTGTCCAATTTTCAATTGAGTAATTTGGAATATCTACAATGAGTCGTTGATTATTATTGTTATCTTCAGAAACATAATAGATGGTATCAGATATTTCATTTGTTGGAATAAACAGAAGTTCCTGATTCTGTTGGCTTGCAGTCACGTTATCTACCCAAATTCCTGAGTTGTAACTAGACTGTGATTTTAAAACGCACCACATACTTCTCTTATATCTTTTATCTGCTTTTGTTTGAATCCACTGCAAGAGATAATCGCAAGGTAAAATGAAATACTTCTGAAAGTCCTGTTCAACATCTTTCATACAGATTAAGTGTTTATGATAAAGTCCATCTTTATCTGGAATATCCAAAAACATCCCCACAAAAATATCAACTAATTGGTACTTTTTTCTATATTCTTCCATATAGAATAACTCGTCATCTTCTGTAAAGTATTCTTTCTGTTTTGGTCTGAACTGACACTGTAAAGTAGGAGAGTCCTTATCAATAGAACCATACTTACTTACAAGTATCTTCGCATCAATCGGTGTCTTTGTGGTATTCTCATATGTCATACCAACATTTATATCTGGCGAATCGTCATGTTTCCAATCATAGATATAGCATTTTTTACTCTGCTTATCATTATCCCACGTCCAATTCATCATGTCGTCAGACTGTTCCTTATAAATCTGACCAATCGTTTTAGCACCGTTGTTCTTGGCGTTTGCGACACGCCTAGCTGTTTGTAGACTCGGCATCGCAACCCACCTCCTCAAACATTGCTTTTATATATCCGTGAGAATCTAAAATCGCCCTACGGAATTTTTTGTAACTAAAATGGTCGCTCTTAAAATTATCCATAGCACCTTGTAAGGTTGCCATAAGAGTTACCATAAGTCCGTTGTCATTAAATAAGGTTTTTGTACCGCCTAATTTAAACATAACATTCTCAAAGAAGACGAGAAATGCTTCATCATCTTCAAATATTTTCTCTTCAATTGTCTTGTCTTTATAGAGCAGTAATTTGTGAATGTCGCCATGCATTGCACGAACTGCTTCATTGATTTGCTTGTCTGTGAAGTCACCATATATGTATTGCATATTAGGACTCCGTATTGATATAAGAATTGTACATATATCCGTAATCACGAATACGTTTATTCAATTCGGTTTTCATGGAATCCAGACGGTCAATCATATTTTTATGATTGTCGAGTAGCTTCTTTTCTTCCTTACCACCTATCATTACTGATGTGTGCATAATAGAATCAACCTGTGGCTGCAACCATTCAATCGTCATTCCAAGTACAAGAATTCCTACGACAAAATTCATATCAGCCGTTTCATCTACTGAATTATTCAGTACAAAATCCAACTGTTGAATTTCATCATCGAGTGTGAGAGAAGAGAATAGCCTGCGCACTCTTGGATTAGCAATTACATTGCTTAATCGTTCTGTATAAATTTCAAGCAAATCGTTTTCGTCAAGAGAGAGTTCTTTCATATCTGAAATTCGTCCTCTTGTTCGTGAAAAAATTGTTTCGTATGGAAGCGTCATTGTGAGCCTCCTTTACTTAACGAATAACTTACTAATCAAATCAAAATCAGAATCAAAAATCTCACTTAAGGTTCTTACCTTTGAAATACTATCAAGATGTCCATTTGCGATTTCACCTGCAACCATCTGACAAAGTACATCCTTTGCACCGATAGGAAGTTTTTCAATTTCCGTTCTCATTCTGCTATTAGGTAAATCTAAAATTTCTAATAAATCCTCTGCTGTATACATATTGTCATATACTTTTGTAACTGAAGGGAAATCAGCTAACAAATCATCATCTTCAATAATAAATCTAGGCAAGAAAATATGGTCAGAACCCTTACGAATCAAAGTAACTAAATCTCTGTAGTTAATTTCGCAAGTCTTCCCATAATCCTTAAATTCATATGTATTACCAGATGGACATGTAATATTTAAACCGCCAAAACATACTGAACGACATAAAATAAAGTCAGAATCAGTAAAAGTTTTCTTTGGCTTTTCAGTTACTTTCGCTTCAACAGTTTCTTCTGTTTTTGCGACAGTTTTCTTTGTATAACCCATTTTTATTTCCTTTCTTTCCATATAAAATAGGAGAGTATTTTCATACCCTCCTACATAAGTATTGTATTAAATTAGTCCTGAGTAATCTTCCACTGACCAAAGTAACGACCAAGACGAGTAGCAACACCAAGTTCTCTCTGTACTTCGTACTTCATAAGATCCGCAATATTACTATTAGCCTCACCTCTGTCAGTAATCTCATCAATGATTGTTTCACCAACATCAACCATATCAACCATCTTATTATCACCAGAAGCGAAGATCCAAAGTGTATCATCATCGTACATAGTCTTTGTTACATCATTTCTTGCGAATCTCTGTGGAATCTCAACAAGACGATAACGACCATAATTACCAAGTCTACCCATAGAAGCAACGGCTTCCTTCTGAGAAGCAGCAATCCAGTTTACATTTACAAGGTTTTCAAGTTCCTGAAGACCTACCATAGTACCCATAATTACAACTTCCGCATTGTCATTTGCAACAGATACATTCTGAAGTACCTTGTTGAACTTGCCTCTGTTCTGTGTATTTAAAGCACCAGTCTCAACGAAACCTGTCTGTACAGGAAGCTTCTTTGGAGCATTAAGAACTTCTGCGAAGATAAGATCCTGAACCATAACAACGAATGCCTTTGTGATAGCATCAATAAGTTTTGTCCAATCTTCCTGTCCAATTAAATACTTATCAATATCAGCACCAACAGCAGCACCATAAAGATCAGTCTCAACAGAGTATGTTTCACCTTCTGGTAATCTCTGGAGCATTGTATCATGGTGTCTCTTACCCATTCTTGCAACAGAAAGAATTACTTCCTCATGTTCGTTCTTAAATAAGTTCTCATCACCATCATTAAGATTTCTATAGTTTACAAGCTCATTGAACCATTCGTTCTCTTTAAGACCTGTAGATACTGTCCAGTCTGTTACCTCCTCAATAACATTAAAGAACTGTCTACCAAACTCTTCGTAAGCACGAATACGCTCTCTCTTCTTAGCATTCTTTGTTAAACCAAAGATTTTAAGAGACATTTCACGAAGCTTATCCTCGGCATCCTTCTTAGAAATACCCTCATCAAGTTCTCCCTTATATAAATCAAACATAAGGTTCTTAATTTCATCATAAGATGTTTCCATTTCTTTAAACACATTCATTACATGTGCGGTAAAATTCATTCTACTCATTATATTTTATCCTCCTTTCTTACGCAGTAGCTACCTTGTGTTTCTGGCTACCAGCTTCGATAGTTACCTTCTTACCTGCAACAGGTGTACCATCAAAAGCATCTGCACTAAGCTCATATACATCTGTTACACCGAGAACAAAACCTCTAACAGTCTTTGTTCTACTTGCACTTGCTTCGTTAAAGAAGTTAGAAGTAGCTGTAAACTTAGAGTTATAGTTTTCTGCAATAGTAGGAACTTCATAAATTAAAATCGCTGGTGCATTAGGATCAATCTTCTTAACCTCCACATACCAGTTTCCATCAGCAGCCTGCTCAAGAATTTCCCCTTCAAAAGTAGTAGGTGCGTCAGCGACCTCATACTGATCAAAAGATACATATTTACCTTTTCCGCATACAGTACCGTTGTCTGTATCTGTCTTAATTACCATGTTTAATGTTCTACCTACACGCTCAGAAAGGACTTTAGTAGGGAAGCAAACATGATGCTGTTCAATTGAATAACGTAAAGCCATTATTTTTTCCTCCTTAAATTTGATAAAATAAAAAAGACCGCTTTATAAAAGCGACCTAACAAAAAGTGATTATTTAATTTTCTATTTATTTGTTCTGAAACAATTTTCCATATCTACTTGATTTAACAACTTTAGATGGGTTAGCGAACTGTTTCTTAGAAGTTGATTTCTTCTCCTCTGTCGATGCAGAAAAAGTTGAATGTTCTGCAATAAAATCAGAATGAATCACTTTAACCTGTGTTTCCAGTTCAGCAAGAGAGTAGTTATCCATATTCTTATAAAGCTCGGCAAAATCTTTGTTTACAAAATTTTCTTCTTTATCTTTTGTAGAAATAGATTCGTATCTCTTATCTGCAAGAATTTCTTCACGCTTTTCATGAAGTTCATTCTTTTCTACAGTTTCCTTAAATGCTTTTAATTCAGCATAATTTGAACGCATATCATCAAGTTCTTTCTGTTCATCAGCAGTAACAAACTCAATATATACTTCAACTCTGTCACCAGTAAGAGAATAGTTGTCATCCTTAGAATCATAAGTCTGCTTATAATATCTTCCAGACCACCAATCACACATGATTACATAATCATCATAAACAGTGACACCATAATATGTATTATCTGTCTCAGCATATGTAGCGTTTACTAAATCCTGGATAGCATAGATTTTATCCTGTAAAGATACAGCAAACTTTTTGATTTCTCCATCTTTCACAAATGAATACTCAACAGTATTATTAGATACAGAATTATCTACTTTCTTCTTGACTTCATCATCATCTGATGGAGTAGTAGTTGATTCATCTGTAGTTGAATCCTCCTTGCTATCATCTTTAGTAGATTCGGTTGGTTCATCATTAGTTGGTTCTACACCCTCGTCTGTAGAAGGAGTATCTTCCGTTGAAGTATTATCTGTAGTGCCATCAGTAGTATCAGTATCATCAAATGCTTTTGCAAATGCTTCAACTAATTCTTCGTCTGACATATTTTCATAATCGAATGTAATATCATCAACTGTTTTTCCATACTTCTGACATAACTCTTCAAATTTATTCATATTGACGTTGTTTCCTCCTTCCTTAGAATTGTTTTTATTGTCAAAACAAGCAGTCTCTAATTTTTCAAGTCGTGCCTGTAATTCAACCATTTTTTCATTAAATTTAATTAGACTGTTATTTTCTTCACTGAAATCTTCGAGCGTAATTTTGCTTCCAAGCATTCCCTCACCAATAGGTGTTCCATCTTTCTCAGATCCCAAGCAAGTACATCCTGCAAATTCAAAATCATCTAATTGTAGATACTTTTCTTTTGCATTGTATGAACACTCGTATACAATCAGCTCACAGCTCACCTTTGTTCCATTTTTTTCACGAATGATGTCTGCACAACGAGTATATGATTCAGGAATTGCCACACGAGCAACGACATATGTTTTATCCATATCTTTGTCATATTCGAGATAAGGTTCGTCTGCTGTAAAAGTACCAACCTGTTTTTCATCATATACGGTTATTTCATTACCATCTTCATCTGTTTCTATATGATAATCGTGAGAGTGGAAATCCCAAGAGCCATCATCCAATTGATGAATGTTCGCAAGTAGCGGAGAATATTTTAGACTTGGCATTGCAGCCTTCATAGAATCTTCAGATATGTAACTACCATTACGATTAAGTAATGTGTGACAAACACGCACTTTAGCATATAATTTATTATCTTCGGCTTTTTCTATGTCAGCAGAAGAAAAATCTTGAACCGCCTGTACATAAAGTGGTTTGCCAGATTCTTTTGAAGAAAAATTATACATTTTCTTATGCTTACAGAAACTAATTAAATCTTCAATTGTAAAATATTTCTTTTGCATTATTTCCTCCTTTCTGAATTATTCATGAGCACTCAGATAGGAGAGTGCTAAATACTCAGCATATTGCTATACTGAATTTTTCTTTTATCTATATCATCATTTGAAAACTGAATTTTTCCAGAATTCAAAAAGGTATAAATACCATTCGCAATATCTATTCTCTGAAAACCAAGAGAGGATAATTTCTCGGCAGTAGAGACATCTGTAGTTTTTATAAAATTCTGTTCCATCCTTTTATCTCCTAATTATCGTTCTTATTCTGGTCACGAGTTTCACTTCCCTCATCTGAAATCTGTGTATCAGAAACCTCTGGTTTTGTTCCATCAGAGCTATTTGAAACTGTATTAGCAGAAGTAAGAATCTTAAATCTATTTGGTAAATCAAGAATGTCATTACCTAAGAATGCGAGTGATAATGTATCTAATTCACTAATACCATTAAGTGCATTGATTGCAAGAATCTTTGTTGCATCATACTGTAAATCTTTTTGTAATGATTCCTTAAATGCGTCTTTGGTATATGCTGATACTTCAAAGAATTTTACTTTGGCAGGATTAGAAACTTGATAGCCAAGCATACGATTTGTCCAACCTTGAATCTGACCAAGTAATGCTGAAATTGCAAATTCTGTATCAGCACGAGTCGCTGAACGAAATGCTTCAGCTCCACTAATAGTAGAAGAGTTCAAAATCTGTGCGCCACCAGAAGTATTTAAAACTTCCTTTGTTGCCTTTTGAACTTTTGTTGTGTCAGTAGATTGGTCATCAGAGAATGAAATAGTACCAAGTGGGATAGGGGTAATTGCAGCACCTACATAATCAGGTAAACTTTCAACCATCTTGTTGTAATAATCCACAGCTAAGTCAATATTAACTGACCATGCATCGGGATCTGTTGCACCTGATAATGTTGGAATAGTAGCAGTAATCAATTTATAAATCTGTTGTTCATCTGCTACAGCTTGTACATCAGCTAAATTAAGCAACCCAATTAAGTCGATGAATAGTCCACTGTAAATTGGTACAATTGTTTCCCAAGACTCCATTCTTGACTTTGTACACAAAGCATATTCATCTGGCATAGGTTGCCATTTGTTTTTACTATCTCCACCATAAGCTTTATACATTGAACTTAATGGTTCTCCAAGAAAATCAAGGATATCTTCAAATTTTTTATAATTACTCATATCCACGCTGAATGAAAAATCACCTGTGAAATATTTTCCTGAAATCCTACAATATTCAGGTGGTATTTTTAATATGAAAATACCTGTCTCATCTATCCAACAACAACCATAATAAACATCTTCGATAAAATTATTGATTAACATAGGAAGTAGGCTGTTCTGTAAATCCATCCTGTCTAAGACCTGTAATGTTTCATAATAATCTTTTAGGATTGCTTCTTTATCATTATCTTCAATGGGATTATATGTAGGAACAACATATCTTGAATTCAAATCAAACATTGTAGCGTTATACATAATCAATCTGAAATATACCTGAGAACGATAGAAGAGATAACGTGATAATCCACGTAATTCAGATTCATAGCTGTCTATGTTCTGTAAATATCTGATGACATCATCTTTACTATAAGAACTAATAGTTGTCTGTCGAACTGTTTTGGTTACATCACGAACTTGCTTAAATGCCTGTTTGCTTTCGGCAAATTTTTGTTTCTGTGCTTCAAGCTTTTCCATATACTGCTTTCGTTCAGCAGCCGTAGGTTGTCGCTTAGTAGTTGTTTTAGGAGATGTTTCTGACATCTCTTTTTTTGGTCGTGCCATTTATGTAGTAAACACCTCCTTTTCTTTGAGATTTTTTATTTAATTTTTATGTGTGAATTTTTGTGATTTAATTAGAATCGTTTTGAAAATGAAGATGAGTGTGATGGTTGACGGATAGGGAGTTTATTAATTAAAGATTGTGTATTTTGTGTTTGGGGTTTCAATTTAAGTTCTAACTGACAAGCACACCAGTAAGAATAGGCGATGGAAGAATATCTATCTTTACGCATACCTTCAACCTCTTTTACCTTAATATTTCCATTTTTAACTTCATGATCTAATTTTATTAATTCATAAACAGCAAAAGTTGTTTGTATGTATGACATTTTCAATTTAGCCTGTTCTGTTGGAGACATCTTAAAATATCCTTTATAAGTTTCTTTTAATGAACTATCAGCATCTTGTTCAGGAATAAGAAAATTGATTTTTCCATTTTGTATTCCGTTTCTAAGTAATACACATATTTCATTGTTAAAATTAGCATTAGCCTTTACAGACCAAACAACTTTATTTGCATCACGAACCTTACATCGTTCAGCCATATCCTTATCATTTATACATGTCATGGCTTTATATCTTTTGCCGTTTTCTTGGCAAATTTGATCCTTTGTTATGAAATCATATACACCCAAGCCGATACCGTTAGTATCTAAAACTAAATCTGTACATTGATATTCATAAAAATACTTCATAACAATCATTCCTAACTCATCTGTTTTTAAACCTTCAAAAGTTTCACCATAAACAAAATTTGACTGGTAAGCTGTATCATTTACTTGAATTAAATCATTAATGTAAATAGCCGAAGCATCATTCTTTTTCTTTTTTGTAGATTTCATAAGAGCAACGTCAATGGATAAAATTCTTTTACCTGTAGCAGTCAACTTCGGAATTGTTATCTTGTCATTACAGAAACTTAATGGTGGAAATGCTTTTCTCAACCGTCTACGTGCTGTAAGTTCATCAAATTTGAATAAACTACCATCCGTGTCACCAAACCACAAACATTCCATTTCCATTTGTTGAACAAGCTCATTATAGTCAGCTTCACTCATTTCATCCTCTAACTGAGAGCGAGATAGCAAACCTTCTCTTATTGAAACTTGATAAGGTAATCCACAGATGAAATATTTCTTCGTGTCGTCAAAGAAATTTAATGTATAACTTTGTGCCTTTTTATACGCCCATGAACTTTTAAAATATGCACTGGACATATAGATTTCCTTATTTCTTTCCTGCAAATGTGCATATTCAGGCTTTCTCAGATATTTAGGTTGTCTAGGGCTTGTTAAGAATTTTCGTAATACTGTATTAATTACAGTTTCATCAACCATACGAAATTCATCCACGACTATACAATTTGCTCTGGCTGAACGGCTGTTCTCCGAGCTTGTACGAGTTTTTATCCATGAACCATTTTTGAAATAAATAGAAGCATCGTTTTGACCTATATTACATTTCTCAATTTCAGAACGTAATATGGAAGACTGTTTCATAAAATCATCTTGTATTTTGAGCAAGACTTCGTTAGCTTGTTTCAGAGTTCCAGAACTAACAACGATTTTTGTTCCAGGAAATAAAATACATCTTACACAGCAGAAGAGGGCGGTTAGGTATGTCTTACCTTGACCTCTCGCTGCCAGATACATAACGAAGTTATAGTGCATCATGCACCATAACAAAATTTGTTGAAACCATTTTAAAGATAGTCCCAACACGTCAATAACATATCTATGTGGATTACTGCGATAATACCCAGCTCTCCAAGCAACAGTTTCCATTATTTTTTGTTGCTTGTCTTTTTCTATCTCTGTTTGAGTTTTTACTTGAGGCATAATTATACCTCCTCATCAGCTTTTTGACCGAATATCTTATCAAATAATGCTTCTGAATCAGTATCTTCATCATACTCAGGTTTCTTAACAGTATATTTAGAAATAAATTTCTCATATGTTGCAGAAAATGCATTCTTTAATCCCATCATCTTAGATAAGTGCCCTTTGAAGAATACATCAATCAGCAATCCAATTTTATCAGGATCTTTAAATTCTCCTTGTGGCTCTGGTATAGGTTGTTCCTGCTCCCATCTATCAATAAGCTGTCCAAATGTAAGATTATCAGTTAATTCAGATGCAGTTTTCTGATTAGGCTTGATATTTAAACTTCCTAATAAATTCTGCAAAGTAGCATCTAAATCTTTTGTATCTTTCCCATTTTTTTGAGCATTATCTATTTCAAGTTCCTTACAACATACTCGTTTAAATAAAAGTTCTTGAGATTTATTTTCACAGGGGTAACGTGTCGTCCAATCTTGGTATTCCGTCTCAAGATACATAAGTTCTTCATTGTTATAATTGTTTCCAAATCGCTTTTTTGCAGATTTGAGAGTTTTTTGGACAATCTTTGTATTTGTTTCTGGATTATTTTCCATATCATCAACAGAAAATTCAGAGTCTTTATAGGAAGTGTTATTATACTGTGGAAGAGAAGCTACCATTACAATAAGATTTTGAACAGCCGTTCCACGAACTTTTTCACCAACACCTTCATTAATAGCTTGTAGTTGTGCGTTATAATCACTTTCGCTAAATTTCCAATCAAGCTGCCTAAAAGTGTTAATTGTTTTTTCTCTATTGTCTGTTCTAACGCCAGTTTTAGGATCTACGTCAGTACACAAATCTAAAATACAAGCCTTACATGCAAAATGCTCAAATCCGCTTTTACTTTTGTTAGATTTATAAAAGTTTCCATTACCTTTAGTTGATTTCCATTTTCCACAATGAGGACAATAGATATAATCCAAATCTAGTAAATGGTTGTAGTCAATGGCTAAATCATGATACGCACCTTTTACATTATTTACTGTTAACTTTTTGACCTCATCATCAGTTTTGGCTTGTCTTAAATTAGCCATTGTCTCACCTTCTTTCCTTTTGTTCCAATATAAAAAAGAGAAGCAGTAGCAATACCACTTCTCATAAAAATTCAACTTATAAAACACCATAAAAGCGCAATTCACTTAGTACGCTGTGTGAGAGAATCGAACTCCCATATCTTTCGGAATGCTGGTTTTCAAGACCAGTGCAATACCAACTCTGCCAATACTACATAATAAAAGAGCCACCTCATGAAGTGACTCTCTGTTGCTATACAAAAAATGTATAGCCTCGCTGTCCATTTAAGTATCAGCTACGTAATGATCTGTAGGAGATTCGGACTCCTGTTGCCGCCGTGAAAGGGCGATGTCCTAGATCGCTAGACGAACAGACCTAATGTGGGCATCTCACCCACTGGATCAGCATAAAGCACTAACTAGCTGATATTGGACTGTACATATCCAGTTATTATTCAGGTACAAACTAAGTACCCTAAGACACACAAGGTATCCATGCTTACTGATTATTCTCTATATATTTTCGGTCTTCGGAGTAAAGATCAATTGATAAGATTTAATGACTCTTATCCGTCAATTAAGGATTCTCATTAACGCAGAGAAGCACGAATATCTTCTCATTTCTAAAGCTGAGATATACCGAAGATCCTAGATGTTAATAGGAAAGAAGTAGGTCTTACAATGCTACATGAATAGCAAATGCCAAGATATGTTACTTATATATTCTCTGTTTGATAGTTGAAAAAATGATGTTAAATAAAAGCTTCATCAGCATCCTCTATAAATCTGAAAGTGACTTTTGTTCAATCTTTTTAATTTCTCCATCAGCAAAATATTTTGCAAATTGCTCATCTGCATCAATGTCCTTGTACACCGCAACCATATCAAGCGAATTCCAACCGACTAGCATTTGAATTACATCATCAGGAAGTCCACTTCGAGAACAAGAAGTTGTAAAGAAATGACGAAGGCTGTGAAAATAGAAGTCTTCTCCTAAATGTTTACTGAATGTATCAGCCCAACTATCAAGTGTCCCTGAATCCATAGGTTCATCTATATACTCTCCATTTACTTTCTTTGGAAATAACCATTCCGATTCAATTCCGTGTTCTTTTCTATAATTCATCCACAAATCAAAATATGGCTTAAACGGTTTTGCAAGTGTATATGCTACTAACATTTTTCCACGAGATCCTCTTCCTTTTGTTTGAATCTTTTCAGGTGTCTTATATAAAGAACCGTATATGATATTTTCGTCATCGAAATAAGATACTTTGAAGCGTGGCAATTCACTCTTACGTCTACCGCTAAATGCAGCTAATGCTAAAATACAAGCCTTGTCATACTTGCCTTTTTCAACCCAATAATCAAGCATTCACTGTCCTTGTTCATCAGATAACACAGTTTTAGTGAATACTTTTTCATTCGCAGGATTCTCAATTTTGCGTATAATCGGTTTAAAGTTCTCATACTCATCATCTAATATAGCTTCGACATAATTTGAAAGCGATGAGAGAGTAGATTTTACTCTACGCATTCTAGCTGGCGACCATTTATATTCAGTAAGGCAAAAACTCTGATAACGAGCAATATCTCTCTTAGATAAATCAATAAAGAATTTGTTGTCACAATGCTGAAGTAAATACACCCAGAAAATGTAAAGGTCACGTCTATATGCATTGATTGTATTTGGAGATCTATCAACTGAACGAAGATAATCCAAAAAGTCATTTCCTAACTCTATATTCTCTTTGTTGCACTGAGTTAATAACTCATCAGTAACAATATTATTGTGTTGTATTTTTCTACCCATTAAATCTCACTTCCTTTCAAACAACAAAAAAGAAGCAGTAGTATCATTAACTAACCGCTTCTTGTCGCATTTTTATATATTCATCATAAATCCCATAATCAGCTATGACACCAATCATGAGCACATATATTTATTCTCTGTTTCCATCATAGAAACATCAAATTAGTGGGCAGGGTTGGACTCGAACCAACGAAGCCGAAGCGCCTGATTTACAGTCAGGTGTAATTGCCGCTATACGACCTACCCATGCAAAAAGAGTGTGCAGTATACACCACACACTCTACTCTAATAATTCTAATTATTAACTAGCCACATATTGCTAATTAACGCCTAAATAAAGCCTTAATACGCAACATATTGCTAATTAAAATCTTAACAAATCATCAAGTTTATAGATTCTTTTAATACTATTATGAATTGCTTCATATTCAGAAAGTATAGAAGAAAAGCTCTTATTCCATTCAGACATTTCATCAATTTTCTCACCTAAATAATCTAACAATTCTTTCCTAGATACCTTTTTACCATTAATCTCATAAGTTCCAGATTTTACATCAAAATAATAAGTATCATTACCACAACAATCGCAATTCTCACAATCGCCATCGTAGTCATCATCAGTATCTTTGATATTATCAATATACACTTCAAATATATTCTCACCATAAACATGCGACATTATCTTAGAATTGCAATTCTCAAGAACATAAACGGCTTCTCCGCATATATCCTTATATCCATTATTATCTTTTGCAGGCTCACAACCAATTTCACCAACAAATAATGTGATAATATATTCATCTGTATATCCATTGACATTAGAATCGCCGAGTTCTTTAATACTTGAAATTTCAAAACCTCTTTCAGCAATAAGAGTTTCGATTAATGTCTTTGCTTCATAATACTTGGCAACAATTGCTATACTGTTTAAATTATCATAAGAAACTACATTATGATACATTGAATTAGCCCAATCAGCTAATTCATGTATATCATTTATAATTATTGTATCTATAGTAATCACGTCCCTTCAGAATTAAAGCTGCTTTGCTGACTTATTCATCTTAAATGTGATTTCCTGATGGGCAGGAGTTATATATTCCTCACCTTTTCTGTCACCTAACATAATCTTGCCTGTTCTCTCAGGTACATCCTTAACCTTAAACTTACCAAGTTTACCTACAGGAACAGATTCTGTAGCATCAGCCTTTAATGTATCTGTAATAACCTCTGCGTATGTATCAAGTATAAGAGCAATATCACCTTTCTTAGCTCCTTCAATTCTTTCTGCGATTGCACTTACTAATTCGTTCTTTACCATTTTTAATTTTCTCCTTTATTTTCCTTAATATTTTTTATAATATAAAAGAGGGTAGCGGCTCAATCGAGTCCACTCCCTCGTACTTACAATTGTGCATTATTCTAAGCCATACACGGGCTATGAAATTCGTAATTCATCAATTCAATGTGACAACTTTAGTTTTATTTTCAATAAGATTACCATCTTTATCTTGACAAATTATAGCAAAACCTTCTTTCTGTGGTTTTGATAATCTACCATCCATATAATTCATCTTATCAACATAGCAAAAAGCACCTTGTTCTATAAGACGTATATATCCTTTTTTAGAATCTCCAACTGAATGAGTATGTGCCATAATAACCGCATCGAAGCCTTCTTTGTCTGTATCTTGCAAATAATCCTTTGCTTTATCACAAGTAGATAAAATTCCCTGTCTAAAGGCTAACGGATGGACAAACCATGTTTTTCCGACCTTACATTTCCAGTCATCTATATACTGAATTTTAATATCTTCAAATACATCTTTTAAAGGCTTGTATTCGATTTTAGTCTTACTTTTCTTATCATAATGCTTAAAACCGTCTACAAAAATTAATTCCAATGAAGTGTCAGGAAGTAATTCAAGTATATCTGTGTCAAGATTTTTTGCAAAATAATTGGCAAAACGGCGGTCATGATTTCCATAATTGCATATAACTTTCTTAGGATGTATATACTCAATTAAATCAATTAAGTATTGTCTACCTTGTATCATTTCTTCCATTGGGGAAATTCTGTACTGTTTAGAGAACTTTGACAATGCCTGGCAATCCACTACATCGCCATTTATCTGTAAAATATCAATCTTACCAACATATTCAGATAAAAGATTTATTGGTAGCTGATAAGGAACATGCATATCACTTACAGATAGAATAGTAGTAGCAACTCCTTCAAATCCATGAATATAATTGTCATATTCTATTAGCCCATAAGCTGTCTTTCTTAAATGATCTGCTGAAACATCAAGTCCCAATGTATCTGCAATTTCAGACCAATCTAAGTCAATATCTTTGTTTAACTTTGCTTTACACAAACGCAGCTTCCATTCAAAAGGTGTTTCATTTTCTAATCTGTTAAAATTATACAATTACTCACCAACTCTCTTATTCTTCAGATTCAGATGGCTCATCAAGTTCATCTTCTTCCTTAATCTTTACATTAAGTTCAACGCCACCGCCATTGAAATCAGCAAATAATGTTGCAAGCTTTTTTACTTCGCCATCTACATCAATTGTCATATTATCTGTATCAATAATTCCTGCAACTTTCATTGCAGTAGTAGTAGTTTTCTTATAACTAAAATTACTCATTCCTTTATTTTCCTTTCTCAATTAAAATAGGAGAGCAGTAAACTCTCCTTATTCATCATCATCTTCATCATAATATTCAACTTCTTCAGGTACATCAAAACCAATACAACTTGTGCCAACTGGCTCAGACTCAGCTTGAATATTTTGAATTTCATTATTAAGTTTCATGACTTCCTTACTTAATTTACCCTTTGGAACTTCCAATGCTACTTGAATTAACTCTGTGACAGAATCAAGTATTGGAAGAAAGCAAACACCAGTGAGAAATCCTAATATATACTTTTTCATAGGCATATACCTCAGAATATTAATCTAATAAGTCTGCCATAGCGGCAGTTTCACTTCGTTCTGTCTTTTGTAACTGAACATAACCAAATTTATCATGACCTGACAATTTCTGAACTGTTGATAATAAACCATTATTGTTCCTAAATAAAGCAGAATCTGTCTGTTTAAAATCACCATTCATCCATAATGAAGAGCCTTCACCAACTCTACCAATTAGAAGTTGAACATGCTCTTTTGTGAGATTTTCTGCTTCACTTACATAAATAATAGTATTTTTAATATCTCTTCCTCGAATATATCCAAGGTGTTCTATTTCAATTGTTCCTGACATTAATTGCATTTCCAAACCAGTTTGACCACCTAAATGATCTGCTAAAGGCATTGCAAATGGTAATAATTTTTCCAATTTAGAACCAGGAATAAAACCAATTTCACTAACATCCTTGACACCAATCGCATTTCTTACATAAATTAACTTTTCAAATTTACCATCTTCAATTAATTTAAGTGCATTGGCAATCATGAGATAGTCTTTTCCACTACCAAATTTTCCAGAAATAATCTTAATTGTTTCTTCTTTATCTTGTAGCATATCAAATGCTAATACTTGCTGAGGATTTTTTGGCTTGATTTTACCCATAAAACGACTGTTGATTTGTTTATATGATAATGGATGATATTCTTCACCATTCCATTTTCTATAATCAACAACTTCACCATCAGATTTACGAATAATTAGATATTCATTAAGAAGAGAATTATATATATTCTCGTTAATATGTAAATAAAAATGACTCATTTCTTCATCAGAAAAAGTAACATCTTTATATCCAGTATATTCATCAATATTTTTTACAATATTTAACTCATTTACACCTTTTGTTGTAAGCTTAAAAATATTCTTTGAAATAAATTTACAATTTAAGTCATCTGTACATACAATAATAGGTGAAATATTATTATATGAATAGGCAGATGCTAAAATAATATTATCTGGTGTTTCATCTAAGGAAAATTCAGATATAATATTTTTAATCTTACTATCATTTGGAATTACTTCGTATTCTCTAAAATGTTCATCAAGCAAGTGAGATACTTGTCTAGCCTTATATTTAACCTCTCCATCTTTATGCAAAGAAGTCTTTATATTTTCAATTTCTTCAAGAGTTTTTTGTGATATTACAAACGACTCTTTAAATGCTTCCTTTTGTAAATTTAAGAGAGCATTAGTATCAAGGAATAATTTATATTCCAATAGGTGACACCACCTTCCTAATATATTTCGTCTTACTTGACGATTTTTGATTTTCTTAATTTCTTTAAATCACGCAATCCTTTTTCGCTTTCTGTAAGGTAATACTTAGGATGTTTTGACTTAGACTTGTGCAATCCCTCATAACCACCAAATGTATACCCCAACTTCTGTAAATCTTCGGATTCTTTCTGTGTAATAAGTATTATAATAATTCATTCCCTTCTTATTTATTTTCTGCAATAAAGCAGAAATAGTTGGAAATGCGAGACTCGAACTCACGACCTCTTGATCCCAAATCAAGCGTTCTACCAAACTGAACTAATTCCCAAAAGTAAAAAATCCCATACCGAAGTATGAGACTCTACTTAATATAGGCTGAGAAATTTGACCTAATACACTGGCATCTATTGTGGTTGGACACAATTTTTCACACTGTCGATTAGACAGTAGCCAGCAACAACACCAATTTTGCGAAAATTGGCAAACTCTTACTTTAGAGTGTTATAGATTTTCTTTCGATACATCGTCCCTTGCGAGGTTCAGAGAGTGCAAATCTCTTACGGTTGCGTCTAATTGTACTTTCTCACATATTGCCTTGCGAGCATTATATGTCACCATATTACAGATGAATAAGTTGTTTATTTCTCTAAAGTCATACACACTTTTGCTTGTTGTTAATTCATATTTTTAATATTTTTGCATTATTAAGAATTTGATTTTCTTTAAAACTTATCAAAAGTATGTACCAAATTGGATGACAGGGTGTACATTCGACCATTTCTACCTTTTGAGTAGAACCCAATCACCGCCATCCTGTATCTCTTGCTATCGAGCTACTTTACTGTTTTGTTCCTTGCTTTCGCATTAAGAAACTTCACAATAATCAAATATCAGCACTATTTCTTGCGGAAATCGCACCAATAAGACAGTAATCATCCCTACATTTCTGTATTTATGTGCAGCGCATTTTTCATTACGCCCATCTTACCATATTTGTCAGCAGTTGCCCTTAAATAGAAGGTAAGATGTAGATTATCTGTATTTTCCGTCAAGCTGTATTACTACAGTCGCAGTTTTGAATACATATCAAGAACCACTTTATACGCATTGCTGCGCTTATTTTGAGTTATAAACTCACGACACGAAATCTGCCGTTCTACCAAAGTAGAAAACTCCCACAACAGGATTCGAACCTGTAACTTACGGATTAACAGTCCGTTGCTCTACCATTGAACTATATGGGAAGAGTATCAGTGATTACACCATTATCAAAATAATGTAACCACCGATATAAGAAAGAGAGGTTAGCTTATGAGATAAACTTTTAATATTATGTAATGCCCCTATAGGGCAGGATATTAAGAAAAGCTGATTTCATTCTAAATTATTATGTAATTCTCTAACTTTTTTACGAAAATCATCAGTGAACACTGAAGTAATAGATAAAATAGAATTATTTTTTAAATTAAGATTAGATTTAGATTGTTCAAGTGGTATATATCTTGAAGTTACTTTTAGTCCAGGAAATATTTTTAATTCAACATATTCATCACTATCACTAAATTTATCCTTTACCACATCACCTAACGAATTAAGTACACGAAGTACATCTATTGATGAACAATCAATCCTATTACGAATTTCATTTGCAATATCATTTTGATTATAATATTTTTTTCCTTGTTGTATTGTAATTCCTCCTTTGCTATAATCGCATTTATAGAATTTTACAATAGAGTAGGGCAGTAATCATAAAAGTAATAAGTAGAAAACTACCCTCTCCTATGTAACTTTAATTTCGCTCTCATATGAGAACTGTAATTAGCTGTCAATTTCCGAATTTACTTGTTTTTTTGTAATTTTAAACCCAATATTAAATAATTTAATATCAGATCCATTACCTTCTAATTGGAGAATTTCATTTTTAGATTGGATAATAGCTTTATTAAAGCTATCATTACCACAAAGATACAAAACTTCTAATAAAAGATTTTTGATTTGAGAATTTTCTTTATCCTCAAGAGAAGAAAGTAAACGATATAATGTTGAAAAACCAATTGTTTCTGATTCAATATCTGCAATTAAATCAACTTTAAGCTTATTTGCTTTATCATTTCGTTCTTCTTTTGAGTCGGAATCAATGGCGAATATATTCTTCCTTTCATTTATGTATTTCTTTAAAATACTATAAATTCGATTTATCTGTTTTTGATTTATACTAGATGTCCTAAATAAAGAGTTATCTAATATAGATACAAATGGAAGCCAATCCTTTTTATAAGGATTCTTAATTTTAAATCCATTAATAATAGTCTGCAAATAATCCATCGAAGTGTGACATTTACAATAATGTTTCTTGTCGGGATTGTAATATCCTTTTTGTTTAGAGATATGAGAGAAGAAGTGTGGCATACGCTTTTTGCCTCTTACTAATTCGCCTTCTTCATTTTCTTCATATTCACGCACAAACTCATCATACTTTTCACGTAACTTGTCTAACTCCTTACCATTGTTGATAATAAATTCTTTCTTTGCTTTATCAATTTCAATTCCAGACATAACATCTAACTGACATATATCATAATACAATTCCTTAATATCATCATAAGTAGCACCATGATACATCTTATCCCAAAGTAAAGAATTTAATTCTTGTGATAGATTAACAATTTCACCGATTTTATTTACAGATGTTTTAATATCAAGATCTGCCTGTTGTTCAGGTGTATAATATCTTTTAACTTTTGTTGAACTAACAAACGATGTTGGTGTTTTGAATATATGATAATTTCTTTTAGCTGCACGAATGAGTTTTTCATTATCTGTTAACATTACTGTATCACTATCAAAATCAGCACCCGATAGTCTCTGCAATACATTTTCTCCAATAGAATTAATACACACAATCTCATTTGTAAGATTAAGATAACAATCTATCAATTTATTCTCCGTATTATATGGAAGCCAAATGTTTCCAATTGTAACATGAGGTGAACGACTAGCAAGAAGAGTTTTGTTATATTCAAAACGTGTACTATGTATGTTGCCAATTCCAATTTGACTTTTTCCTTCAAACTTACCGATTGATTGTTGTAGCATTTCTATTGGATTGCCAAGAAGAGTAGAGTAATTACCATTTACATAAATATGTCCATTTTTGAGATTTTTGTAATATGAACGAAGTAAGTCAATAAGAAATTCTTGATAGTATTTTGTTTTTGTAAAATTATCATTCACACACATTAAGTTATAAACTACATCATTCTTACTACTCATAGGTTTATCCATAGGTGACATTTCATCAATATCAGGATATTTAATGTAATAGCGCACAACTTCTGGTCTATCTCTAAGCATTTGTGCAAAGTCGAGTGATTCCTGCAAAAATTCCCTTACTTCATCTTTTGACATCTGAAGAGTATTGAGTAATTGATAATGAGTCTGTACCAAACGACCACCAAAGAAGTGAGTTTTCTTATCATGCTTTACAACACCAAAATCAGAATATAAGTGGTCAAGCCATTCGTCCCATGTACTAAATTTCAAATATTTAATACTGTTAGGTGTGGTAATTAGCTTTACATCTTCAATGCGTGTAGCTCTTGTTTTACCATTGAGCTGAGATACATCTGTTATATTATTATCTTTGAACCATTGTTGGATATTGCAGTTAAAACAACAAGACTTGAACATTAGATTTCTAAGCAGAAGCATACCATATTCTGAATAATCACCAAATAATGATATATCCATAAGAGACTGACCATCCCAAATTGTATTTGTGATTTTACAATTCTTTTCAGTGGTTTTAAGCCATCCATCTTCATCGTGAGTCTCGATTACATCCTCATTAAATATGCTATCATAGTCATCAATTAAAAGAATATTTTCTGGTTTAATTGAAATTGTATCAATAATACTACTAGATGGAAGAGCAATATATCCCTCATATGCAGCTAAGTCAATTGGATCGCCTTGATTGTATTTAAGACTACCTGAACTGAACTTTAAAATTGATTCATATAAATCTTCTCTGATAAAGAGACATTTACCAACTCTTGCTGAACCAGTAGAACGTTTCATACGACAATATTTAATACCATTACATATAAATCCATCTTTATACAACTCAGTTCTAAGTTCTGCATTTGTCTTTATAGTCTTTGGTTCACCCTTTTTGTGATACTGAGTTTGAATCTCTTTGACAATAGATTTATCTTTTTTGTCGTAGATGTTTACCTGCTTTTTAACAAATGGTTTTGGTATATCAATCGGATCTTCAATTTTTTCATTCGTCTTAATCCCAACAATTTCACCTTCGCTATTTTTAGCAATTCCATCTTCAAATGTAAGTTCTCTGTAATCATATCCAAGTCTTACAAAAGTGTTTTTGTTCATCTGATTCCATTCTTTAACGGAATACTTAAATGTGAGATTAATTACATTCACAGAATAATCGTGCTTTTTAATTCTAAATGAAAAATCATGTTTTCTAAATTTCCTATAATAAATATCTTTTAATTCTATAAGATCCAAACTGTAATCAAGTGTATTAATAAATTTTCGTAAATTATACTGTCCATCTTTGAGTTTTAAATTATATCCTTCTGGATTTTCCTCAATGTAATGTGCTGATAAATAAATATCCTTTGCATCAATAGATGGTATGTAAATTCCTGTATTATCCAATAGTTATACCTCCATATTTAATCTAAATTCTCCCAAAATTCATCTTCAGAATCATATCCACCATAATCTAAGCTCTCTGCGAATTCATGAGATGATTTTATAGATGCTTTGCAATAACATTGCTCCAATTCAGAACATTCTTCACATCTGAAATTGCTGTCAAATTCACATTCCGAAAGTTCATCTATAATCAATTCTTTCATTTCTTCAACATTGTCAAAATTATTATTCATATAAATTTACCTCCACTTATATATTCTCTAAATGAAATTTCTATTTACAATTATTCAAACCACACAGGAGCTTTACCTATGTCATATTTCTTGCAAATAAGATACGAACAATATCCGTCTATCAATTCATAATTTCTGTCAATTATAATCTTCCCCAGTTCACCATACTTGATGAATGTATTTTCTTTCTTCCTGAATTTTCTGTAATTGGGTGGAGTAGCAAGAAATTCTTCTCTAATTTTAATCTCATTAATTGGAATCCAATATTCCTTATTTGAACTGTAATCAATATCAAAAAATATTTTCAGTCTATCAATAATTCTCATCTTTATAATCCTCCTCGTCCATTGTTTCGACACGATATCCCAACCAATCTATAAGATAATCAGTACATGGAATACAGTCTCTATGTATATATTGTCCTTCTGAATTTCTCAGATAATCTTGTCCACTTAAAATACCCCCACCACAATAGCAACATAAGTAATTATATTTCTGATGAAAGTTTGGACATCTTATAAGACAAGGATTATTGCCACAAATGTTGCACATACATATAACCTCTCTTTTTAATTTATACATTCATAGGAATATCCATCGTTGCTTGTATAGTAAATATGTTTTATCCCTAAATCTTTAATCGCTGCCATACAACTTGGACATGGACGACACATACCAAATTCTCTGTCTAATCTCGTTCTAAAAATATATAATTTTACTTTTTGGAAATTTATATCCAGATGACGGATAGAATTAAGACAATTGATTTCAGCATGTAAAGTCGGTTTAATACCATTCTTATTCCATGAATTTCTATATCTGTTATAATATTTTTGAATAGGATGCGTTTTAATTGTATTACAACCAATTCCTATTACATTTCCTTGGTAAACGGCTATGCACCCTATATGTGTTTTTTTATAATCCGAGATGGTAGCAGCCATTTTAGCTTTTTTAAAATATCTATAATCTGATTTACTTAACATTTCTCTCTAACTCAAACATAGCAGTTCCTCTATCAATACAATCAAGTTCATATTTGTATCTGTCCATATATCTCTGAATAATTCCTCTTTCTATAAGCATTTCAATATATTTCACTAAATCATTCTTGATTGTTTTTATCTCAGAAGAAAACTCTATTTCAATCTGGTCATCCATAAGATCTAAATGGTCAATATCTGTCTGTTTAATGTAGAAAGTAGCTAAATAAGATTCTTTCTCTTTATTCCATTTTGCCAAGGTAACCACTGTGTAATTATTATGTAAGTCTACGCTAATACCAACATTAGCAATAATTTCGTATCTAAGCATGTACCGCTTCCTCCTTTAAATTTTGTCTTTCTTCACAAGCCTTAAGCTTTTTGTTATAATCTCTAGTTGTACATTCTCTCTTTTTGGTTTCATCAAACTTAAAATCTGCCGCTATACGACTGGCAATATTAACTCCACAGCCACCGAAATCTGATTCGACTAGCTTGGGATAGCATACAAGCTTATTCTTTCTCTTAAGTTCCATTGTTCTTCTTGCTACATGATTTTCTGTTTCCTTTGTCATAAATATTTGTTCTCCTTGTTAAATAGTTCATATCATCGCTCCTTTATATATAGTGTGATACGGTTTATGTGTTACTTTTATATATTCCCTTATTGCAAAAGGGTTTTATTAAAAAATTAAAATATGAGGGTTTGTTCTAATTCACTGATATGGTATAATCATTAAGATGTGTATATACACTTGTAACTCATTAACTAAAGTCACGACTGATTCTTATATCAGGTACGGAGGTGTGATTATGCACATTAAAAATAGTGAAATCTATAATCTTTCCTATTTTAATAGTGTCTTATTATGAAAGGAGGATTGTAGATATTGCTAATCATTATTCTTACACCAGCTGTTATAATCGCAGTTTTGAATCTTGTTAAATATTGTGTTAAGTGTTTTACACGGTATAAAGAATTGAAGCTACTTGTAACTTCAGGAAAAGAACGTGTCGCCATCACGAAAAATGGCATATCATATAAGAAATAGGATATAGTAGGTACGTGAATTACTATTGTATTCATTTCTTATAGTAACTTTTTTAACAATAATTCACCAGTGAATTAGAAGCCTCACTGCAAATTAGAGTGTTTAGTGTAACACTCATTGCGCAAATTTATGGTAAAGAGATATTGTCGTAAGTGGCAGTATCTCTTTATGTTCTTAACTTATTGTTCTCCAAAATCTCTATTTGTTTTTTGATTTCCTCACATGGATCATATTTATTATCAATTCTTTGACCATGCTCATCATTTATAAAATGTCTATAATCAACAAATACCTTTGGAGTAGTTAAATATTTTTCTTTCCCATCTTTAATATATTTTTCTCTCTTCATAGGTTGACATTTTATAATTTTTAATTCTTCCAAAATATCAACTATGCGTCCTATATATCTCTCAGAAAGTCCAATATCTTCTGAAATCGTTTTGAAATACCGATAGCAACAGAGGGGTTTATCTTCTATACGATTCAAATTGACACGAATATAGGAAAGTAAGAGTAAGATATAAGCAGATGACATTCTCGCAAGGTCTATATTTTTACCTTTTAACTCTTCCTTAAAATTCAATATTTTATCCAATTCATCAAAATAAATGATTCCAAAATTATCAGGCACATCGAATTTTTCAATATTTAGTTGTACTTGCTGATATTTCACCGAATTGGTGTTTTCTTTTAGACACTTCTCAAAATCAGGACATGATTCAAAATATCCATAATGAGAGAGAAGTAATAGAACTTCATAATATTTTTGATTTATTTTCCCATCTCTGTAATTAGGTTTCAGTTTAGACCAGTGACAAAGTTCTGTTGTAGAAAATGCCACCGTGTCATCAAGTGAACGTCTTGTGCAAAGATATGAGAAGATTATTACACGCTTAGATGAGAGATCTTTATCATAGATGATTTCTCGTGGAATTTTTACATAGTTTGGCAAGACGTATCACCTCACTATGTTAATCTTCTAATAAGGACATTTTTAATCTTTTGTTCTTATTTAAACCAGAATTGTATTCATTTACATAAATCTTTGCATATTTTAAAGATGGTTTCTTTGTATATTTATCATTATCTGCAATTTCTTTAATGATAGATGGGGATTTTTTCCCGACAGAAGTAATAAGTCTCTTATTGTCAAAAATACCTTTATATGTTTCATAAAAGTCAAACATTCCCCTAATATAATTCCACTGCAATGATTTTGAATTTCCATTCCAACAGCCCTTGACTAAATCCATACATTCAATAAAGCCATCTACGTCATTTCTTGACGAATATTCCTTATACATATCTAATAGTTTTGCAGGACACTTAATTTTATAATCATTTCCTGGTTCTTCTCCAAAAATATCTAACTTAAAGCCAAGTGCTTTTATGCAATTATTAAAATCCTGTTCAATCTTATTTTTTTCATATGTACCATTAATCTGAGATGTAAGTGTGCGTTTTCTATTCTGTGGCTTTTCTTTTGTATTAGTTATGGTAAACCAATCATTCTCTTCCTCAATAGTTAAACCATAACGAAGTTCACACGGTACAGTCGTCCATCCTCTCATCTTTAAAATTGCAATAGTATGCTGACCATCACATACTTTCATAGAACCATCTTCTCTAACGCTAACTTTTACTTCATCTACTTCGTTTTCATCAAAATATTCATCACTACTAAGTTTTTCTACACGTTTCATATCAATATCTCTCTGATAGTTAAGCATTGCATCCAATTTATCAATTGGTACTTCCTTATGTGCAATCTTATTATCTGTTACTTTTGTTCCTTTTACTAAGTCTTTTAATTTCATTATCTAATCCTCCGTTTTTAATGTTATTTTTTTTGCTAATTCAATAGCGGTTAATAGTTTTGCTATATTATTCTCCGCATTGGTAATGCATTCATCTAATTCTGATTTAGTTACACGATTTTCCATATCATTAAGAATACTAACAAATCCATCATAAAATCTTTCAAATCCAGTATTCATACATTCAATTATGTCAATCTTGTAATTCCAAATAGAATCAAGATATTCTTTTGACTTTTCAGTTTTAAGGTCTTCGCATATTTGCCTTACCTCTTCACTAACTTGATTTTTTTGAGACGATTGAGAAGGTTGAATAGTAGGAGAGGGTGTGGTTGGTGGTTCAGTATTATATTCTCTATCTTTATTATCAGATATTTGTTCTTTTTTCTTCTCATTCTGTAATTCTTTATAGCCAGCACTAATAGAAGTTTTACCTGATAAAACACGATTCTTAAGTTCTTCATTATTTGAATCAAGAACACGTTTTGCTTGTCTATAAGTTTCTTTTCCAACATTTGCAATTTTAGCCAACTTTGAATTGGTTTCATTTTCTGAACGATTATTAGTTTTGTCAGCTTCCACCAGATTTGGTGTAAGCTGTGGATTAGCTCCACCAGTTGAAGTAGCCTGTCTTTCTTTTGCTTGCTTTTCATAAATAGGTCGATACTTTTCAGCCACAGCAATTCTTTGAATAGGAGATAAGTTGCGTCTGCCAAGTTGGATATCCAACATCCATTCCATAACTTCATCCTTCGTCTCATACCCAAGAGTACCAACAACGTACTCAATATTGTGTTTTTTACAGATAGAATAGCGATTGTGTCCATCCACAATGAATCCATGCCATTCCATAATAGGAAAATTTTTATCAAATCCATTTTCTACAATATTTTTTTCGAGCTGTTTGTACTCATCATCAGTAAGTGGTGGTAATAAATCCCTTAATTCAGGATCGATTTTTAATTCTTTTTGTTCCATTTTCTTTCCTTTCTTCTAAAATATAATTTACAGTTACAATTTGTGAGATGAGAGTATTGTAAGTGGTACAATAGTATATTCTCCATCTTGACTTCTAAAAGTCGTGAATTTTTACATTTATGAAATTGTCAAAAATTCATTTGGGTACATGTATGACGTACCCAAAAGTAAAAAATTTCTTCATTTGGGTACATGTCAGGTGTGGATTTGTGTAGGTCAATATCTATATAGACTCATATTATCAAGAGAAGAATATTACGCTTGTATTTCGCTTACGCTTCATACAAGCTCTATAATTTTTTGTTTGATTGTTATTGATTGGTTTAGGTACATGGTGTTTTTGATTAACGTTTTCATTTGGGTACATATGAGATGTACCTATGTGAAATTATTCTATATTTAATTCTTGAATTTCTTCTTCTGACATAGAATCCAATTTCTTTAATGCTCTTTCAATATAAATAAGTTCTAATAATGTAAAGTTATCTATTATTAATTTTGTATCATGGCTATTAATAATATCTATATAAATATGATTAGATAGTTTCTTGGCAACGGATTTTCTTGTTCTTTTAAATAAAATTGATTTTTTCATAATATCATTCTCCTTTTGAATTATTCTCTTTTTCTAAAACAACATAATCAGCAAATGAATCTTCAATAAAAAATATAGGTAACTTATTATGATATCTTTCATATATTTTTTAACCTGATATAGCAATAAGAAAACTATTGTTACCTTGTCTTGATTTTTCTAATTGCTCTAATTCAGTTTTAAATTTTCCATTCTTAACTGAACCTATTTTTCCACAGATGGAACAATATCCATATAACTTTGTGTTTATGAATGTTTTCCCTGTAAATGCAATCGGAAATTGAATTAAACATTCTTTATATTGATGTTTGTGCTTTGATTTGCGATTGCTCTTTGAAATATTGCTTTCTTTTTGTTTAAGATATTTTGATATATCATCTTGTATCATAGATTACTCCTTTGATATATTATTCTCTTCAATTGTCTATCCCACAGATGTTCTTTTCTTGCTAACGCTGCGAAAAGACCGCCCTTATCAAAGGGCTACATCTTGTGCTTACGCACATACTATCTTTTTGAGCTTGTATATAGTTTTCTCATACCCCCTATCTGTGGAGTAAATTAACGATTTTGAGGGTGAATTTCAATTTTTATGTCTTAGGTGATAACTTATAAGGGTATGAGATAAAAGTGGCTAATTTTTTCTGTGAGGTGTGATTTTTTCTCCCTAAATAGATTGAGAAGTGATTTAATATGCTAATTCATCAAATATATTTCTATAAAAGTTACATGATAAGTTATTAAATGTTTCTGTTGTAATTAGTTTTAAGTTACCCATATAGAATCCTCCTTTAAATTTATTTTTTTATTTGGTAAGAGTGGTGTAATAATTATTTACAATAGATTGTTCTCTTAAAGAGATTTAAGTTTTTAAGAATTATTAAATAGAATAGTGGAGAATAATATAAATTTATGCAATAAAAAACAGACAGCTTAATTACCGCCTGTTAATTTTTTATATTTATTTGATTTATATTGATAACCAGTTAGATTCTGGTTTTGCAATAAGACGAGCATTATTATATGCCATATCAAGTGTTAAACATGTGTGACCTTGATAATAATTTCCTACTTTAGTTACGGTTAAAGCTAATGATGGAGTAGTATCATCCTCTAAGCATAATGGAAGTAACAACTGAATCTTATTTTCATAATATTGTGGTATTGCCAATTTATAATTAGCTGATACTCGCTTCTTCATAGTTTCTATTGAACCATTGAGATTGTTAAGAATATTTTTGCTATCTTTAAGCTTTTCGGGAATTCTTTCAATATTATTAATATCTTTCAATATATGTTTATAATTAATGTTTATTTCGTAGTGCCAATCAAATAATAAGAGAGATGGATCATCAAAATAATTTGCTCTTGGTGGGCGATCAGAAATATTCATATTTCCTAAATCATATGATGTAAGAAACTTTAATCCATTTTTGCTTTTATCTTGATATGCGTATATTGGTTGATAGAATTCGGTAAAAAGTCCTGTGTTAAATAGTGCATATTCATTATTAATAATTACGTTCTTTTCAGAAGATAATTTTTTATATGTGTGAACCATATAATTTGTAAGAATTTTATTATTAGTGTATGTATCATTAGACCAATTTTCTTTATCTGCTATTTTAATTATATCTTCTATATAATCATTCCAGTTTACATTGAAATACGCCATATATTCTGCTCCTTCTGTATTTTTAAATGCTTCTGCAAGTATATCATATTTTCTTGATTCATGGAATGGAAAAATAGTTGTATCATCTGGCTTGTACAATTTAAATGGATATGATTCATATTCTTGTGATTCAAGTGGTATATATTCTCCTTGTAATTTAGTACATGCTTTTATATAAGCTTCTTGTGGTGTATCAGCATAAACAAAATAAATGTAATCATATGGTTCATAACAATATGCTGCCGTTGTTGGTATTAAATATGTATTCATTTGTAAACCCTCCTTAGAAATGTGATTTATACAATTTTATATTCTCTTTTTTAAATTTGTTCTGATATAAAATTCTTTACATGGAATATAAGGAGAAAAATGTATGATTTTGAGTCTATTTTGGATTTTTATATGTCAGGTGGCTAGTTGTTAGGGTAGAGGGTAAAAATTGAAATTTGAGCTATGAGAATTGATTTTTATATAAGTGTGAGAATTGATAATATTATTTATAGTAAATGTGCATGAATATATATAGATAGTTAATGTGATTTTGGGTGATGTAAAAAATTGACCTTGTATTTTGAGCATTTAGGTAGGTAAAAATGATTTTATGTGTTATTGGTAGGGTGGAACAAAAAGGCTGCGTATGGGCAAGATAAGGGACTTAAATGAGAAATGAGATTTTCTTATATTGTTATAGTAGAATTTTTTGATGGTTTGTATTGAATTTGGGATTCTGGCATGGTTTTATATATTCATCTCTGTGTGAAATGGTTGTGATATTTTTTTGAAAATAAAAAAGACAACTATACTAAGTTGTCTTTTATAAATAAAGTTGTTTATGTTAATTTTTTAATGGAATCATAATTTTCTATTACACGTCTTAGTTTTGTTACAAAATATGAAATATCAGCAAAATAATTAGGATATGCCAATCTTAATGTTTCGAATGAAGAAGCTGACACTAATACAACATTAATATTTGATCCTTGTTCTATTTTTCCATATAATTTTGTCGCTGTTTCGAGATTTGAGGATTTAAACGGTTTTACAGTAACAGTCATTTTATCATAATTGAGTAATATTATATAATATAAATTTTTATCTTTTTGGTTATATTTATTACTCGCATGATTAATAGAGACATTTAATCCGCTAAGAGTAGATATTATATTGTTTTTATTATCAAGATACTTAATTTCTGATATTAATTCATCAGCCCATTTAGATGTATTGGGACATATAGGCATTTTCTCTTCTATAGCAAACAAAGAAGATACAAGAGTAAAGAATCTTAATATGTCATAATCTCCCTGACTGGATTTAAGATTGCTTTTTGTATATATCCCCATCATTTCAACAGCAGTTGCCCACATGTGTTGTAATTTTGTACGAAATTGAATTTCTATGAACATATTTTTATTATAAGTGTCTTTAGATTCACTGTGAAATTGATATACCATATGATAAGATCTATAACCTGATTCTTTAGGATTGGCAATATAATCATATTCACGTTTAAGTATATGTCTTATTCGAGAAAATTTATATCTATCTATTGCATTATAAACTTGTTCTATAGTGTCAACAATTACTCGGCATCCACCTAAATCTTGCATTTTATATAATTGCATCTCAGGAAATCTTTGAATTTTACCAGTTATGGATTCAAGTCGTTTTAATCTTTGAACAACAATGGCATTTGGATTCTTTTGACGAAGATTACTACAAATGACTTGTAATGGATAAGCGTGTGCAGCTCTCCAATTATTTAATATTACCAAAGCTTCTTCTCTTTCTTTAGGAGTAGAAAATGGATCGGCTATGATTTTACCAGCTTTGTTAATCTGATTGCCTGAGTATCTTGGTACTTCCCATTTAGTTATAGTTGTATTTTTCATAGAAAATTCCTCTTTAATCTGTTTGATTAATAAATCAATATCGTTATCATTAATTATATCATTGATTGAGAGGGAATTCATTATATTTATTAAATCTATAGTTTTTTTCATTATAATACTCCTTTTTGAATTGTATTTTTATATATGTTCACTTATATTTATTCCCTACTTTTGAATTATTGAACATTAATTATTGAACAGGAGCATTTTTGTGATGTGTTAAAGGAAAAATTGATATCGACTTAAACATTGATAGATATATGTTTTTTAAATATTGGGGTTATATTTTAGATTTTGAAATTTTTTAAAATGGGATTAAAAATGATTAAAAATGGCTTGATTAGTGGTTTTTGACGATATGGGGTACGATATGGGGTTGGAATGCGGAGATTTGGGATTTTGCTTGATTTTGTTGGGGATTTTGAGGTTGGGGAAGGATAGATTTTTAAGTTGGTATGTGGAATAACCAGCTAAGTGGATGCTGCCAAAATGTGACTATCATTTTAGTTTTAAGTACCCCCAACATATAAAAACAATGGCTAATAGATATATATTAACCATTCTTTTTTACTGGCACTTTTGAGCAGAACCTATGTAGTTTTTAAAACTATGTTAGATAGTTTGATTTGCTATGTGATATCATTCTGATATCGTTTAAAAAGCTGATAATATTATCAAATTAATTTGTAACAATTCTGTAACATTTTGTAATAAAGATGTAATATAATAAATCTGTAACATATTGTAACAGTTACTTAACAATTTGTAATACTTTTGTAACAATTAAAAATATTCAAAAATATTTAAAAAACTTGTTGACAACAACAAGTCAATTTGATATTATAATGTCAACAACAAGATAACAGCAAGTTAATACAAGATAACAAACGAGATTGTAAACAATGTTTTAACTTTCTATCAAATAGTTGTTGACAAGTATCCAACAATGTGATAACATAATCACAACGAAACAAGCAAGGAGGTTGATAACCTGATAACAAGTTAATATTAAAAAGTGGCATAAGTCTTGCAGGACTTACACCACATAGGACTTTAAGAATAAAGCCGATTACATTCTTTATTCTATCACGATTCAGTGAAAAAGTCCACACAATTTTTACATCTGCATAACGATTGTTTGACGGCTCAAGCCTGATGACATAGTGGGTTATTGTAACCTACGCATCTTGTAGATTTGTACTTTGATAAATAAATACAAGCTCAATCTATAAAAATTTGAGGGCTACCAGTCTACCCACTTGAGGGCTACCGCTTGCGGTAATAAGTGAATATATAGCAGGGTGTAGGGTAATAAGTGCATAAAGATTGAATGATTGACAGATGTATTTCATAAAGCACACTTTGAAGATATGAGAATAACCTGCTTGCATTCTGCGAGTATAAAAAGTTATAGGTGTTTAACTGATTATTTCTTAGACTGTCAGCCACGGGGCAAGGATAAAATAAACAAGTGTAGTGATTATTCCACTTACTAGCAGGTAGTTTCACGCTTTAGCGGTAGGATTAAACCTTTTAGAAGTGGGTTCAATTCCCACAAGTGGATTGCGTAATAAAAATTTTTTACGCTCAAACTATAATAATAAAATCATTTTGCAACTATGCGTAAAATAGTAGAAAGAGGTATATTATGGCAAAGAATCAGATTAATTTCTCAAAAATGAGTAAGGAAGCAACAACACAATTAAAATCTTTTAAGGAATCAGCACTTGCAATAGCAGTAGAAGATTTACGCTTTAAAGCAGAGATAAAGCCTCTCAAAGCACAGTTAGAATCTATTCTTGCAAACCGTCAGAATGATATTGACAATGGTATGAATGTTGATGAAGTGGTTGCTAAGTTTCCACGGATAGAAGTAGATAATAAAATTCGCCAGGCTGAAACTGCACATAAAGCTATTGTTGAACCACTCACAAAGTCTATGAAAGAGACTTATATTTTTATTCCTGATGGTATGCATGAAGCCTATACTAAAAAGATTAATGAGCATAAGCGTGGTGACTTTTTGGAAGCAATCAAGCAGTTTCTTGTAAATCTTGGTATTGAAGATTGTTCTCAGGCTCAGATTAGCAAACTTGCTGAGAATATGTCAGATATGTTTGGTGCAAGATATGCTCAGAGTAAGAAGATTGTCAATGATAATACACTTGTAACAGCTATCAGCAAAGCACAGTTTAGCAAGCTTTTTATGGCTGTATTCTGTGAAATGTATGTTAAATAAGTAACTTGTAAACACGCAATAAATCCGCTATACTATAATTAGAAAGGCGGTGGAAGGATGGAAGAAATGAATAACCAGGAAACAATTAAAATTTGTGTGGAAGAATTTTCACGCTTGCAGGAATGGATGGAAATGACAGAAAAGGAAACGCCTTTATATAAGTCAATGAAGGTGCGTTATAGAGATTTAAAAGTTATTCTATCCGCTTTGGGTGTGAATGTAACGGAACTTGATACAATAAAAGAATAGTGCATAGTTAGAAGGGCAGACAACGCAAAAGTCTGCTCTTTTATAGTGTGCATTATTTGTACATAATAGTTGACAACAAGTTAATGCCATACTATAATTAATGAAGCAACTAGGAGGTGACAATGTAAAATGGCAAAAAAACAATGGGGTACAACCTACGATGAAGAGATTTTAAAACAATTCCAGGCAACTTGTGAAGAGTATGGCATGAAGGCAAATACTGTTCTTGAAGCCCTTATGAAATATTTTAATGAGGGAAAGTGTAAGCTTGTAATAGATAAGTCAGGTATATCTATTACAGTTGATAAATAACATTTAAACTGCGTCAAATATAATAACCACACCAACAAAGCACCCAAACGCAAAGGGTGCTATTTTTTTACCCTAAACAAATACTAAAAGAAAGGAAACTAAAGCAATGCGAAAAGAAATCGAATTTACACACCAAGAAAAGCGAAAATTACTCACGGCAATCTTAACAGTCACACTCTCAATTTCTGCCTTATTTATAGGTAGAGCAGTTCAAAAGGTAACTTACAACAATCACACATACCCACTATCAACAGTGGTTGAGTGTGTGAACGGAAACGAAATAACAGCCAAGGATTTTAATGGAAACCTTTGGACATTCACAGATAACACAGAAGATTGGATCAAGGGAGATATCTGCTCATTAATAATGCACGACAATTATACAAGCATTATCTATGATGATGAAATCATCAAAGCTCAATATTCAGGTTTTATAAGATAAAGAAGGGAGAATATAACTATGAGTAAAACAAAATATGATGCTATACGCATCGCAAAGCAATTACAATATTCAGAAGATACATTACAGGCAATAGCCAATGCAAAAACGGAAAATGAAATATCACGCATAATGCGTGATGCAAGATTAAAGGAGGTATAAAGGAAATGCAGAGAGTAATAATGTTTACAGCGTCAAATGGAAGTCAGATTGTAGATTTTCGACCTGACGCAGATATCAGAAGAGAAGAAGAAATTTATATGTTTCAAAGAAGAGAAAGAGAAAAATACTATAAGAAACTTGAAGAAGCTGACAGTATAAAAGGCAGAATAAAATCATTTGTAAGGAGGATATTTGCATGAAACCAAACGGATATTATAACGGATTTGCTTATATGGGTTTTGTACCATCAATAAGTAAATATCAACAGTTTGAAAGTGAAGTTGAATACAGGAACTATTTAAAGGAAAGAGGTGAAATCTGATGTACATAACGTATGAAGAACCATTAAAAGATAAAACATTTACAGAAAAGCAGATGTATGAAGTCTACAGAGATATGGCAGATAAAGCAGAATATCCAGACTTTGAGTGTTGGAAAACAGATATGCTCAAGTCAGGAGTGTTTGAGAAAATGTAACGGCAAGCGAAAGCAAGCCGTTATTTTTATACAACAGAGAATATATAAAAGAAAGGAAGTGAGATTTATGCACAATTTTAGAAAGTCAAAGCGAATGCGTGACTTTGATGTGATATTACGGAAGAACGGATATACGCCGACAAGGTGCAAAGGAAGTCATTTTGTATATATTAATCGAACAACGCATAGGATAATGCCTGTCAATAAGGATCTAAATGATATGGTAAAACAGAGATTAATTAAAGAATATAACTTGGAGGTGTGAGATGAAAGAAAATCATAGAGAAATATTAGTAGTATCAAATGAAAAAGGTAAAAAATTCTCTCTTATTGAAACAGATAATAATTATATTGTAGCTTGCGGATATTCTGCCTTGGAAAGATGGGGACAGCAGTGGGAACATGGTATATATTATATGTTTTTAAATGATAAAGAAAAATTAGTTGCACTTAATAAAGCAACTGAAAAGCTGTTTGAAAAAGTAAATAAGAATTATATTCCACGGACAAGACTGGAAGAACTTGCGACATCCTTTAAGGACGGACTTATTTCCGATGATAGAGAAAGTGCGTTTGAATTTTTTGAAAATTGTTGTGAGATGACAGATAAAGAGAAAGAGTGGTTCGGTATTGAAGAAGATAGTCCAATAGCAAACACAAAGTTCGAGAATCCTATGTACAACAAGGGATATGATGATGGATTCTCTGATGGTGCAAACAGTGTAGAAAGTGAGAAAGAATGAAGGAGAATGATTATGAAATATAATTTAGAATTTAGCGGAAAAGATTGCAATGATGAAAAATATACTATGTTAGGAACAGTGGAAATAAGTGAAAGCAAGTGTTTTCAGTATGGAAATGGCAAGGTAATGAAATTTAATGTTGCTGAAAAAGAGAAGGGATATTCAAACACTAATTCATATGATATTAGATACGACACAAGATATAAAAATGATAAGGAAATAGAATATATAAGGCAGTTCATAAAAGATAATTTTGCACAGGTTATTGAAACTTCGATTGTTATTAATAAGATAAATGAAAGCATGGATATGTCAACATTTATCAAAATAGGAAACAGAAGAGAAGCCTATAAAGATTATTGTGAGTTTGAGAGTGGTTTTGATGATAACTGTAGAACGGAGTTATCTTATGAAGAGTTTTGTAAAGAACTTAATAAAGGTTATGGAAATTCAGACTGTATACAAATTGCTAGATTATATGAAGATACGAAAGGAGTTGTTTGGTATGACAATGAATATATATAAAAACAAAGGTAAAGAATATATCGATGTTTTTGTTGATAAAAGCACAAGCAATGGATTGTTACGGTTTGGACACGAAATATCAGTGTCTTTCTTAAAAGAGAAAGATAAGTTGATATTTGATTCAGCATGGCATGTTGGAGTTAGTGAAATGTCATGGAATTCATCAGAAGAAGATTCATTTGAAGAAACATTCCCAGGATTGTTAGAAGAAATGAGAAATGAAGTTATGAAGATGACGGAGGAAGGGTAAGGACAAATCATGAAACGTAAAAAAGTATTATTTGTAGATGGGATGTCAAATGACTTCCTTCTTATTATAACGGATGCGTCAAAGGCAGCCATAGAAGAATACTGTCGGTGGCATGTTGAGCAAATGGAAAATGGTTGGAAAAACTGCGAGACTTTTCAGCCATTAAAAGCGATGTACTATGTCAAAGAGTTGCTTGATAGCGAAATTGACGATAGAGAAAACTTAGAACTCATCGGTTATGATGAGTGTTATGATTTTAGCACTTATCATAATTAAGAATTGGATAATTTTTTTGGAGGTATGAAATGACGTACACAATAGAAGCAAAAACAGAAAAACATTTGACAATGGAATTATGCCACAAGGCAGATGAAATTGTCCCATCTGGAATGATTGAAGAGGTATTACCTTTTGTTGTGTCATTTCATGACTTAAAGGGAAATGATATACAGAAGGCAAAGAGTTTTATCATGGAACATTTTGGAAATCCAGAGTGTAAGGTTGCAAAAGAACATTATAATGGATGCTTTTGTAACCTTGAATATATTTAGAATGCGTATGGAATTGGATAATTCATAAGGAAAGGTAAAGGTAAAATAATGAGTTTTCAGGAATTTGAACGTAAATACTCTTATCTTTTATCTTGGGAAGATGCAGAGAAAAAGGTAGGACGAAAATTAGATTGGAATAACAATTTTGATTGTTGTTTATATCATGATTTGTTAGTAGAAGCTGTAAATGCAAAGTAAATACGTGTTTCATTAGAAGGTAGGTGAAGGATATGAAAGTAACAAAGAAATTAGAAGGACTGTTAGCAAAAGCATCTAAAAAACTTGATGCCGCACAAGATGCTAGAAGCGAAGTTATGGACTATCTTGAGGAGCATTATGGGATAGATACAAGAGAGGAATATGAGGAAATAGAAGATCAATGTACATGGTGCTATGGAGTTGATGAAGATAGTGTAAGAAAATTGATCGAAAAGGCAAAATAAATTCGCATTTCAAAGGCAGATTGGAGGATATTATGAATTTATATGATGGTTGTGAATCAAATAATGAAATCATTTATGGTTTTACTTCACTTGATTTTTACGATAAATTAGAAAAGCGACAAAATGAAATTTTATCACAAGGAAAGAAGGTTGTGTTTGTGGAATCAAATACAAGTGTTCATTCAGGTGCAAGAGTTGTTATATATTCTGATAAAATTCCCGAAATAATGCAGAACTATAAATATAGATACGTCAAAATCAATGGAAAATGGACAAGAAATAGTCTTCTTGGATATTGTGATTGCTGTGGAAAATATAGAGAACTTATTTGTTTGAGTAACAAAGGCAATACATGTGAAGATTGCTGTGATATAGGATTTTAAATGAAACTAAGATTTACAAAGATTGGAGTAATTAAAATGATAACAGAAAATGTACGGAAACAGTTAGCAGATTATAGAAAGCATGGTAAAAAGTTAAAATATCTCATCAATTATCTTATGGGATTAATTGATGATGAGGATGATTTTGAAAATATCATCATAAGGGAAATGAAAGCACTTGCATTTAATGAAGATGAGATTGTTGAATGTTTGGAGTATCATTTTGGGTTTGACATGAGTTGGCATCCAATGTGTGTGAATTATAGAAAGGATGAGAATAATGGCTAAAGGAAAACCACGGTGGAAAGACTTACCATTTTATGAACGCTTTGCAAAACAGTTAAAACAGCATGGCGTTTCGGATGAAATGTGTGAACATATTAGAGAAAGAGGAAAGAAAAAGGAAGAACAGAATAACAAGTAACCACAAAGGCAGTTAGGAGAATAAATACCTAGCTGCCTATTTTATTACAAGGAGGAATACAGAATGTTGAAGGTAAATGACAAAGTAAAAGTGCACATGTATGACACATGTAACAGAGAGATTAAGACACGGAACTATGGAACTATATTTACAGTTCATGAAGATAATGGAAAGCTTGGTATTGATTGGAATACAGAGAAGTTACCGACAACTTGCAACGGAGAAGTGTTCACACCATTTGAAACATTTTCATATTCAGTAATCTTTGAGAATGTGGAGAATGGAAAGAAGTACCATTGGAGTAACGTAAAAAACGGAATTGTAGAGGAGGTTTAATATGAGTAGATGGTTATATGATCCTGAAACGGATTCACGGAATGGAAAAGAGTTTGCTTATAACTCACCAATACATGAGAACGACACATTATTTAATGGCTTTTCGTATAGAGAAGTTATGGATGTTGTGATTGCAAATTATGGTCATGACATTACAGAAAAACAGTTTGATAAGGCACTCAAAGAGTTTATGGATATACGAATTGAGGATATGAAAGAAAACCTAATGATGTGCAAAGCGAATATGTTAAAAGAAATTAGAAAGGTGTGATACTAATGTTAAATATCAAATGGGATAACGGAGTTACAGGATATTTAAGCGAAAGCGAAAAGGAATTCTGTAAGAAAATTGACAGAGAAATTACTGCTATAAATGTAATAGGTAAAACTAAAATCTCAGTAGTAATTAGTATTGAAGGTGGAAATCAGTTTCATATAAAGGGAGATACTGGTTCATTAATTGGATATATAAACGCAGAACAATGTTTGTATGCAGTTAAAGGAATTATGACAAGTTTATTATACATGGAAGGGCAGGTTGATTAGTATGATGCAGTACGAAATAAAAGAACCAAAGGGTTTTGGAAGTACATGGATAAAAGTAATAGGTAAAAATGCAAAACAGGAAACAATGACAATAGAGATTGTACATTGTGAAAATCCAGGAGGTAAAAATTCATTACCTTATGCATGGTATAAAAATGGTTGGACTGATAAAGTAATGGAAACCTATATTGGTTGTCATACTTATGTACATGATTCTGAAGGATTTTGTTTTGGTATTTATAATCCAACAACAAAATTAAGTGATGACGGAAAGAGAAGTGTAATCAACTTTGATTGGTTACTTGAAGATACAGAAGATAATAGAAAGAAAACTATTGAGGCATGTATTAAATTGTTTGAAGCTGCTACAGGCAAGAGTGCAACTGAAAAGAAAGTTGAACATGTAATGGAATTTGCAAAAGAAAAAGGTCTTGGGGTTGTATCTGAAATGCCTAAAGGTTGGAGAAAAAATCCATTTATGACAGATCCTTGGGGAGCTGTAACTATTGACAATGGAAAACCAGTTTTTATTAAGGTAGGCGAAAGACATAAGAAAAATCCAGAATATAAGAGAATGCTATTGATGGAAGGAGTGTGATTAATATGTTACCACAGATTCAGTATGACAAAGTATTGCTTGGCAAAATGAAAAGCAATTATTTTAATGCAAAAGCATTATATGAAACCATTAAGGCAAATGCAGAAGAGATTCAGAGAAAAATTCTTGCAGAGAATGAATTTTACGAGACAGAAGATATTGCGGAAAGGATGGAAAAGAGAGGTGGAAGTGGTAAGCCTGAACGCATCCTTGATCCTGACCATACATACATGATGGATTTAGATAATGAATTGCCACGATTCATTGATTTGTGTTATCCAGAATATGTAAAAGCAGGAATTGCAGATCCAAGAGGGAAAGATTATATTCCAGAAGCGAATGCAAAAGACTTAATGTATGAGGCAGAAAAACAGCTTGTAGAGTATGGAATTGATATTATTCCTGATGAGTTTGGTGAAAAGGAAACACTTAGAAAAGCGGTACAAATGATCAAGTATAGAGATAAGGTGCTTGATTTAGTGTTGATGTTAGAAAGTGGAGAGGTTGAGAATTATGCAGAATAATTTGTATACAGCAGAATTAGCTGGACAATCTTGGGATAAAGACAAAAGATATGAAATGGTAATCATCACAAAATGGAAAGACAGAACAGATAAATCGTCAGCAGAAGGACATAAAGTATATTATTTTAATCCTGATTTTGATCTACTTGCAAAGCAGATTAAAGATGAGAATTGGTGTAAAGAGATTTATGAAAACCATTCAGAGTATACAAGATTTAAAATTAAAAGCGAGGTGAAGTGTTATGAAAGTCATTGATAGAGCAGTAATGCCAGACGGAACAAAAATACAGCTTGAAGATTGGCACGATAAAAACACAAAGGAATGTCCCGACTTACATGGATATACAATCGGAGCTTATCCAATCGCTAAGAATACAAATAAATGGGGATTGATAAGAAAGGGAGAAACATTCAGGCTTGGTATTGCTCAGAGTAAATACAGAAATTATACGGATGAAAATGTATTGTCTGATTATATGGCATTGAAAATCGGAGATAAGACATTAGCTGATCTGCGTGAGTATTTTTGGAACACTAAAAAGGATGAGTTTTATTTAGGTTTGATTGATACTGAACCTGAATGGTAAATTAACGAAAGTAGAGGTAGGTGATATAAATGGCACAGCAAATATATTATTTACATAGCTGTAATGAATGGAAAGAGTATTCTAGTATGAGACTTCTTTTCATTGGAACATCACAGCAGAAATTAAAAATGAAAATCTCAAAGGAAATTGAAGAAGGTAATATGGAATATAAACCAGTTACTACTTATAAGGATTGGGATGGAGAACATATTATATGTAAAGAAAAAGAGAATACTCCGAAACAACAAGCAAAACTATTCAGAGAGGATTGGGAAACCGAAAGTCGTAACAATATAAGAAGTGAGCTTAAATATGGAGATTTTAGTTACACATATAATAATGAAGATATGTGACAATCGAATGAAAGAGTACTTTTATAGAAAGGAAAAAGGTAGTAATTATGAAAAAATATGTAGTAATTTGTTATTCGGTTCACAATAAAGAAATTGCAAGCTATGATGCATTTGAAAATAAGGATGACGCATATGCGTTTCTTGAGAAGGATGCACAGAATACTTATGAAGAAGAAATGAATAACTCTGACAAAGAAGGAAAAGAACAGATTGATTTTACAATAAGCGATGATGGAACTGCTTATCTTTCTTCTTGCGATGGAGAGTATAAATGGACTTGGGAAGTAATTGAAGTGTAAATCAAACAGAGAATAAATTAAGGCAGATGAAAAAAATGTGTCTGTCTTATTTATTAGAAAGGAGAATGAAATGACTGATTATGATAATGCAGAAAGATTACGGAAACACTATTTATTAGACACAACAAAACATAAAACAAAAAATATTTGTAGAGCAAAGCCAAATTGGAATGGTTGCGATTATTGTGATGTTTATGCAGGAAGTGGTGAAGAATGTTGGAATCAGAAAAGTGATTTCAAATGTTGTCACTGTGAAAGAATCGAGGTGATTAAATGAAAACATTACGAAAAGTACAAAAGTAAAATTACTTAATCCTGATGAAAAATGGGGAGAATATTTTACAGTACATAAAAAGGAAAAAGATTTTGTATATCTTGTTTCTGATAACAAACCAGATTTTGGTATATGTATGACGATTTCAATCAACAAAGTAAAGTTAATATAAGAAAGGTTGGTAGATAACTATGATGAAATTTACAATGAATGCAAAGGATTTAAAGGTAATGATGGAGAAGGGAATGGCTGCAATTAATAAAAAAGCACATCTTTCTACACTGACAAGATTGTATTTCCAGATAGATGAAAATGGAATTCTCAAAGTTTGGGGAACTGATATAGAGCATTGGGCAGAAGTCAGAACAGATAATGTTTATGATGCTCACCCAGGAGTTCTTGGAATTGATGTGGATGATATTAAAATCATTTCAAAAATGAGTGATGAAATTACATTAGAGGATGTAACCACAGAAGATATGGAAGTAGGTAAAATCAATATTAAGTGTGGAAAGAAAATTGTTACAATCCCACGTTATCAGAACACAGATATTTTCCTTCCGTCAATGGATGAAAGTGAAAAGAAAATCATGTCTATAAAGGGAAATTGGTTACTTGAAACGGTTGTTAATCTTAATACATATACAGCAGATGATGACAACCGAAAGATGATGCAGGTATTTAATTTTAATACAAAGTCAAAGAGAATTGAAGCTCTTGATGGTCATAGAATTGGAATGAGAACACTTGAAAATCAGACCATTTATGAGACAACGGAAAGTCCATTTGATACAGTAAAAATTCATAACAAGTGTGTTCCTGTATTTAAGAAGCTGATGGATAAGAAATCTGAAAAGGAAATTGAAATCTATCAGGATAAGAAATATATCAAGGTTGAAGGAAATGATTTTACATACATTATCCGTAGAATTGACGGAGAGTATTTCAAAGTAGATTCAATGCTTGATATGTCTGATGACTATAGATTTGTACCTGATAGAAAACAGATTCTTGATGCAATGAAGTATGACGCAGAATTAAGAAAAACATCTGGTGCAGATAAGAAACCAGTCGTATTACATAGTGAAAATGGAAATTTATATTCATACATTGCAGCAGGTAAATATGAGGCATTTGATGAATTTGAGACAAGCGAAAATAACATGAAGGACAACTTCTATATTGGTTTTGATCCGCAGTTTCTAACAGATGCATTTAACATTGTTGATTCTGATAACCCTTTATGTTTTGGTATAGGTAACAAAGCACCATTACTTATCAATGGAGATGAATACAAGATTTTAGTATTACCTGTAAACATTGGGAGTGAAGATTATAGTGCAGAATTTACAAAGAGAATTAGAGGTGAGGTGGCATAAGCCACCTTACTTTTGGAAGGAGTGGTTATATGTTGGAAAGTTATGTTATGGAAAGTGTAGATTATGCAAAGATTAAGAAATTAAGGACACTACACAATATGGAAACATTTTGGGATGACGTTAGAAAATTTACAAAAAATGTGAGATCGGATCATAGTTTAGGAAGATGGCAGATATTAGCAGAAGCGAGATATGGTGAACTGATGCAGGCAAAACGTAGTTTTTATGAAGATTAAAACCAAAAGAAAGAACTGTTTACAAAGAATAGGAGACAATAATTATGAAAGAAAAAGATATTAGAATTTGTCCAGTATGTAATAAGGAAGTAGAAAGAAATGATATGAATTTCACAAGAGACTGTCATGGAATCACTTTTAGATTAGTGTGTAATGATTGTTGGGAAAAATTAATGGAAAAAGGATATGACGGTCAATATTATAGTGAAGCAGATGAATGTATTGATGAAAATTATTAGGAGGTAGCGTAATATGACATACTACGAAACAAAAATAGGAAAGATTATTGAGGAAGAGTTCGATTCACGAATGGGAAATGCAGTTATTTCTTACATTATGGATAAAGGTATGAGTAACGTAAAAGAGGTTACTGACGAGCAGATTGAAAAGCTCGAAGGTAACGGACTTATGACACAGGATTTTGTTCAGTCATTAGTAAGGTGTGCAAGACGGATATGTAATGAATGCGAATGGATTGAACTAATAGAGTTCATTAGATTGCATTTATGGTGTACTCCAATAGTACATGATGTGTATTTATATAAGGAAGATTTTACTGATGAATCGTTTGCAGAATTGCTTGATAATCTGGATCTTGATGAAAGCGAAGCCGGTGAAGAGATTAAGTTATTTGCAGTAGTTGATAGTGATTGTTTAAAGGAGTGATTTATATGGATATTAAAAGATTATATGGGTATTCAATTCAAGATTTGTCAACAGGAATTGTTTTGGCTGATAGTGCGGAAGAAGCAAAAGAGAAAGTAAAAGCTGCATATAAAGCACATGTTACTGAATTTAATCCTGAGACTGAGTGGATTGCAGTATGGAAATTAGATGAAAATTCATGGTTTGAAGATCATCCAGATGTGTTAGAAGTTATGGATTATTGAGATTGGAGAGTGATGAGATATGTATAAATGCGGAAATTATGTACAGCCAGAATCAGATGATTGTAGTTATAAAGATGATAGATGTTGTTACTACTGTGATAAGAAATGGGGCTGTAAAGCAAAAACAAAATGCGAATTTGATTGTTACGATGATAATAAAGATGAAGTAAATGCTTATTGGGAAGATGACAAGGAGTGATTTATTATGGCGAAAACATTAAGAGATTTTTGGAATGAGGCAGATGGAGTTTATGATTTTGTAGATAAGAATGGAGTTTCTATTGATGATATGAATTATCCCTTAGAAACAGAAGTGTTAAATGAACGGTTGGTTGAAGGTGAACAGTATGAGATTACATTAAATGTAGAAGTAAAGGAGTGATGAATATGCAGATTGTAAAAGAAAGTATTATTAAGAAACATTCATATGAAAATGGAGTTCATACTTCTTATACAGAAGTGATAGAACAGTACCATTATGATTCAGAAGAGGAACGTAATAAACATGCAGAGCAAATGACCGAGAAAGGATTTAACGATAGTGGTCAGGTTAAAGAAAATGTTGGTACGATTATGAATCCAAAACTTGTATGGTTCGGAAGCTATTATAAATATGAAAGAAACTAGGCAAGGAAACAAGAGTTTCATAGGGAAAGGAAAGTGAAGAACATGAAGGAATTTAGAGTAGCAAAATGTTTGGTTGATGGAAAAGTAAATGAATATGCTATTTTTGCAGATGGCTCAAGGAAGAAAATAATTCAAACGGACGACAAGTATGGAAAATACTTTGAAGTTGATAATGAATTAAATACAGAATGTAAAAGTTCATTGCGTTTTAGTTATTCAGGCAGAATTAAAGATGCAGTTGAAATGATTAGAAACGGAAACGGAGACTGTATTTCGTCAATGAAATTCATAGGAAGAATTGATAAGGTATTATATTTCCTTGACAGAAAAACTGGCGAAGAATTGAGACAGAAATCATTAGAAGGATGGAAAGATACAAAATTCGGATGGGTTATTGAGTGCGGAAATAAGAACAGTTTTTCAGGATATTCAATGCTCAACAAAAAGAATGAACGAATATCTGTATTTGATGAAGATAGAAATCCTATGATATTTGATACAAAAGAATCAGCTGATGAATATGTAGAATACTTAATCGAAAGGTCAAAGTATTACGCAAAACGATTGGTAAATAATCTTTGCGGTATCACAGATGAAAAGGAAAGAGACAAGATAATTGACAACGCAATAGATGAAATCGAGAATGATACTAAAACAAAATTCAGTATTATATCTGATTTTACGTTTGATATGTTGACAGGTAATTGTGAACCAAAATCATCTGAATACAGTTTAGATGAAATGGGGTACAGAATTATTCAGTATATCATTCAATAGAATGAAATGAGGATTTATTGTGAAGATTGGAGGAAAATACGATGAAACCGATTAAAAGCGAAGAATTGCAAGGAACAACAATTACTGGATTAAAAGAACTTTTGGATAATACAAATTGTAAAATTGCAGAGACAAAGGAAATTTTAAGAGTTCTCAATGAAAATCAAAAAATGTGCAAATTAGAGCTAGTTAAAAAGCAGAAAATTCAAACAACAAGCATAATAAAGATTCAAAAATATAAAGGTTTTTATTCTACAACAACTGATATAGAAATATATCTTGATAATATAGACAAAAGTGGGAATCTGATTGATAATGTAGCATTTCGTAGACTTCAATATAGTGATAGAACACAACTGTCCAGTATGCTTGTAGCGTTATATGAGGAATATGGCTTTAAAAAAATTATTACCAGTATGAAACTCCCGAAAGCTATTTTAAAAAAATATAATGTTGAATTTGATGAGACTATGAAACGATGATTTCTTTACTGGAAAGGTGGTAGATAATATGAAAATATATGTTTTAGAAGAATACAATACAGGACGTACAGCATGTATATCTGAAAACATCAATATAATAAGAAAAAGTATGTGTAATAAAAAATATTTTGATACACGATATAATGATTATCCCATTTTAAAAATTTGGGAAAATGGTAATTGTATTGAAGAAATAGAAGGCAATGAAGTCTTGAAGAAAATTGCAGAAGAAATTAATAGTTTACAATGAATCGGAAATTTACAATGAAAGGTCGTGATGAATATGTTAGATTATAAAGAATTTAAAAAGGAAATGGAAAACAGAGGTCATGAGGTACATAAGAAAGAAGAGTATGTGGTAATTGTTCCTAATAATAATGTTAATGGTTATGGTAAGGGATTTTTAAGTGCATTAGAAATTGTTAGTGGTTATGAAGATAAGTTGATATTTATTGGTATGGATCATTTTAACACTTATGTATATAGTGCAAAATTTATGTTGGCATGATATAATTAATATAGTAACTGTGGAAACAGAATTTAAAAATGGAGGTAATTGTTATGATAGAATTAATTAGTGTAATTATAGCTTGGATTGTTGTATTTACAATTCCAAACAGATTTTTAAGCAAATCAGAAGCTAAGAAGAGAGAAGAGAAATATAAAAATATGTAAGGAGAGTGATGAATATGTTAGGATTATTGTTGTCTTTAGGAATATTTGGTGGAGCGGCTGCAAAAGCAGTTTATGATAATTATAATATGAAGAAATATTCTACCAGGTATGATGAGAATGGAAATCATCACTATTTTGATAGAGTTGGTACTGATTATATTAACGGAGAAAAAATTATAAGTGGTGGTTATACAGATGCTGAAGGTATTTATCACAGAACGGAAACAGGTTTAAATAGTAATAAAGTATATACAGATTATGTGTGTCCAAGTGAGCAAATGAAAGCCGATTATCAAAAAGAGGAAATTCAGTGGGCAAAAGATCATAATGTATTAATGGCGAATATTTATCAGCCCCGATTCAAAAAACAGGTAGCAACAGAATTAAGTACAGGTAAAGTAATTGCTTGCATGATGGATTATAAAGTAAATGGTGTAGAACATTACAGAAAATTTTACGTTAAGCCAGACGCAAAAGAATATGAATATAATAAGACAGCAAAGGGAGATATGGGAATAGAAATTACTAAAGATGAATATTATAGCATGTTCACAGTACCGCCAACATATTCTTGCCTTCCAAGTGATTACGATGTTGTAAATGCGTTGTATGGAGATAAATAATATGAATAAACAAAGAAGAGAAAAGATAGATAAATTAAAGGGTAGATTAAGTTCTGTGAAAATGGAACTTAAATCTATTTCTTCTGAGTTGTCTGTTATATTAGATGAAGAACAAGATGCATTCGACAACATGCCAGAAGGATTACAAAGTAGTTATAGAGGAATGTGTTCTGAGGATGCCATTGATAGTATGGAAGAGGCAAGTGATAAGCTAGATGAAGTAATTGAATTGTTAGATGATATTGTGTAGAATGGAAGGCACAATAAATAATAAATTTATTTGAAAGTTGTTAGGAGGATAATAAAATGGAATTAAAAGAGACATTAAAGAATATGAAAATAGGTGATGTAATTACAATTGAATTTAATGATGGAGTTGCAGATTATATTACTAAGACAAATTGGTTTGAAACAACTGTTTTTGTTTTAGGTGGATTGGGAAGAACTGGAATGCCAAAGATTGTAGGATGTGGAATAGAAGATATTAATGAAGATATTGATGTAGTTATATCTAATATTTGTACAATACTTAATGAAGATGTGAAAGTTACGGAGACTAATGGAAAAGTAAAAATACAATATAAATCAAACGAAGTATTTAATGAGGCAAACAAAGGAAATTTTTATTATGAAAATGATAGAATTTAATTGGAATTAGAAACGATGTTAAAGTATAGCATATGGACAAAATAGATAAGAAAACATATGTAGGCATTGTAAAATTTACATTGGAATCAATGGTTAATCTTGCAAAGTCAGATAAGAATTATAATCTTGTGGCAGATACAATTCATTATTATGAGACAACTATTAAACTAGGAATGCAAATTAGCCAGGATGAGTTTTTAGAATTGTGTAAGGAAGCTGGAATTAAATAGATTGGAGTGATTTATATGTTTAAGTGGAAAGATTACGAAGAAAATGCAGCATTATTCATTGATGGAATTAGTGAAAATGTAGCAATTTTAAAATACAAAGATTTTCAGTTGACAGATGTAGCTACAGGATTAAAAGTGAAAATGAAATCGTCCAATATTGATGAGGCGAAAGTTGATGCTGAAAATTTCTTGAAAGAATTTTGGAACAGAGTAGAGAATAATTATAAGAGAAACTTAAATGCATTAAATTGAAAGCCAAGTAAACCAAGTTTTCTTGTGGAAAGGAAAATAAAATATGAAAATAACATTAGAAATGGTAACAGAATTTAACAATGAACTTGCATTAAAAGGTTGTCCTTTTAGATACGAATATGATGAATATGGTACAAGCGGAAATTCGCAAATAAAGATTACGCTTCCAAGTATGAACAGTGTTGATAGTTTTACAATTAATCCAACAAGAGATTTCTTTGATTGGATGGAATTATGGTTCAAGAACAAAGGAGTTGAATTAAGCTGCAATGCAAACGGAAGTATTTTATGGAGCAAATCTGGTTGGAATAAGTAAAGAAATCTAAGTTTCAAGTTAAGAAGGGAGAATAATCATTATGCATGTGAATATATTTGAAACAAAATCGGATGAAGAATTATCTGTATTATACGGACAATTTCTTGAAGCAGAAAAAATATCTGGTTTTCCAGATGATAACGAATTGGGGAAAATTAAAAAAGAATATGAAAAAGATTTCGGAGCAAATACTGTATTAATGCTTCAAATTGAATTGACTCATACAATAGCAAATAGATGGTTCATAGAACATAGAGGCAAAGAAATTTAACTTTCAAAGGTAAAAATTGTATGTAATCAAAAGATGTATGAATTTTATCAAATATTTTGACATTACACTCAAATGAAAGGTAGTACAATGTATTTAATCGCATATAAAGAAAAAGATGGAAATGATTTTATGGGTCAGCCTTATATTCTAGGAGATTTTAATAATTTTGATGAATGTAAAGAGAATGCACAGCAGCTTGTAAGAGATGGGTATTGCTATGTTACGGTATTCGAATGTGAAGATCCTGCCCCAGAAGAAATCTCGTGGAATTATGTGAAAAGTAATCAAGTTGATAGTTAGCTATTTTTTGTGATATGAATTATAACTGTTAGTATTTCTACTGGCAGTTATTTCATTACAAGAGAGAATATTATAATGTAAAAAATTAGAAAGGTTGTGATAACAATGAGTAAACTAATTCAGAAAGTCAAATGGAATTTAGACGGATTAAATACAGAAATGTATATGTATGGTGAAGCTGATTTTGAGACAAACAAAGCAATGCAAGAGCCATTGGGAAAGCTGTATCAGTATGAGAATCAGCCTAATATGAGAGAAAAGATAAAAGAATATATTAATGAGCTTGATACAGAAATTGGCAGACTTGAATCTGACCTAGAAAAGCAAATGACTTACAATGTAGAAGCTTGCGAGGTTAGTGCAACTGAATCAAGGTTGAATGCAATAATCGAAGTGAAAAATGATTTATTAGGAAGATTAGAAGAGGTAATATAAATGGAAAATAGAAATGTAATTGAAACAGTAGTACATACGGCATTAACGAAAAGAGAGTTAATTGATTTGATTAACAAATCTTTTCCTGATGAAGAGGTTGGTAATCACGGACAGATAGCACAGCTTTCCACAACAACTATGTCAGATGGAACAAAAATGCAGAATGTTTGCTTTGGCAAGATATTAAAAGTTTAGTAACAAGATGAATGAATGGAGATGATTATATATGCAGTGCAAATGCATTGATAATTCAAGTGATAATGGAAATTTTACACTTGGACGTATTTATAGAGTAGAAGAAAATGTGGGAATATGGCAGCCAATATTATGCAGATTTAGAAATTGGGATAATCCCGGTAAATTATCTGAAGGAACAATTTTTGAATTTGCGATGTGTAAATTTAAAGTGTTGTAAAAGATTGTTTTTATTATGTGGGTAGCTAATATAGGGGCTGCTACGACGATAGCAAACGAGTTCAAGTCTCGTAAATCAGTAATCAGGCTGACAAAAGTAAGAATAGGTTCAATCCCTATCGCCCACAATATGATGAATGATGATTTCTTTAGTTTGGAGGTAATGATATGACAAAAAGTCAAATAGAAAAATTCGCAGTAGGTTATTCTTCTTATCCTACAGACTGTGTGGAAGAAGTATTAAAGGTTACTAATTTCGATGAAGATGTGACAAGAAAAATTTTAGATGACAAAAAGAAAACATTAGCAATTTGGCAGAATGGAACAATAATGATTGACGGAGTAACACTTTGTTGTGGATATGATTTCGCAGAAGATGCTTTTAGCAAAAGGATAAATATTGGTTATTGTCCGATTTGTGGAAGAAAAATTGTAATTAAAAAGCCAATGAATGAATGATTTACTCGGAAGATTGGAAGAGGTGATATAGTGAAAGAATTTAGAAGTATTGACGAGATTACAAAAGAAGACCTTGAGAAAATGTATAACGCAATCGTTAAATTTGATAATTATATTTCATCAGCAACAAGGAATCCAACAGATGAAAACATTGGACTATATGAACATTGGATTGATTGCAGGTATGATATAGAAAATTTAATTGTAACTGAGAGATAAGAGGTGATACATATGTCAAAAACAATGGATAACCCAAATAAGGTAAAAGCAAAACTTATTGTAGAAGTTGAAGGAGAATTCTATGATGATGAGTCATCAGAAGAAACATTGAGATATTGTGTTGAACAGGATTTAGAAGATGCTGGATTAAATGTTATTGATGTATCAGTAGAGAATACAAGAGAAATGATTGACAGTTTGAAACGCAATAAAGAAGAAATTGCAATGAATATATCAGAAAGTACAGATTATTATTCATTTCTTCAAGGATTTGATTATGTGATTGATAAATTATCACAGACATTGAAATGACGATTTCTTTTGAAAATTTGGAGGTGAATAGATAATGGATAATATAGTTTATATGTTTGGAATTGCTCTTTTAGAATATGATGGATATTGTGATCCTATGGATGACAGTACACAGTATAAAGTTGTTAAATGGAAACTTTCAGATATGAATAAATATAACGGAGAATATGCTGTTATAGGATTCGATGGTTCATTGAAAATATATGAATCAGAAGGTAAAAAAATATTTGACGGCTCATTACTTGATTCCTCTGATTTTTGTAATAAATTAAGATAAAAAATATAACCCAAAGAAAAATTGCTTTCTTATTGAAAACAAATCAAATATAGAAACAAGTATTAGAAGCAGAAATACCTGCTTCTTTTTTATTGCGGAAATGAGGTGAATAATTTTTGAGTAGATATAAGAATGGAAATCCAAAACATGCAAGCAGATTCATATGTATGAAATGTATGAATGAAAATATGTTAGCCAGTGGAATTCAGAGACAGAGACAAAGAGAACGAAAACATATTAAAGATTTGTATTGTTTGAAGTGCGGAGAGGTAACGAAGTGTATCGAAGTAAGATTTTGTGATTCATATGAAGAAATTTTTGAGGCTGCAAAGATAAAAAGAGAGAATTATTACATAGACGAATATGAAAGTGAGGTTGATGAATATGTGTTACAAAATAGAAGTACAAAACAAAAATGCTGAAAAGCTTAATAGGAAGTTGGATGAGTTAAATTTTCCTATATATATGAGAAAATATTTCACTGTTAAAATTGAAAGTAAAGCAGGTGCTTTAAATTATCTTGGAGTTATTGTAGATTTGCTCAATTGGTTTATTGAAGAGAAACTTATTGATAAAACAAATATTTCAGATATTGAGCCATCAGATTTTACTGACATTATGGCAGAAGATATCACGTTATATTTAAAGACTAAAGAACAGAATGGAATGTCACCTACGACATTAGAAACTAGAAAACATATAATAAGTAGTTTTTGGGATTATATGAGTAGAGTGAAGGGAACTGAAATTAAAGATGGATTCTTTAAAGATGTAACTTATAAAGGGATTCCATCTGGAAACAATTTAACTAAAAAACTTCCAACAGAAAAGCAACTTAATGATATGGAAGAAAAAATAATGTGGAAAAAGGATATTTCAGTAAGAAATAGAAATATTGCTATTTTTCGAGTATTAAGAGGAACTGGAATAAGAGAATCTGAACTTGCTGGTTTGGATTTATCTAATTTGCATTTAGATGAAGAAATGCCTTATATTACTATTCTTGGTAAAGGTGTGTACAGAGAAATGCAAAATAGAATGGTATATCTTAGCGGATCTGCTTTAAAAGCTATAAGAGAGTGGTTAGAATACAGAAGCACATTAAGTAACATTATTGATACAGAAGCTGTGTTTGTAAATAAAAATGGAACTCGTACAACAGAAAGAAATATCAAACAGATATTTGAGAATTATGGAAATGGTATAACACCACATATGATGCGTCATTATTATGCTAGTATAATGAACAGAAATGGAAATCTTGCATTTGTACAGCAGCAGTTAGGACATAGTAATGTAAATACAACAGTTAATAATTATGCAAATGGTGCAGTGGGGATGAAAGATGTGTTAAACAATATGTAAAGGATGATACAAAGTTATTTTGTATCGTCCTTAATAAATAATTCGCATGGTGTACATTCTAATGCTTCACACAATTTATTAATTGTATCAAGTCTAATATTGATTGTTTCTCCATTATAGATTTTGCTTACATTATTTGCGGATATCCCTGTTTGTTTAGAAAGCCAATATTGTGTTTTACCTTTTGCATCTAAAAGATTTTTTACATTAAGCTTGTACATATAGCACCTCTTCATATATTATTTATTTGTATTATAGTAAAAAATAATATATTAATCAATAATATATGTTGACATATATTATAATATGATGTATTATATAAAATATCAAAAGGGACAAACAGAGAAAGGAGGGCTAACATAATGGAAATTAAACGTGGTGAAATATATTTCGCTGATATAACTAAATACGATTCTAAAGGCTCAGAACAGAGTGGTAAAAGACCGGTACTAATATTGCAAAACAATATTGGCAATAAGTTTAGCCCTACCACTATAATTGCCATTATAACAACCAAGTCTAAAAGAGAATTGCCAACACATGTAGAAATACATAAAGATGAGCTTAATGGACTAAAATATGATTCTGTTGTGGCATTAGAGCAGATTACAACGATTGATAAAGATCGGATTCAATTTAAAATTGGTGAATTATCTGCTGAAGATAGTTTAAAGGTTATGGAAGCGATGAAAATAAGTTTGGCTTTGATATAAGGGAGAGGAGAGAATATCATGAAGACAGAAACATATGATTATACCTCAATTGACGAAGCAATTGAAAGATTACAAAAGCTGAAAGCTGAAGGGAAAAATCCTAAGAATGTAGTAATACTTACAATGGATTTTGATAATAATACTTCTTCAAAGAAAATTGCAACACCTGATGATGGGTGCTTATTAGTTAGAAAATCAAAAACAATAATTGTGAATGAGGATGAGTACATTCCTCATATGCAACTATTTAATGTCGAACAGGACATAAAAAATATTATTAAGAAGGGAATTATGCATGATATTTTGCTAAGATAATTTCTCGAATTTTTGTTCGAATTTATATTGACACAAACACATGTTCGGAGTAATATAATGGAAAAGAAAATAAAAAATGCTTGACTAGCCAGCTACCAACTTTCTAGTCAAGCAACATACAAAATCTATTTCTTGGGGGAAAAAGACTAGTACGCATTTAAATTATACATATCAATTATATAAAAATCAATGCATTCGCAGAATTTTTCCAAATTTTAACAATTTAATAGCATTTTAATTTTTCTTTGGTATACCCAAGGCTTATTAAAGTGCGTCAAAAATCAGAGAGGAGTGATTATCTTGGATTATATTATCAGGAGTGGGAAAATTGATCTTCGAATAAACAGTGGGAAGATAGAAACATGTGCAGAAAAAATGAAAAGTATATTTAGTGAGTCGAAAGCAAAAAATATATTAAGTTCATTACCGAAAACATTGAAGAGATATGGTTTTCGTGTTGAAGCAATACCTGATATACCACCTAAAATTATAGAAAATAATACATATAAAATACCCGAATCCGTTTCACAATGGATTGATAAATTCGGTTCAATTGGACAGACGTTAAACGAAGCAGAAGCAAGAAGCAACATACTTATAGCCGAACTTAATACTTGTGATGATGAACTTATAGATATAGTTCATGATGCTGAGTTGGAAAATGATATGAATATGTATAAAGGATATCTGTTATATGTCAGACTTCGTAAGAATCGTAGAAGAAGACGTGAATTAAAGGATGAACTAATGATTATATCTGATGTATTAAATGAGATAAAACCATCACGTTTTCAAAAAGAACGCATACAGAAAGCTGTTGATGGATTATTACATAGAAAATATAAGTATCGTGTTACGGAGATAGAAGAAGATGAAAAAGTGTGAAGTAAATCGAGAATATATAAATGGAAAGGTAGGTAGATGTCATGATTAATAAAGAAATGATGTTGGTTATTAAAAACAATCCTAAGTTGTCAGAAATACTTGATTTATATATGACAAATGAAATGAAGAAGTTAAAAAATATTTGCTATAAAATATGGAAAGGTAAGGTTGATAATTACGAAGAAGACGAATTGCTTGATGATGCTATAGAGGTATTAATAGAATCTTTAGTTACATATGACACTAAAAGTAAGGCAAAATTTGAAACATACCTAACGGGTAATATTTCAAGATCATCTTATAGTTGGTTTCGTGATAATAAGTATACAGGTTGCCGAAACAATCTTGCCAGAGACGGTAATGGAAAGATTATATACGAAGAAATCAATGGCAAGAAAAGACCTATAAGAATTGATAGTGTTTCATTTGATATGGATAATGATGAGACGCAAAATTTAAAAGAGACACTATCATCTAAGATAAACATAGAAGATATTCTCATTGCAGAGGAATATACAGATAAGGTTGAACTATATCTTAGCAATTTACCTAAAAGAGTTAGAGGTGTAGCAAAGTTATTTTCTCAAGAATACAATCGAGATGAAATTATGGAATTATTACATATAACAGAACAACAATTATTAGATTGTATGAAGATTCTAAGGTCATACGAATACATATCATTATTATTTGATTAAAGAAGGGAGAATATTACAATGGCAGTAATGTTAGGAAGAGATAAGGTAGTAAAGACACAGTTAATGTTAGGAACGGTGATTAAGCAGTTTAGAACAAATGTAATCAATAAGAATCATCCATTACAGAGAAAGCCTGATCAGTGGTCGGACGAGGCAAAATCTGGACTTGCTGCCAGTGTAATTAAGCATGAGGATATTGATTCTGTAAAATTATGTGAGCAGTTAATAGGCGATGGTTTTACAAATTGGTTGATTGATGGATTACAGAGATTAACAGTATTAGAAGAGTTTAAGAATAATGTATTTGCCATAAGTAAATCATTGAGAATGCCTATGATTGCATATCAAGCTGAAGATGGCAGTGGTAAGGTAGTGGAATATGATTTAAGAGGTAAGAAGTATAAAGACCTTCCAGATGAATTAAAAGAAGAATTTGATAATTTTCAGGTAGACATAGTTAAGCATCTTGATTGTACTAATGAAGAAATAGCTTACCATATTGATAGATATAATAAGCAGACAAGCATGAATACAAATCAAAAAAATGTTTTAATGATGTATAAAGTGGTAGATTCACTCAAGAGAGTAACAAAGAATAGATTTTTCTTGGATTGTGGTGAGTACACAGCTCCAGAGCGCAAGAAAGAAGTACTAAATAGAGTGGTTGAAGAATCTATTATGTTAATGTTCCATTCTGATTCTTGGAAGAAAAACGCAGCTATGGCTAAGTATCTTAATGAAAATGCCACAGAAGAGGAATTCAATATATTAGAAGAGGAACTTAATAGATTACAGAATGTAATAGATCAAAACACAAACGGACAGTTATTTAATAGTAAGAATAGTTTTATTTGGTTAGCAGCATTTCATAAATTCACTTCATACAATGTAGAAGATATTAAGTTTGCTGATTTCTTAAATGAATTTCAGAGAACATTACATAGTAAGACATTTGAAGAATATGAGAATGAATCATTTGATACATATGACAGTAACAGAAGTACAAAGGATAAGAAAGTTGTATTTGCTAAGTTTGGTATGCTTATCAAGCTTATGGAAGAATATTTACATATTAATAAGGAAGAAGCTCATTCAGAAAATGAAAAAATCACATCTGAAACAGAGAATAATACTATGTCTTCTAACGAAGATGAAACAGATAGTAATATGTCAGAACAGAATACGGGTAGTTCTGATGTATTACAGTTTGTTCAGGATAATGTAAGTGAAGATATTTCTGAATTAGATATTAATGATTATGAACAGGATTTAGAAGATATAGTTAGAATAAGTTCTCCTATTTATCAGAAATGTAAAACAGCTTTGATTGCAATAATGGCTTATGTATATAAAACTCAGAAAGATATAGAATTCTCTAAATGGATGAAAGATTATCAGAATGAAAAGACTGATTTTAGTCCATCACAGAAAATTAATTATACATATATTAAGAAAGATTTTGATAATTATTGTGCTGCAATGGCATAGGAAGGAGAATGAATAAATGCCAGATATTACGATGTGTACAAGTAAGTCTTGTAAGAATAGAAAACAATGTTATAGAGCTATGGCTAAACCAGGTAAATATCAATCTTATGGGGATTTTACAAAATTATGTGCTGAGAAAGATTATCAGTGTATGTGGGTAATTAAGGATGGAGATGTTCTTATAAGTGATGTAGATAATATTATGGCGAGGTGTTAAAAATGAATACTTTAAGTAAATTAAAAAATTTGATTAATCATTGTATTGCGGTAGGAGAAGATAGTTTAAAAGTGCATCATTCTCAAGATAATGAATTAATAATGAAAGGACAATTAATGGCATACAGCCAAGTTTTAGAACTTATTGATTTATTAACTAGCGAAGAAAAACGAAAGACTAGTCTTAATGTTAATAAAGAAATGGAGTGAAAGGAGAATAATGAATAAAGAAGAATTAAGAGAAGAATTACAGAATTATTCTAAACCAAAGCTTATTGAGATGTGTATTAAGTTGTTAGAAGAAAAAGAAAAGAGTCTGTCTGATAATGCTGCTACATATGACGAGCTATTGGAAATGGAATGGAATGATAAGTAAAAGGAGAATAATTAAATGGAAGTATTTTTTATATTAATTGCAGTTGGATTAATGATTATATGGTTTCTACTGTCAAGATTTTTTCAAAAAATAGGAAATTCTACTATTAATAAAATAAAAGATCTTGTAACAGATGAAATAAATAACAAAGAAGAAAAGGAGACAAAACAACAATGAAGAAAGTTGTAGGTGGCGTTGTATCTGCCATAGTGATACTATTTTTAGCAATAATTTTATTTAAGTCAACAGTTCGTGTTCCAGCGGGATATGTTGCAATCCAGTACAGTATGTCGGGTGGAATCAAAGGTGATGTATTAACACAGGGATGGCATTTCAAGTCACCCACAGTAAAGACTACATTATATTCTGTAAGCTTAGAACAGTCATATCTTACAGCAGGTAAGGACGGAGACTCTAAAGATGATGATAGTTTTTCAGCTAGTTCATCTGAAGGTAAGGCTATGACATTAGATTTAACATTTACATATCAGTACAACACTGAAAAGGTCGCTGATTTATTTACAAGGTTTAGAGGACAATCTGGTAAGGAAGTAAGAGATAGTTTTATTAAGCCTAATATCATTTCTTGGACAAAAGAAGTCGTGGCGCAGTATAAGGTATCTGATATTCTCGGTTCTGAAAGAGCAAATGTTAATGCAGCATTAACAGATTATCTTAATAAAAGATTTTCTACATATGGAATTAATATTACAAATGTATCTCTTATTAATATTACTGTAGATGAAAATACGATGGAAGCGATTAATGCTAAGATTACCGCACAGCAGGCTGCGGAAACACAGGAAATTAATAATCAAACAGCTATTAATAAGGCAAAAGCAGATGCAGAAGTAACTAAGGCAGAAGCGCAGGCTAAAGCCGATGCACAGCTCATAGAAGCTCAAGCACAGGCAGAAGCTAACAATAAGTTAAGTTCTTCTATTACCGATGAGCTTATTAGAATGAAGGAAGCAGAAGCAAGAAATAAGTTTGGTTGGGTTACAATTTCAGGAACAAATAATACAGTTGTAACTGATAAGTAATTAGAGAATATATAGGTGTGGTGAAATTCCACACCTGACAATGGGCTGTGGTGAAGTGGTCAACACAACAGATTTTGATTCTGTCATTCGTGGGTTCGAATCCCACCAGTCTAGTTTCGTACCATTAGCTCAGTAGGTAGAGTACTCGACTTTTAATCGAGGTGTCATGGGTTCAACTCCCATATGGCACATTAAATATTTAAGAAAGGAGAAACTATGGAAGTATTATTGGGTATATTTGCAATTATTGAAGTGGTTGTCAATATCATATTTATAATTACTTTAGATATAGGAATAGACAATTCTACACCACATAAAGCATTAAAAAACTGGTTTGAAAAATTATTTCATAATAGGAACATATTGGGAAAAATATTAAGTAGTGTAATTGTAACGTTATTCATTCCAGGGATAATTATAGGATATGGAATGGAATTAATTATTATTATTGGTACATTATATCTTTTTATATGGGACTTAGGCAAGAAGAAATGAAGAACTGAGGACAAATATCAAAGTTTTTTAAAAATGGATGTGGTTAAATGTATAAAGAATTAAAACAAAACGAAAACTTTAATGATACATATTCATCATGGATCATTGCTTATTGTTTAGATACTAATTCGTTTTTTATTACAAATCAGAGACATTTCTTTTGGGAATATGACACAGAGTTTTTACGAGAAAGAGATGCTATTGATTATTTTAGAAACCATATAGACGAATTTGCACGAATTAGAAAAGATATTCTTTCGAATTCAGGAGGCTGGAAACCAAACAGTGATATGTTTTTGGAAAATACACAAGAACGATTTCCAATATAACAGGAAGAAATTTTCATTTCTTTGGATTGTGAGGTAAAAATATGCAAATAAATATTAGTTATACATTATATACAGACGGGGATTACAGTTTAAGGAATGCCGAAGAGCTTGGTTGCACTAATAGAGATGTAGTAGTTAATGATTTTGAATATTATGATTATATTGGCTCTATGGAATTTAAATATGAAGAAGAATGGCGTTGTAAAAGCGAAGCAAAAAATTTTCTTTGGAGATTTTTATGTGATGGAATTCATATATCTTATACACATCCTTGGTTACTTAAAGATTTTTATGACATTATGGAATCTTTAGAGAATATTATTAATGAATATCAAGAGGGAATATCTGTAGCCAAAAAGCATATAACAGGTAACTATGAGGGAACAGAAATTAAAATAGAAATATTGAAGTAAAGTTCTTTGGATTGTGAGGTGAAAAAGGATGTTTAGAAGAAAAACAAAACTTAAGAAAGTATTAGACAAGAGAACAAATTATGTAACATTTAGAGATTTTCTAAAATCGTTATCACACAAGGAGTTACATATCTTGGCAGAAGAAATTATCTGGAAAGAATACGATGGATATAATGGTTCATCTTGTCGTATGGAACAAAATCATTATGACTTAATGGACAGGTGGCAGAAAGAATTTTATATAAAGGAAAGAGAGTATTTATTACCATGGTAAAGTTCGATTTATTTTGGAAAAATGAAAGGAGATTTATATGGGCGTATCATGTGATATTTGTAAATATGGATGTGAACATGATTATGTGAGAAATAATTATTATTGTTCAAATAAGAACAGCTGCCATCCAATAGCAGATTCCCCAATTGTTAAGAATTGTAGATATGGAGAAATAGACCAATGGAAATATGATTTTAAATATAAACCAAATAAGAGTGATAAAAATGTATCAAAAAAACTTATGTATGAAGAATTGAAAAAGATTCTTTTTGGAATTAAGTTAAAAGATATTGATACTATTATGAAAGAAATTAATGAACTACAAGATAAAATTACATCATACAGAGAACCATATAAATGTGAAACTTGTGCGGTTAAAGAGTGTGATGTATATGCATTAGGTTGTAGAGATTGTAGTGGTTGGAAGTAGAAAGAAAACTTCGTTTCCTTTAGATTATAAACGGAGAATATAACAATAGAAGTAATTAATAAAAAATAAATATAAGAAAGAAGAGGTACAAAACATGGATGGATTTATGATGTTTAAGAAGGCTTTACAGAAGCACTTCGATGAAATGCAGAAAGAGGCAACACATTTATTTGAGGTAAATGTAGATAAGGACGAATTATGGAATACATATCTTGATAGCTTCCCTGCCGGTACAAATGAGATTTTCAGGGAACGTAGAGAGCATGATTGCAGTTGTTGTAGACAGTTTATTAAGAATATTGGTTCTGCTGTCACTATCAAGGATAATCAGATCCACACAATCTGGGAACTGAATCTTGGTGATACAACATATCAGTCAGTATGTGATGCACTTGATACTTTTGTAAAAGCTCATACAGTTACAGATATTTATACAACCAAGTTCCCTAAGATTGGTACAGATTTTAACTTTGAGGAAATTAATGGAAAGTCTCATCAGTGGGATCATTTATTCTTAGAGCTTCCAAGCAAGTTCGTAAATAGAAGTAGTCGTTCAAACGAGGAAGTTAAGGGACAGTTCAGGGACACAAGAAATGTATTTAAGCGTTCTCTTGATGAGATTACTATGGAAGCACTTGATACAATTCTTGAACTTATCAATTCAAATACACTTTACAAGGGTGAAGAGTGGAAAGGTGTACTCACAGAGTTCAAGAAGTATAAGAAGGAATATGATAAGCTGACTTCTGATACTGAAAAGGACTTATATGCTTGGGAGAAGTCGGTAACATCAGGCATGGCTATCGGTAGAATTAGAAATCATTCTATTGGAACACTTCTTATTAATGTAAGCGAGGATATGGATCTTGACACAGCAGTTAAGAAGTATGAGCAGATTACAGCACCGAGCAACTATAAAAGACCAAAGGCTATTTTTACAAAGAAAATGCTTGAGGATGCAAAGAAGACTATTACAGAACTTGGATATATGGATTCATTACAGAGAAGATTTGCTAATCTGAATGATATTACTGTAAATAATGTACTGTTCTCAAATAAGAGTGCTGCAAGAAGAATGGTTGGTGCAGATGATATTTTTGGTCAGATGGAAAAGGATATTGCTGTAAGTCCTAAAAAATTCTCTAAGGTTGAAGAGATTTCAGCACAGGATTTTATTGATAAGGTGCTTCCAACTGCAAAGGAGATTGAAGCATTTGTAGAGAATAAGCATGAGAAGAACTTTGTATCTATGATTGCACCAGTTAATCCAGATGCTAAGACAATGTTTAAGTGGAACAATGGATTATCTTGGGCTTATTCAGGAAACATTACAGACTCAGATATGAAACAGAATGTCAAAGCGGCTGGCGGTAATGTTGATGGTGTACTCAGATTTTCTATTCAGTGGAATGAAGATGGTCATGATAATTACGACCTTGATGCACATTGTATTGAGCCAGATAAGAATGAAATTTTCTTTAGAAATTGTAGAAAGCCAAGTGTTTCAAGAATGGGTGGTCAGTTAGACGTTGATATTATTCATCCAAATGGAAAGGTTGCAGTAGAGAATATTACTTGGGAAGACCTGTCAAGAATGAAACCAGGTGTTTATAAATTCTTTGTACATCAGTATTCGGGAAGCGTAAGGCATGGATTTAGAGCTGAGATTGAATTTAATGGAGAAATTTACAAGTTTGATTGCGATAAGTCAATGAGAACTGATGAAAAGGTTCAGGTTGCAGAAGTAACACTCGATGAGAATGGAAACTTCTCAATTAAGGAGAAATTAGCAGGAAATTCATCTATTTCAAGCCGTGAGATTTGGAGTGTAAATACAAATCAGTTCGTTCCTGTATCAGTAATCAGTTATAGTCCAAACTATTTTGACGAGCAGGACGGAATTGGTCATAGACATTTATTCTTCTTCCTGAAGGATTGTGTGAACAATGAAGAGCCTAATGGATTCTATCTTGAGTTCCTTGACAATGATTTAATGAAGCATAAGAGAGTATTTGAAGCTTTAGGGGCTAAATGTCATGTAGCAGACACAAAAGATCAGTTATCAGGCATTGGTTTTTCGATGACAAAAAGAGCTGAATTGGTTGTTAAAGTAAAAAGTAATATTGAGAGAGTGGTGAAAATTAAATTTTAACTAGAGAAGAATTAATTTCCCAATATCAGCTTATAGAGAACACATCTAAAAAATATTATAATGGTTCGATTTGGAACTCTATAAGCTGTGGACGTTTTAAAATAATTGGGAAAACGAATAGATGTAACAAAAAGGGATCGTATATTTATTGTTTGTGTGAATTTGAAGATGGGGCAATCGTTGAAAGTGATTTTACCAACATAAGTAAAGGAAACCTCAAAAGTCCTAATTTTCCAAATGTGTTTAATGTAGGATATTTGGGTCAGGGTAAGTGGAAATGTAAAATAAATGGAAGCGTCACTAAAGAATATACTACATGGCATCATATGATAGAAAGATGTTATTCTGAAAAAGCACATTTAAAAAGTAATGCGTATGTAGGTGTAACAGTTTGTGATAGGTGGCATAATTTTCAGAATTTTTGTGACGATATCGTTTATTTAGATGGATATGATCTTTGGAAAAATGGAGAATATGAATTAGATAAAGATTTTTTGTGTGAGAAATTAGGCTTAAAAAATAAAATATATTCCCCTGTCACATGTAAATTTATTCCAAGACCTATGAATATATCAGAAGCTACAACAAGAAAAAATTTAACTGGTAATACATACGTTGGAATTTCACCAAATGGAACAATATATGAATTTAAAAATAAAAAGAAATTTGCAAGTGAACATACTGACATAAGTTATAGTTCGATTGACAGATGTTTAAATGAAAATAGGAAAATTAAAGGTTGGATATTTAAAATTAAAAATTAGAAAAGGAGATTATTATTATGACAAACAATGAATTATTTATCAATGCAACAAGAGCAAACTATCAGTTCCCATTCAGAGGAATGATTAACGTAATTGATTTGTGGGATTTATCTCTCACAAATCTGGACTCAGTATTTAAGACACTCAATGCAGAAGTAAAGAAGTCTGAAGAAGAGAGTCTTCTGAATACTAAGTCAAAGGAAGATGAAGAGATTTCTAATAAGATTGAAATTGTTAAGTACATTGTTAGCGTAAAACTTGATGAAAAGAAGAAGAGAGAAGATGCTAAGAAGAATGCTGAGATGAGACAGAGATTGCTCGAAATCAAGGCTAAGAGACAGGATGCTGCACTTGAGAATATGTCTGACGAGGATCTTGATAAGGCACTTGCAGAGTTAGAATAATGATTTATGGGCTGGCTGACGAACAGTTGGTCAGTCCTTTTTATATAATTGTGTTAGAGTGAAATTCACGATTCATTAGAAAATTTGAGGAGGTAAAATGTCAAACTTATATGTATATTTAATTCGTTCTTGGAACAAGGATAATAAGGACATTCCAAACTTTAAGGAACGTGCCAAAACAATTCTTGAATACAAAGAGAACGAAGATAAAGTAATTGAATCTTTTAAAAGTTTCGCAGCTAAAGGACTTCCTGGCGAACAGACGAGATTGTATAGGTCGGTCAACTCAAGGAATGAAGAGAAAATCAGAGAAGAGTTGATTATTCGTTTGTTGAGAGATAAGCCAAGTATGACACAGCTTAATCGCACATTAGCATCCGTTGCACAGCAGGTACAAAATCGTGATGAGAGTAAATGGCTGTTTGATTTTGATGTGGATGACAAAGAATTACTTGGTCAATTTAGAACAGATTTGGGATTATTAGGTATTCACAATGACTGCCATAAAACTCCTCATGGCTATGCGGTAATTGCAGAGCATGGATTTGATATAAGAGAACTGATGGAAAAATGGAAAGATTATGATATTACATTGAAGAAAGATGAGTTGTTGTTTTTGGATATGATTACGAATAAGTGAGGTTAGAATATGAAAATTATTGTAGATAAAATGCCAAATGAACCAAAAGAATGTATCTTTTCTGAATGTACAAATCAGTTGCGTGGTAATTATACATGTAATTTATACCAAGGAAGAGGGTGCGAACCTAATAGATGTGATTTTTTAAAGCCAATTGCAGATTATCATGCGGTTGAACATATGGGTGATAATGTGGTAAAGATGATTTCAATAGAGTGAGGTGAGAGAGTGAATAAAAGCAAATTTACATATCCAAAATGTCCATATTGCAAGAAAGAATATCAAGATGGAGTTATGGAATATGATTTGATGAATTTGGTAACTCAAGGTTGGCACAAAGAAGTAAAAGTAAAATGTCATAGTTGTGGTGAGTATTTCAAAGTGAAGACACACATTACTTATTATGGTTCAAAGTTAGCGAGGTGAAAGAGTGTTAGATTACAGTAATGCAGATTTCCCTAAAGAAACTTATTACATAAGACATCCAAATCGCATATATTTTTCTACAGATTTTTATGACGGTGAAAAAATATTCTATTATGGCAAACTTCCCAAACCAAGTAGTAATGCGAGAGGATATAGATGGTATCGAAATGTGCATGGTTTAATAAAACTTGTTCATTGGACTGATATTAAACATGGGAAATTATTTCAAAGATAGTTAATATAAACAGAGAATAATCTAATATAGAAGTAATTCTATTCACGGCTGATCAGCCAAATTTTTCCCAAATAAAAGTAACAAGAAATATTTTTTTCATTCGATTAGGCAGACGTGTCTATTTTCGAGTGATTTTACAACAAAATAATATTAAAAACGAAAGGATTTAACAGTAAATTCTAGGATAAATGATTGCGCAATCTCTGTAGATTAAAGGATTTTGACAGAGAATAAAGAAAAAAATAATTATTGTGAGAAGAATTGGAAGTTAGTGAACTTCTGTGAGTTCGATAAATATGCAACAAGTTCTTATTGTGCTATTCATAATGAGAACGAAAGTAAAAATCTTGGTGATATTACTAAGGTTGATGAAACAAAACTTGAACCATTTAACATGATTTGCGGAGGATCGCCATGTCAGGATTTTTCGGTCGCTGGTAAGCAGAAAGGTTCTGTATGGACTTGTAAAGATTGTGAACATGAGTATAATCCACTGACAGTTCATTGGTCAGAAAGAGATAAGTGTCCATGCTGCGGAAGTAACAACATTGAGAAGACTCGTTCATCTCTTTTGGTAGAGTATCTGAGAGTTATCAGAGCAAATAAACCGAATTTTGGTATGTACGAGAATGTAAAGAATATCGTAGGAAAGCAGTTTAAAGATACATTCAAAATGTTCACAGATGAGTTAGACGAGTATGGATACAATGTGTACTGGAAAGTCCTAAACGCAAAAGACTATGGTATTCCTCAGAATAGAGAGCGTGTCTATCTAATTTTTATTAAGAAAGAATTGGACAATGGGAAATTTACATATCCTGAACCATTCGACAACGGAATGAGATTAAAAGATATTCTTGAAGAGAATGTAGATGAAAAATTTTATATCTCAGAAGATAAGGTTCAGAGATTTATTCAGACATTACATATTGATAAATCAGATGAGGGATCTAACACACCTAAGTTTGTCGGAAATGTAAATAGACCTGATTTCGGAACTGGTTATGCAGGTGGCGTATGGGATGCCAATAATATTTCACCAACATTGACTACTATGCAAGGTGGTGGCAGACAACCTCATATTATGCAAGGTATTGACAAATCATATAACAATACAAAACAGATTGAAATCGCAAATTGTCTTACTGCGAGAGAAGATAGAGGAATCTCAAATAGAAAATCTGAAGGAACTGCTGTTCTTGAAGTTGGAAGAACAGATAATCATCAAAAAGGTGGCGTATATTCTACAGATGGCATAAGTCCAACATTATTAGCAACATCATATAAGCAGCCAGTACAAATTAAAGTAGATAATATTGGAAATATAAATCCGTCTGGCAAGGGTATGAATGGTAATGTGTTTGACGAAAATGGATTAGCACCGACTCTTACAACAAATAAAGGTGAGGGTAATAAGATTGCAATTCATGAGGTAAATCAAGAAGACAACAATAAGCCAAAAGAAAGATTTTTTAGACAAGCACTGGAAACATTTGAAAACTCAAATGCAAACTATGGAGATACAATTGATGCATTTAATAAAAGAGTGAATAGAAGTGGATATTCTCCAACTTTAACAACAAGACCAGAAGGATTTAAAACTGCAATTTTACCTGTCACGAATGATATTAGGATTAGAAAATTAACTCCGAAGGAGTGTTTTAGGCTTATGGGATTTTCAGATGAGAATTTTGAAGCTGCCGAGAAGATTGTAAGTAACAGTCAGTTATACAAGCAAGCAGGAAATTCCATTGTAGTAGATGTTTTATATTACATATTGGTTGAATTGTATAAGGCTATGCCTTATCTATTCGATGATTTGAGATTGAGTAGTTTCTTTTCAGGCATTGGTGCATTTGAGATAGCGTTAAACAGATTATATGAAGGAATCAACTCTGGAAATTTTATAAATCCACAAGCGGATTAAGTTCTGCTTGTGGTAATTCAGATAAGAAAATTTATGTATATGATGACTATAATAGCAGGTTTATAAAAGATCAAGAACGAATGGGAACTATCACAACAAACATCGGAGCAAGTGCACTGCGGAATGGTATAAAACTTGTTGAAATATCAAATGTTTGCATTGACGACACACAAGGTTTTGATGGAGTAAGATTTTATAATGGTTATACTCCAACATTGAGAAGTCAGCGAAGCGGATTAAAGGTTTTTGAAGATACAAGTGGAGAATAATACAATAAGTAGTTGAAAATAAAATAATACATACAATATATAGTATTAAGCGGATGCGACAAATACTATATATTGTATAAAAACCAAGACAGAAAGAAAGCGGAATTTCTTCTAAGTTTTCAGAGAATAAATACATATAAAAAACAAGAAAAGAGGATTAAATGTATGAGTAAAGCTATTTTAGTGTTAGATATGCCTGGAACTTGTTGTGATTGTAATTTTTGTAGAGAAATACAAGAAGGTATCGAAGCATGTTGTGAATTAATGGATGAGCCAAATGATAATACTCTTTGTAGAATGGTTGATAGTAAAAATGAATATTGTCAAGAAAAACCAAATTGGTGTCCATTAAAAGAATTGCCAGAAGAGACTCACAATGATGAATATATGGATGAATATTGTGATGGCTACGATGATGGTTGGAACTCATTAAGAAAGAAAATTTTAGGTGAAGATGAAGAGAATAAATAGATGACAATTGGTGTAAAAATATGTGAAGCAAAAGATACAATTAAGAAATACGAAAACCTTGGGTATAGATTTGTTAGTGAAGAAAATGTGGGTGAAGGATACCTAAAGCTCATATTCAGAGAACCAATTATTCCAAAAGAGACTTTGATTAAAATACCGAATGTTTCATCTGCTGTTACAGGTACAATTCCAAGAGTATTTCTTTTTAAAACTGATTTACCATTTGACGAAGCCGAGAGAACAGGTGAATGGATTTATAAAAACATTAAGAAAGGTGTGCTTGTTATTCCAGAATGTGTTGAATTCATAGGTGTAGAAGATCTATTTAAGACAGAAAGGATAGAATAAATGAATAAAGAAAAACAAATTGAGGTATTAGAAGATCTAAAATCTTATGTAAATGAAGAGTGGGATGAGTATGAATACGCAGATGATATAAAGGATGCCAATGTAGTACTGGATGTAGCGATAGCTTTAATCAAATCGTCTAATGTTGCAGGTACATTATCTATAAATGATAAAAATTATATAGTTCTTGAAGGTCAAGAATCATAGATTTCTTGAGTATTTTTAGGAGGATTTTATGGGAATATATACTGAAATGGAATGTGATATTGGTTGTGAAGATGGGTATTTTTGCGAATATTACAATGAAGAAACCAAAAGTTGTAATTATCCAAATGTTTGTAATGTTTATAAAGAAAATAAAAAGAAGCATTGGTGGCAGAAACAATAGAGAATAATATGGAGAGAATAATATGGCAGGATTTGTATCAAAGCAGCCCAATGGATTATATTGTAGATTTTCGATTGTCACGGATTGTCCTACTGCATGGAATATGACAAGAGAAGATTATATCAATATGAAAATGCAGGAAGCAAAAGAAGATGCTGAAGATGTGTTGAATAATTATTTAAAACCGTTTGATATGGTGATAGATATGTATTATCCAAACAATATGACAAAAGAGGAATTCGATGAGTTCCTTGAAGAGACTGGTTATGATAAGAAAGCAAATTTAATCAAAGAATAATGTAAATAGGAGATACAAAATGGTAACTAAAAAGACATGGAAAGAATTTAGAGAAAGTGGATTTCTTTGGTGGATCAACATGATTTTACATACATTTGGATGGGCAATTGTTGTAGATATTGATGATAATGGTGAAATTACAGATGCTTATCCAGCCAGAGTAAAGTTTCGAGGTTTTGGCGAAAAGAATAATACTGAAGGATATATCAAAGTAAGTCAGTATATGAAAGAGAATGTATCTGATTTGTTAGAAGAAGCTGAAAATTAAGGAGAATAAATCATATGAAGAAGAAAATTTTAGCAGTTGCATTAGGATTGACATTATGTTTTGGAATGACTGGATGTGGTACTAGTACAGGTAGTAAAAATTATGATAGTCATTCAAAGCTCATTTCGATAGAAGGTGAAAATGATTTGTATTATTATTCTACAACTCATGTCGTTTATATAGTATTTAATGAAGCCGAATATCAAGCTGGATATGGTTATATGTCACCATATTATTCAGAGAATGGTAAGTTATGCATTTATGATACTAATACAAAACAGATAGTTGAAATTGGAGAATAGAACAAAGTAAACCGAAGTTTTCTTCGGATAATAAGAAAGTGAGGTAAGATATGGATATTTATTTAACAGTATTAATTGGATTATTAGGGATTTGTATAGGAGCACTTATTGGGCTTGGGATTTCTTTTAAGATCAATCATACTTACATACTTGGAATGAACGATATTACTAAAGAATATTTAGGAAAAGTAATTGATTTAGAAAAAGGATATTTCAATACAATTGCGACAGATTTGGCAAAAGCAGTAAATGATATTAATAAAGTATATGAGAAGCCGATTTGGAGAAAAACAGGAGAAGAATTACCACAATGTTCAGGATTATATTATGGCAAAATTAAAGGTAATCCACATGGAGAAAATGCTATGTGGAAAGTAGTATATAACGACAACGAATGGAGCTTATCTGGCTATCCTGATAATAAAGTAGAAATTAGTGAATGGACAGAGATCTATTAAGAGAATAATACATTGAAAGGAGCGAGAGATTTGCTGCAGCATTAAATCTGGATTTGCTCTGAGTAAGAAATGTTAGAAATTAACAAAATATACAATGAAGATTGCCTTGAAGGTATGAAAAAGATTGATGATAAATCGGTCGATGCGATTATTACGGATCTTCCTTATGGACAAACTTCACGAAATAAATGGGATTCAGTTATTCCATTTAAACCATTATGGGAACAGTATGAAAGAATCATTAAAAACAATGGTGCAATTATTCTATTTGCGAATGGTATGTTTACTGCAGATTTAATGCAAAGCAATCGTAAGCTTTGGAAATATAATCTGATTTGGGAGAAAACACAGCCAACAGGATTTCTAAATGCTAAGAAAATGCCATTACGCTCACACGAAGATATCTGTATTTTCTATAAAAAACTTCCAACTTATAATCCACAGAAAACAACTGGACATCCAAGAAAAGTTAGCAAAGCAGAACATAAGACTAACTGTAAAGAGACTACTGATTATGGAGAACATGGTCTTACTACTTATGATAGTACAGAAAGATACCCTAAGTCGGTATGGACATTTGCAAAGGATATCCAAAAGTCGGCACTTCATCCGACACAAAAGCCTGTAGCACTGATTGAAGAGTTGATCAAGACCTACACAAATCCAGGAGATTTAGTTCTTGATTCATGTGCAGGAAGTTGTACAACTGCAGTTGCAGCTTTGAATACAGGTAGAAATTACATATGTTTTGAGAAGGACAAGGATATTTTTGAGGTTGGAAGTAAGAGAGTGAGAGAATACATAAATGAGTAAATGCGGTAATAATGACTGCCAATGGCACAAATATTGCGAAGGCGGTTTGATGTGGTATGACGAAGATATTACAGAATGTCGTAGTTGGATTAAGCCAAAACCAACTAAGATGAAAAACATCAAAGTAGCTGAATCAGATTATGATAAGGCAGTTAAGGTATTAAAAAGAAATAAGATAGAGTTCAAATGATACATTGAAAGAAATCTTTCTTTGGAAGAGAGGTGATAACAATCAAGAAAGAAACAAAGCAAAGTATTCAATATTTAATGATTATTATATGTATATTAGCATCTATATTTTTTGGTGCTTATAAGTTTTCATTATATGCAGATTATACAGAAGAATACTCGTATGAGTTAGAAGAAGTGAAGTCAGGAACTTATGCAATATATAATACCGTTTCTTCTACTGTTCCTGCTCATAATTATAACATGGTTACGATTTGTTACAATGGTCAAATTCATGTATTTCAAGGAACTGTGAATATTTGTCAGACAAGCAATAAACCTCATGCAGATATTATAAGCAAACCTCATAAGAATTATAGCGATGAGATAACAATTTATGTTCCAAAAGGAACTATTGAGTTTGCTGAAGGCGTTGGAGTTAAATAAGGAATAGGAATAGAGGTGAATAAATTTGAGAGTAGAATTAAGAGAATATATTCCACCAGAATCGGTTGATGAAAATATCATCAAAGCTATTAATACTGTAAAAGAATATTGTAAAACTCATGCAGAATATGAAGACTGTAGAAGATGTGTATTGGGTGATGGTATTCATAATTGTGGATGTAGTAGCCCTTATTTATGGAGTATACGAAAGGAATAATTAAATGACAGAAAAATTTTCAATAGTAAGACAGCTTGATACAGAGAAATTAAGTGGAAGAATTGCTTATTTTGTATATGAGAATGGACACAATCCATATATTTTTGCGAATAATGCAACTTTAGAAGCATTAAAGAAGCCATATGAACAGGAAATGGTGTTTACCAGTTTTGATGGTAAGAAAACTCTTTGTAAAGGTCTAATTGGTAGGTATCAAGGTTACAAGATGTTTGAAGATAACACATTAAAATATGGTGAGATTGAATTGAGATAAGAGAATAAAGATTGTGAGGGAATAAAATGTATGATTTGTTTGAAGATATTTGTATGGAACGTTTGATATTTGATGATGTTCCGTCTGACGACATACTATTAATGTATCCATATAAATTACGAAATGAATCAATATTACGAGATAATATCTGTAATATGAAGAATGTTATTAGAGAATATATCAAAGAAGTGGAACAATATTCTATGTGTGTTAGCGTTATTTCAAAATTGATATGGGATTCTCAGAAAATATCTATGCAGAACGAAGCAGATGAACATCAGAGAAAAGCAGATAAACTAGCAGAGCAAATGAATGATGGGATTAGTCCTTATGCTTGGTGTATCAAGAAAAATTTTGATAAATACATAGATTATATTCATTATAAGGCTGATTATCTTGTTTATTTGGATAAGATATGACAACCAATGAATCTCGCATTTCACAAGGAGGCAAAATATTGAGGATTGGTGACAAAGAAAATGTTAATGAAATCACACTCAGACATAAGGGCAGAGATATTAAATTTGAATGTTTTATCAAACCATTTCCTTACGCAGAAAGATTGGATTTAAAAGAAAAAGATCCAGTTGAGATTCTTTTTGATGATTTGACAGAAGTAGATGCATTAATTGATATGTTAAAAAGATTCAAACAGGAGTCACAGGAATATATAGGCGTTTGGAAGAGGAGTGGAAATTAAATGGATATTTATAATACAAAACGAAGAAAAATTAAATGTGTTAGAAACGATGATGACGTATGGGGTGGTGGCGGTGAAAATCATCACTTATTGGAAGTTGGTAAAGAATATACATTGGAAGATATTGTAGTTCATTCTTGGCACACAATTGTATATATAAAAGAGTTTCCAGATGTGGAATTCAATAGTGTTGCATTTGAAGAAATTGAATAGGAGGGAAATCATGTATCAGAATTGTTGTAAAAAGTGTGGAAGTGTTGCACTTCATACAGAAGTAAAAGGTAATAATACAGGATTGTATTGTGATGATTGTGGTGCTTGGGTGAAATGGCTTGGCAAGGATGAACTGAGAGCATTTGAATATTCTCAGAAATCAAAGTTACCAAAGACAAGTTGTAACATTCCAATGCCAAAAGTGGCTGTTGTTGGTGCTCCTGGTATTATTGCAAAAATCAAATTATGTGGTGGTGCTTTTACAATTAATGTAGACGAAACAATGCAGTGGAAGAAACCAACTGATGAACAGATTAAGAATTTGCATGATATGTTATGTATTGATGTGGAAATGTTAGGAGAATAACCATATGGAAGATTCAGTGAGATTTATGCTGTTTTACGCCTCAATACTATTATCTTGTAAGGATGAAGAATTAGCTGATTTTATTGATAATACAGCAAGTGTTAATTATGTTGGTGGAATTCCAATTGATTTACATGAATGTTCTATTGAAGAATTAAGTGGTATTAGAGAAGGATTTGTGAGGCAAGTTCTGAGTCAAGCAAAAGATGAACTGGATAAATTGGCAACAGTGCAGCCATTAAGATACAAACCTGTATATGATGGACAAATTGATATGTGGGATGAATTTTATAGGATAAATGGAATGGTAAGGATGAAAGATGCTATTGTTAGATTGGTTAAAGAAGGAGAATAATTATATGAGCAAGAAAGAAGAATGGATGGTTCATATTTGGGGTGGTGCATGGAATCACGATGCCAATCCATCCATCGAGAAAGATTTAGGTATAAAAGAGGGCTATTACTATTTTAATACTGAAGAAGAAAAGAACAAGTTTATTCAGTTAATCAGACAGGATAAATATGAGAAACAAGGACTGGCAACTGATTGTAAACATGGAATTATGACTCATAAGAGGACAATTTTTGTTGCCACTCTTAAATACAGGGACAAAACATTTGTCATTCATTATGACTTAGGATATGAATATCCAGAAGATAGCGCAATTTTTTATTTCACAGAAGGTAATTTTGGTTGTGATTGTAATAGAAGCCTTGCTATCAGATGGGAATATGGAGAAGATGCTATTCCTGAATTACCTTGTGGAGATGAGATTGAAATGACAGATTATCATGTCGAGTATCAAGATTAGTAAATAATAATAAAAAGCAAGGTCTTAAAAATAAGGGCTTTTGAAAATGAATTTTGACTTGAAATTTTGGTTTCATGACTTGTCACGAAAACTATACAATATTCGAGACAAAAGAGAATAAATAATCAGATAGTTGCAAATATCTGAAAATATTGAAATAGGAGGAAATGAGGTTTGAAGCTTCGTTAAATGTACATTTACTCCTAAATAAGATTGAAACAAAAATATGAATGTATTGTATCACCCATATTTTATATGGGTAATAAGAAAAAACTTATTCAAAGGGGATTAATAGAACTATTCCCAAAGGACATTGATTGCTTTATTGATGTTTTTGCAGGTAGTTCAGTAGTCTCTATGAATACAAAAGCCAATAAATATTTCATTAATGATAATGATAAAAACTTAAAGCAGTTATATAAGTTATTCAAAATATATAATTCTGATACAATTATTAATCATATCATTTCCAGAATTGATGAATATGGATTAGCGCAAGAAAGAACAAGTCATAAAGTATTTAATGATGACAGAAAAGATAGATATAAAAATTCTTATTATGAATTTAGGAATTATTATAACACTCATAAAAATGCTCTTGATTTCTACACGCTTATGTTTTATTCATTTTCACAACAGTTTAGGTTCAATGATAAAGGTGAATTTAATATGCCATGTGGTAACGATTGTTTTTCTGATAAAAATCAAAAATATATTCGTAATGGTTGCACATTTTATCATTCTGATAATGTCCATATATTCAGTATGGACTTTCGCTCAATTCCAATAGATTCGATTACAACTAAAGATTTTGTATATTTAGATCCTCCATATTTTAATACCACTGCTACATACAACGAGGCAGGTGGTTGGACTGAAAATGACGAAAATGATTTATATGATTTTTGTGAAAGACTTTCTGAGAATAATATAAAATGGGGAATGTCTAATGTGTTTGAGAATAAAGGAATTATAAATCAAAAGTTGGTTGATTGGTGTGATAAGAACAATTTAAATGTATATACATTTGATAAATTTACATATATGGCTTGTGGTAAAGGTAATTCAAATGCTAAAGAAGTATTTATAACAAACTATTAGAGAATAAATATAAGGAAAGGATAAGAGTACCATGGGTAAGCTGCGCAGCACTTAGGTATAAGTATTGGCATTAAATGTAGGATATTTAACATCAGATAAAGAAGACAATGAGTTATACACACCTTATTATGCAGTGGATCACATTGTAAAATATCTCCCAAAAGATAAGACTATATGGCTTCCATTCGATGAGGAGTGGTCGTCTTTTAACAAAAGATTGACAGAATTAGGTTACAAAGTAGTAAGAAGTTCATTAGCTGAAGGTCAGGATTTCTTTGAGTATGAGCCTAAACATTGGGATTTAATAGTAAGTAATCCACCATTCTCAATCAAGGATAAGGTCTTAGAAAGACTCTATTCATTCAACAAACCATTTGCGGTTCTTCTACCGCTTAATTCCCTACAAGGTAAAACAAGATATAAATATTTTAAAGATGGTATTCAGATTCTTAGTTTTGATGCAAGAATTTGCTATCACAATAAAGAGCATATGGATTCTGTAGTAAAGGGTAGTCCATTTGCAACAGCATATTTTTGTAGAGATTTATTACCAAAGGATCTAATTGTTGAAAAATTGGTTACATACGAAAGACCGTTAGGAGAATAAACCAGTAAGAAAACCACGTTTCTTATGGTTGTGAAAGTAGGTGAGAATAATGTATTTTGATTTAAATATTGGAGAATGGGAGTTTGAAAATAATTATGAAGACATCTACTTTCTGCTTCATTGTTTATACAATGCAAAGACTGAGTTGTATGACAGAACTCTTACTGATATGAGAAGTAGGTATGATCCGACTGAAGCATTTATAGAGGGCTGGAATAGAAGTAGATCGAATTGGTATTCCAAGAAATTATACGATAAATGTGTGAAATGCATTGAGTTAAAAACAAGAGGTCATTTTGTACACAGACATTGGAAAGAATGCGTTTGGAAGTACGAAGGTCTTTCAGCACAAGGATGGATAAATTTATATCAGCAGTTGATCAAAGAAAATAAATACGACAGTTGGATATTGGAATATATAGAAATTGGAGAATAACAATATGAACAAGAGACAGAGAAAGAAATTATTTAAACAGACACTTATTAAGGTTAGAAAACTGCATCCACAGAAGGGTGATGTGATTTGTTTTCAGCCAGATTTAAATTGGATTGATGTCGAGACTATGTGTCAGTTTATGAATTTATACGCTGACAATAAAGTTTTTGGTGAAGCAATATTGACTTTTGTACCTGCTGATATTAAGCAGCTTAGACATAAAAAGGATGCTCAGATATATGTTGATAAGTTACAAAGCATTGTAGATCAGATGGGAGAATAAATGATTAGTCAAGTTGAGTCAGAAAGTATAGATGTTAGTGAAAAGAAATATTATCTTGTAACTCCTGAAGGTCTAATATTTCATGAAATTCCATTTGAAGAAATACACAACTTAACAAGAGAAGTATGGGTATCAACCTGCCCTTGTTGTAGTGGAATTCAAGGATATTATTATTCAAAAAATGAAGCCAAACGAAATAGCAAATTTTGTGTTCAATGTGGGTGTACTCATTTGTTTTTAGTAAAGAAATACAAAGGATATTATAAACAGAATGTGAATTTTAGATTATTAACAAAGGGTTATAAGGAATATAAGGGAGTTAAATATCCTTATATGAATATTCATGGTTAGAGGAATGAAGCATTTTCTTTGGAGTTTTGGAAAAATAAGAGAGAATACATAGGTGACGACATTAAATTATAAGGAGATATGTTTTATGCGAAGAAAAGATAAAAAATTTAAAATCCAATACAAAGTCGATGATAAGGTATTGTCTTTGAGGTTTGAGACAATACGGGATTTTTTAGAAACCGATTTCCCTAAGAATAATAATCCAATGTCACCTACAAACGATACGGAATTATTATCCGTAACTTGGCACAAGCAACCGCTATTTGAAAAATGTTTTAAATTAGGTGAAGTAAAAACGCTTTTAAAAGATTTTAATCCTACAAAATTACTTAGGAAAGAAATCTATTCAATAGAAGAAGTCAGAGATAAAGTAAAGGATGTTTTATTTGAGAAAGATAAAAAACTTGCAAAAGTTGATTTTGATGGAGATTTGATTAAGGGCAATAGCCAAAGATACCAAACATTTTTTACTAAAGGTTGTAAATGCGTAGTTTGTGGAATTGAAGGAAAATATTTTGCAAAAGAAAGACATTTACAGGATAAAAGTTATCATCTAAATTTGTATGCAGTTGATGATAATGGTGATGAAATTTTAATGACAAAAGATCATATTATGCCACGCTCAAAAGGTGGTATTGATGATATTAGTAACTATCAAACAATGTGTAAGCTTTGTAATGAAGCAAAAGGTAACAAATTAGAAGATTAAAGAAGAAAGGGAAAATAGAAAAGTTCCTATAGGATAAAGTGCGCACTACTTACTAAGGTAAGAGGAACTTATGTATTGTGCTTATATCACAACATTAAAAGGATTAAGAAAACATAGTAACGCTGATAGGTTACAGTGTGTAGAGGTATTTGGACAGAATGTAATTGTAGATTTGAATTATCAGGAAGGACAGAAAGTAGTATTCTTCCCATCTGACGGTCAGTTATCACTTGAGTATGCAGCAGATAATAACCTTGTCAGAAAGAAAGATGAGAATGGAAACAACATTGGTGGTTATATGGATGCTGAGAAGAGAAATGTAACCGCTATTAGACTTAGAGGTGAGAAGTCAGAAGGACTTGTATTACCTGTTGAAACACTTTCTAAGTATACAGATATTTCAAAATTAAAAGATGGCGATCAGATTACAGTTCTTGGTGGTCATGAGATTTGTCAAAAATATATTCCAAGAGGAAAAAATCGTTCAAGAGGTAATGGAAATAATTTAAAGAAGAAAAATAAGTTTCAGAAAGAAACAGTATCATATCCATTTTTTGAGGAGCATAAAGATACTGCACAGATTGCAT